CAATATAATGCTCTGCCTGTATATCATTTATATACTGGTTTTCAAGATATAACGTAACGTAAAACTTATATTCTTCCCGCGTATATGGATTGTACGGACCGCAAGCCCGGTTCTGCCACACATGTAAGTACTCGTTCCTTTCCGCTTCATTGTAATATAATTTAAGCGCCGGACATTCCCTTATATCATCAAGATAATTTGATGGTATCTTGTATTCGAGTTTAAATCGCTTATATAGTTCGCCGATTCCTTTGCTATCTGTTTGGTAGTCTGTTATTATAACAATATTGGACTCGAAGATTGACGTCAACGCTTCTGCCCACATCGACGAATCACACAACCGCAACTTTACATATGTTACATTATTTCTCTTCTGGGATGTGTATTTTTTTTTAAAATCAAACGGAGGAGGAGGACCTATGTTATACTTCTCCAAATAGTGATCGCCATTCCCAATGTGTGGAAATAATGCGTTAAATCGCTGAGTTACACGATTAATGCTATATCGATTTACATTTTCCTCACTATTGTTAAAATGATATGGTGATATTTTTTCAAAAAACTCCGACATTTTTCTCTCTATTGGCGTTCGGTAGACGTCAATTACATAGACCCTTTTCCCCAATGAAGAAAGGAACGCGACGATTTCATTTATAGACACATCCGCGACCCCCGTCAAAACATTAAGCATAATTTCGTCGTGTATGTGCACTACACTGTATGCATTGCCTAAGGACACTCGAAGTGACGAGACAAGTGTCGTAGACCCAACCTTGGGGGGCGTGTAAATAAAAACATACCCATAACTGTCTATTTGGAACAGCTTGTTTACAGCAGACGACACCCTATTCATATAGACATTAAACATAATAATATTAAATATTTAATGTAATTGTGGGTGTGGGATATATTAACTCGCTTAAACGGCGCGCACCTGCCTACTATTTCAGCCAGGCGAGTAATTCAAAAGTATAAATATGCATATAAAGACAACAGTGGATGACAAATATATAGTTATGAATGACACTACAGGGTCGCAAACAATATTAGCAACAACAGTTACGACAGTCGGATCAGACGTATTTTCAAACATACACAACAAAGAAGATTATAACAACAACCCACACAAATTGAACAACAACAATTCCTTTTTAAACTACCTAAATGTGCATAACTGGACAAACGATTTACCTGCTAATAAAAATGCCCAGGCAACATTTGTGAAAATGTTATCTAATTTCATTACATATAACGACAAATGTGAACTTTTGGAGGTGGGTGCATTTGCAGGGACATCTATAGTTGGAATGTTACAATATTTACCAGAGGCTCGCGCTACGGCCATTGACAATTGGGACAAGTATAAAGACGTAAACGATCCATTTGACAATGATCCACAAAATACAATCCCTGGTATGGTGGAGCGGGTTTTTTTTGAAAACATTTCTAAAGCGCGCCTTAATTCTCAGGTTAATGCGTTAAAGGGCGACCTGGTAACAGTTTTAAAATATTTAAAGGACCAAAATAAGCACTACAATTTTATTCATATAGATGATATTTATAATCCAAGCGCGCGCTACGCGGAGTGTCTACATAGCTGGGGGTTATTGGAGACCAATGGAATTATGGCAATTAATAATTATGCAGATGCGGCGACAGAACCTGGCGCAAAGGGCATAAATGATTTTTTAGATGAAATACCCGGACAGTATATTACATTAGAAGCTGGGCATGTGTTATTTATACAAAAAATTTATTTTAGAAGGTATAGAAACAAAACTGTAATTCAGATTGGTTCTCACGTAGGCAATACAGGGAACGACCCGATATTTAGGGACATTGACGAAACTACTAAGTTAGTATTGGTTGAGCCCGTGCCGTATTTATTTAGTAAATTGCGAGACAATTACGCAATGAGATTGAAGGACCTTACAAATATTATTTTTATCAACAAAGCAGTTAGTGATTTTATCGGCGAAATTGAATTAACAATACCTTCAGAAAGGAATGACTGGTCAACCCTGCCTACCTGGGCTTCGCAACTTGCATCTGTTAACCCAAATCACGCAACAGGCCATATACCCAATTTGCAAGTTGATACAATACGAGCGACTACAACCACTATAGACGAGATTATAAGAGAATTCAACATTACAGAAATTGATTTATTGCACACCGATACGGAAGGCCACGATTATAATATTCTTATGAACTATAGTTTTGTAATTAAACCGCGACAAATTTTGTTTGAGTATAAACACATGGACGGCCTGTTAACAGTTGGACAAAAGTATGTCGAATTGTCAAATAGATTAGTTTTATTAGGATACATAAAAACCTTTAGCGACACAGAAGACTCATTATTTGTGTTGCAACCATAAACAAAAAAAATTGAAATGAAATAATAAATGGATTCTATATTAAATCAAATAGCATTATTGTCTACAAAAATGAATTACCCAAATCAATCAGAAAAAATTGACCCGGAAGACGACGACGAGATCACCTCATCGTTTCCATTGTGGGTTAGAGCCACCGCATTTCTTCTAATGCCTGTGGCAGCGGGTACAATAATATCGCTGGCGAATTTAAATTTGTTACCAAGCAAATACTGTCTCCTGCAAAACATTGAGACTGTTAAAACCATTCTAACCACATAAGTTATCCAACCCCATAAAAATTTTAGTTTAATCTTGGGCTTCTAACTTGGCCCATATCAATAGTTTAAAGTAAAGTTAGACACAGATAGCGTGAAAAGCACCCTCGAAAGTGTATAAATGGTTATTGTAAAATAGCCTGGGTGTTCTGCACCCCGTTCCCTCTGTGTAATGTTGAAGGCGATTGTCTGTTGTTATCTTGTTAAACTCCTCTGTGGAACTGATCACTCCCATTGCCGGGTCGACCTGATAATATTCTGGGAGCCTCCCTTCCTTTGGATAAACGCCAGACACGTGACGCTTCGTTTGTAGTTTAGAATTGCACTACGAGAGTAAAAATGAATGGTAATGGACATTACACCCAGTTCATGCTGAATTAATGACGCTGCTATCATTTATAGTTTGGATCTTTGCAAACGCGAATTTTCGGGCGAAAATCCGTATCGAAAACGGAAATCAATCACAGGGGACGCCCTGTTTTTTTATTTTTCAACCAAGAACAAAAAGAGTGATACACCCCATTCTTTTTGTACAGGATAAATCATCTATACTTTACAATATACTACAGCCCGACACATGGGACAATTTACATAGTGACGGTTTTGGTGCACGTCATATTTCTTATTTTGGTCAATGTGTTTCTCCCAGCACCTTCCGCAAAACATGTGTTTGCAATTATTCAGTAATACAGGGCTCGTATATTTCGCGTCATAAGTATATACACAGTCTTCTATCCAAGATGAAATGCGACGCGACCAATGGTGTATCAACATATTTTCATAACAGATCGGACAATCTTTATCTTCCTGAGGTGAGCGCATTAATTCGCGAATTGGGGCGAACCCAGCCCATCTATCAACCAGCGCTCGCACAGTGCGGTTCTTAGACAGCGTAAGTGGAATAGGTCGTCGCAAATACGCGCGGTTATACCGATTGCCCATCCGGTCGTGCTGCCAAGCGGCCCTCTCATACAGCGCATATTTACTCGCAATATATCTCAACTCGTTAATGGAAAACGAATTAAAATCTGGGCATTCGGGAAGAAGCATGCAAATTTCCATGTCATCAAGCAATTTTCGTCGCCCGTTCATATTACTATTGCAGCGACTGGAAATGTGTGACATGCAATTGCAAAATAGACATCTGGTGGAACTCATCCCAAATAAATAATTTAAAACAAGTTAATGATATATAGTTGACACAGCAGTGTCATGGGCAGAGCATTTCAATTTTTTTGATATAAAAATTGAAATGTAATTAACGAACGCATCCCGTTCGCGAAATAAAATAATGATAATCCAAAGCAGGGTTAAGTCGCAATTGCATTCTTTACAAAGTGTTTGTTCATGTATTTTTGAATGTTAAAATACGTTAGTTCGTCCCCATCACACACCCCCAACAAATATTTCAGTTTGGTGTCAGGGGTAATAATTTGACTATTAGTTGCATTTTCAAGCTTGTGTGACTTAATATATGCCACAAGTGCCTTTGTAACCTCTGTACGCGCAATCTCAGTTCCATCCTCCTTATTCATGAACTCACAAAGCTCCTTCGTCACCTTGCTCGGCGTTGCAAATCCAGACGGCTTTCGCACACCCTTGCTTTTATTCCTTAGCACCTCCTTTTGCAGTCCCTTCATTTGCCGCCTCATTGATTTTTCTACCAGTTTGACTTGTTGTTGAAGATTATTGATTTGTGTCTTTACTGCAGACAACCCTGCAAGAATTCCATCGAATTGCGAAAATAGGTCATTACTGGAGTTTTCGGCAAGCATTTCGGTGGAGGGAGTTTCAGACATTCTATATCTACAAGTATCAAGTAAACTTTAAATCAATTTATATAAATATTAATTATACTCGTATAAATTTACTGGCGTTTGTTGCTGCGGCTCCTGTTACGTCGGGACATTCTTGAACCACGCATATTCTTGCATATAGGGCATTGGCATGTAGCCTTGTGGCCGTTCGACTTTTTGCCAGATGCACCGGCACGAAGTTTCTTAGTCTTGCGACCAACTTGTTTCACATTATCAGGCGACGACGATTCACCCTCAGCACCTCCACGCTTTGCCTTCATCTTCTTAGCCATCATATTTTTACAAATTGGGCAACGGCACTCAGCCTTATGGCCGTTTACCTTTCCTGACGCGACCTTGGGCTTATAATCGCCTCGCTTTGCCTTATTCATAATATTCTCACAAATATGGCATCCGCAAGTGGCCTTGTGTCCATTCTTTCTCTTGGCACCGCCAACGTTGACAACTGTCTCCTGGTATTTGTTCTCTGAGTTCATCTATACAATACATTGCTAAATTAAGTTTTCAAATAATTATTAATTGAACAAATTATTTGAAATTTCTAAATATTTTAACCGCACAAATTACTTGGCCTCGGCGACACGTCTCTGCGGCCGGGATGCCCCCTTATTCTCAGCTTGACCGCCAACAACGGACCACTCGCGTCTACCACTCTCACGCGGACCCTCGCCACGAGCTCTTGGCGCTGGCTGCCGTCTTGGCTCAGCAGCAGGCTGTCCCTCCACTGCATCAGGGCGGAAGTTAGTTCGCGCGATCTTGTATTCGCGTCTGGTCTCGCACATCAACTTGCCACTGTTAACGCCGCTAACGTTAGAGGCCTGCCACTCATGGGTGCCAGAATTAGTGTGAACCACGTCAAAATTCACATATTCCCCCTGAACCAAATACTTGTACTGCTGACTCTCAACATTAATAGCGCTGTGGTGAATAAACACATCAGACCCCGAGCGACTACCGTCAGTCACAGTAATAAACCCATACCCTGCCTTATTGTTGAACCACTTTACGCGACCAATTACGCGCTCAGATTGCGCAGAAGATGTAACACCGTCAGTTGAAGACATAATTATAATTTATCATGGCGCAGTATCTTTATATAGTTTACAAAAAATATAATAATCTAAAGAACGTATTCAAATTGACCCATACGCAGCCTAAATCCTCGACCCTTGTAGCGAAAGCGTAATAGGTAGTCGTATAATATTTTAGATATTACAGATTGAATGCGGAGGTGTTTGAATGTCCGCGGCGCATTATCTATTAAATATTCTATAATCCCTCTGCATAACCCATGTTGCCTGTATTCTGGGAATATATATATTCCATGAATGATTATTGCGCGCGAACCGGCCTTGTAAAATACCAAGTCGCCGTACTTGCACTCAAATTCTATTTTCCCGTCTGGGTATGTAGAATAATTTGAAATATAAGTATCAATTAATTCTATGAAGGTGCTCATCAGCGCATACACATATTTAGCGTATAATTTTAAGCCTTTGCTTGAGTGATATAATATACGTGGGTGAGGATAAATCTCTCCAAATCAGCGGTCTTTGACACATCCACGTCCGTAACGCTTATCTTTGAAAAATCGTACAACTCAATGTTATTATGTGAAATATATTCAAAAACCGGGATCAAGTTAATCGCATCCGGTTCAACAAGATCACGTAGATTAACGTCGTAGTCTTTCGCAAGCTTTCTTACATAGTTAAACACCATCAGTGCGACCATTTTCATTCTCTTGTCTGACTGCTTTTCAGCCTTTCCATTAATCAGCTGAAATACATTATAAATTGATGCGATGTAATCAGGCATCTTGTCGTATACTTTCAAAGCGGGAGTTGCCATTTAATATACATATAGCACTTTTTGTTTAAACTATTTCGGATGTAAATGATTTTATTAATTGTGCGTAGTTCGGCGCCTCTTCAAACTTCAAGCATCTAACATATTGTATGTAATTTTTAAATACTGGCGGCACGTCGTATCTCGTTGCAATTAGCCGCTTCTCCTCTTCAACTTTGGCAGACGGTGTATCCTGCCATGGCAATGTGCCAAGATATAAATTAGTAAGAACATATCCCAATGATTCCATATCATCTCTTCTGCTTAATTCTGTAAGTGCGTGGGCGTTTAGACTTGCATAAGTTAGGCTGCCAATTATGCCGTGGGTCTTCTTCTGGGGAATATGCCCTTTCCCGCCATTCAATAAATATGATCTGCAAAACCCAAAGTCAATTATGTGCATGCGGTCCATATCATTGTTCTGTCCAAGGAGGAAGTTTTCAGGTTTTATATCGCGGTGCACCAAACCCTTATTATGTATCGTCTCCAATAACGTTATCATTTGAACCCCCAACTTTAAAACGATGCTCAATGGCAACGATCGGTTCCTATTTTTTAGTGACTGCAGCGACTCGCCTAATAAATTAATTACCATGTAGTAATTCTTGTCGTCGCGCCCAAACCACTTTACTAATGGAACCCCGGCGCACCCATTCAAATATTGATATATAACGGATTCATTCTTTAGTAATTTTACGTTGGCGTCTATCGCTTCAATCTTAACGGCAACATTTTCCATCGTTCGTATATTTTGCCCCTTATAAATTGACCCAAAGTTCCCAGAACCAATTCGTTCTATTAGTTTGTATTTATTATTAATTGTCAGCTCTGTAGTCATTATATATCCTTGAATAATTAATGACAAAGTATTTAAATAATGTTAATAAGACATTTTATTTCTGTCTATCTATAATAAAGTTAAATTGCGGTCTCCTATAAGCTAAATAAGTATATTGTAAAAACCTGAGTCAATATCAACGTAAATTGTTGTAAAATCATTATAGACTTGCCAAGAGGCGACCTGGGGTATATATCCGTGATGCCCACCCCGGACTGGATCGTAACACTTAAAAATATAGAATCTAAAAGGGACGGGTCGTCATCCGGTTTGTAATGAAATTCGCCCTTCAAATAAAAATATACCACTGAAAAAATTACTATGCACAGCAGGTGAAATAATACAGTACGAATAAATAATCTCATATATTCTATAAATATAATTTATTTTCTTTTTGTGTCGTTCTCCAAATAAGTCGTCTACACATACAACGACTGATTTGTTACAACGTACTTCAATGTCATCGCAGGAATTTCCTTGAGCTTATTTAAAAACGCAATATTGCCAGTAAGTTCGGCGAGCTTCTCCAGTTCACAAGAAATATTATTTATCTTAAGAAGCGCCTTGACAAACTCGCCTAAGAATATATGGCGCTCCTCCCCCATCTTTTGCAGCAAAAACTTGCATGAATCTACTTCTTCGCACCCACACCATTCATCTACATAATTTAACAAATCGTATTGAATATTGTAGTCAAACCCGGTGTTAATACGATATTGGTGCTCCTTGTCTCTATATTCCGTGTACAAGTCGGTCAACACGGTTGCCATTTTCTGCACTGCAGCATCTGCCGCCTTGGGACAGCCATCCCGCAAGTCATCTTCAACGCTAATATTGGTGAAAATACTGAAAACGGATACTAATTGCCTGGGGGATAGGTTATCCAAAACCCGGTCCTCTAACAATTTTGAAAATATTAAACAGTGAGTCTCCCTGAGCTGCGAGGCCAATTTCCCGCGTACCGAAAGCTTCAACGTCGTTTCATCAGCAAAATCGCCTTCAACAAGCCCCTCATCCTTTAACAGATTCATGACTGCACCGACTCCAGACCTGATGTGTGAATCTGTGGCCCTCAACTGGCTCTGCAATTGGGCAATCTCGCCCTCCTTTACCGATATTCGCTGATATGACCCCACATCCTGCTCAACGTACTTGTATTCATCTCTTATTTGCTGAATGTGTCGCTCAATTTCCTTACGCCGCTTATTTATAGCCGTCTCGCGCGACTGTTGAAGTTCAATGAACGTGCTTAGAACGTCAGACGGTGTCCTCAGGTTGGCAGCACAAATTTTCATATTATCCAGTTCGCCTGTCAGTCCCCCAATTTTACACTCTAATAGCTTAACCTGGTTTGCCAAATCCCCGGTAACCATACTACGGTTTGCAAATCCAACTAACTTATTGTCGCCAATATCAAGCAAGTTTAATAGGAGATTGTATGATATCTTGAACTTGGAAGTTAGTGTCTGTGGTTTTCCGCTCATCATACGCTTATAGTTTACAGATTCTACGTTTCTAAAAAGATTGTTTAAATGAATGACATGCCCGACCGTATCCAATCCAAGTCGCCCCGCTCTGCCCGCAGCCTGGGTGTATTCGTGACTATGAAGTGGGCGCATTACCTCCCCGTTGAATTTATTAATGTCGGTGAAAATGGTCGTCTTAACAGGCAAATTGATGCCGACACTCATGGTTTCGGTGCAAAACAGGATCTTAATGAATCCTTTTGCGAATAACAGCTCTATCATTTCTCTTAATATCGGCATCAGTCCCGCGTGATGAATCCCGACGCCCTTTCTCAGCAATTTTACCATATTTACATATTCAGGCAAATGCAGGTATTCCTCGAAATTTGGGAGCTTGCGTATAATCTGCTCACATTCGCGGTCTACAGTATACGCGACCTTGCTGTCAAATTCCAACAGATTCGTTGTCATGTCCTCTGCGCATTTTTCCAGTTGTTTCCGCGAAAACACATAGCATAATGCAGGTAACATTTCGTGTTCAACCAAATATTCTGCGACCTTATTTAACACAAATGGGCGTTTCGTGCGGATATCGTGCTTTTCAAATAACTTGATTGTTTTCGCAACTGCCTGGTATTGCACCTCGTTGAATGTTCCTGCAGCATCTTGAAGAACGACTGGCTTGTTTATCGCTTTTCTAATTTCTTCCTGTGTGGCCTTGTCCTTAATCGCCTTGTTTACGCTATTTGCCACTGTAATGAAACTATAATGAATCAACGGTACGGCTCTAATCTGTTTACGTGTCAAGAACACCTCTTTTTTACAGAATGTAGATGCGTCGCCGCGAGTTTCTAACCATTGTGCGAATTTTTCCGGGTCGTCAAGTGTTGCAGATAGGCCGATCATTTGGATTTGTGGCGGCAACATCATAATGCACTGTTCCCAGACATGTCCGCGCGACTCGTCATTTATCATATGGATCTCGTCAAACACTACGCACCCAAGGTCGTTTTCAATATCCATTTCAAATGATACAGCAGAACTCGGGGTCGGTGAACTGCTCTTGACCTGATATAGCTTATTCAATAGAATTTCAGTGGTCATAATTAACACATCTGCGTCTGGGTTTGTCTTGATGTCTCCCGTAATTAGTCCGACTCTAATATGAGGGTATTTCTTGGTAAAATTATAAAATTTTTCATTAGAAAGCGCTTTAATTGGGCTGGTGTAAATCGTCTTCTTGCCTTTCGAATGAAAATAGTTCAATGCGAATTCTCCAGGTAGTGTCTTACCGCTGCCAGTGGGACAGCATACCAAGACGTGTTGGCCATCAACGATCCCCTTGATTGACCACTTCTGGAAATCGTGAAGCTGGTAGGGGACGAAGCTAAAATGTTCGCCATACTCAGCCTCGTATTCTGTAGGATAATTGTTTGCGCAAATACGTACCATCGTATGTTTATATTATAATAGCGGCATTGCTTTATGTCATTTGTGATAATATATTATATGAGTGCACAGCATATTATGATGTCAACTCATACACCGATATCAAAATTATGCAGCATAACAGTCATCAGTGAATGTCAACTTCAACAATGACTGGCAAATGGTCCGACCCATATTCTTTAAATCCGTCTTCAATGCGTGTTGGGTACCAGTTACATTTAGACATTGGGGCCTTTTTAAAGCCTTTGGTTAGAATATTATCAATATTCATTTTGCGCTCAATATAGTAGGTAGGGCATAGATTATGTGTTTCAAACCCGGGTGCACTATACAGAGGGCATTTCTTTCTATATTGGTGGTTAAAGTCGCCGGCTATAATGCTGCCGCACCCCTCCTTTCGTGAAATCCCGTGTAAATCATCCCATTGTTTGTACCGTTTCTGCGGCGACTGGTCGTCAAGGTGAATATTAAAAATGTCGCATGGTCGGTTTTTATATAAGCACTGCGTATATACGCCGTATTCTCTCGGATAGTGATATATGTGTTGTTTGGGGAAGAGTGAGCGTTTAAGAAAGGTTACGTTTCCGCTTTCAGAATCGGTGTTATCTCGCCAAACCATTTTTTTCAACTCTGAAATGAAATATTGTTTGCCAAATAATAAAACCAATTGCTCATATTCTCTCTTCATGACCTCCTGTAACATTATTACGTCAGCATCTGCCTCCTTCAGGATCTCACATATTCGTGCAAACCGGGCCCTACTATCAAATATAACAGCTGCATCTGCTCCGGGATAATAAGATTTCTTTACCCATTCGGCGGCCAATATGTTCCATGTTAAGACCTTCATATCTATAATAGCATTATAAAATAATTACAGGGCACAATTATTAAATATGTGCGACCCATGTCCCACAACCCACATAACTGAAAATATCTTGTTTTTTACTTGGAAAGTTTTTTGGGAAAGTTGAAATTGGACAAAAAAAATGTCCAAAAACCGATTTGCCAAAATACTTTCCCCAAAATACATGTTTTGTGACCATAATTGAAATTTATGGTCTGGTCACCAAAAAAGTAATTTTCAATTTGTGACGATAAAATTTTAATACTTTTTAACGAAAAGAGTTTAAAATTATTTTCTAAGCAATAATTAAGCAATGTCGGCAATCGCGAAATCGCAAAAAAATCGCAAAATATATGAGTGCATATTTTGTGACTATAATACATGTAATCGGTTTGATTTTAATAAACATAACTCAACCCTAAAACACGAAAGTAACAAATTTGCAATAGAAAACGGCGATTTAGCAATAAATTCGTCGCAAAAATCGCAAAAATCGCCAGAAACAAAGTTTATATGCGATGGCTGCAATAAAGAATACAAGGACAACTCTGGTCTGTGGAGGCATAAAAAGAAATGTAACTCAAAAGATGACTCTGAAGGAGAGGTTGAGGATGAAGTAAAGAAAACGGACGAACTTACCGAACTTGTGAAATACTTAATGAAGGAGAATTCGGAAATGAAAACAATGATGATGAAAGTAATTGAAAACGGCACCCACCACAATACGACCAACACTACAAATAACACAAACTCCCACAACAAGGCATTCAATCTGAACTTCTTTTTAAATGAAACATGTAAGGACGCTATGAATATTATGGATTTCGTAGAATCAATTCAGTTACAATTGTCGGATCTGGAAAAGGTTGGTGAAGTAGGTTATGTAGAGGGGATCTCCAACATTATCGTGAAGAACCTAAATGAACTGGATGTGACACAACGCCCGGTTCATTGTACTGATAAAAAGAGAGAAACAATGTACATAAAGGATGAAGATAAATGGGAAAAGGATGAATCAAATAGCAAGATTAAAAAGGCAATAAAACGGGTTGCATCTAAGAATCAAAGACTATTACCCAAGTTTAAAGAAGCGCATCCTGATTGCGGTACGTATCATTCCAAGTATTCGGATCAATATAACAAAATTATTATAGAATCAGTTGGTGGCTCTGGCGACAATGATGCAGAAAAGGAGGAGAAGATTATCAGGAATATCTCCAAGAATGTCATCGTTGAAAAGTAGGAACCTTCGCTACAACATGTGCAGCCGAATTTTCCGTTTAAACCTCTCCTCATTATCAAAGAGATACAATTTGAATTTTTTGCGCGTAAAATTTTCAAGGTCGTCTCTAATAGTTATACGCGACGACAGTTTGAGCTCTGGAAGAAATACGACAAACTGGTAGAGCCCGTCATTCCGGCTGATTTTATCAAATAAATACCCGTCATATTCAGTTTCCATGACCTTAGGCGAATTGTGACACAGATCAAGTAATGTGCAGTCACATTGTACCTTCCGGATTGAACGCATCGTTACATTAATGTAATCCAGCTCATTTATCCACTTATTGTAAAAGGCGTCAACGCCGGCCGACAATTGAATCATTCCTGTGACCTGTTGCAATTTAATCATGTTTAAAAGGTCAACCAGGCGTCGAATAGGACTCGTAATGTGTATGTATGCGTCCATATCCAGAAGTTCGTGCCGCGTATTACCCAGTTTCGTCCCGTCTATGTACTGACCAGACGAACCATGCCATATTTTAATAAACTGACTTACCTCTTCAGGAACATTTTCAGGGACTGGATACTCTCGCGTTATAATCGTAGACCGAAAGATCCCAGTGTTATACTTGATGAGGTCCTTTGCGGAGTGATAGTTCATAAGAATCATCAGATAACTGACAACATCGTGGCTATTTCGCACCCGATTGGTATAGGAATTTTTCCCGGACAAGTTTTGCGCAATGCCCATTATTCTATGGTAGTGCGTATCTGACAGCAACTCGGGCTCCTCATACCGATAATTTTTATGCACCTTTATGAAGGCATTTGCATATTTAATGTCAGCGATTTCGCCATCCCGTATGAAAATATCCATCACAAACGCAACTCTAACTACGTTTTCTTGAAGACTGCACAAACAATCGGACAAGATAGTTGGCAACATGGGTCGCTTTTTATCGGGAAGATATATGGTAGAAATTCTCTGCGAGAAAGAGTCCCACAACCCGAGTACGTCCATCCAGACGGTGACATTAGAAATGTATATACTTAACTGCTGTATTCCATTTCCAAGGTCAACCAAACCAAAACCGTCGTCAAAATCTACGCTCTTTGGCGGGTCAATCGTGATAATATTCCACCCCGTCTGGTCGGTTCTATCCTGAATTTCGGGGTATTTAGCGCGGGCACTATCAAGGATACCGTCGTGGCACTTGTTCCCAATAGCCTTCGTCGTTTCCTTCTGGAATTTCTGAATGGATGTATTTAGGCTCTTACAGAATAGCTGATACTCATAGAAATTGTCGAGGACGTCGACGGGTCCGATAACATTGTCAAGTTTAGCTCTTGGATGCTTATCTTCCCACTCGTCAAAGACAATAGTAACATATATGTTCTTGAGAACCTTTGAAAACCCCACATTTTTTATTTCATACGGAACCAAAAAGGCCGGCAACCGCATATCATCAGGGATACACTTATACAGCAATTTGCCTGCTGTTACAGTGCCAGCCCGTTTAGAGTTTTCCCCAGCCGTTTTCTGTTGTCGCCCATATGTCTTGCCCCCTGCCAAAATAAGAACAGCCGGGATTGCAGAACCAGACCGAACCGTAGAATGCACGATTTTAACAGAATTATCGGGTTCGACCGTGAATACATCATCTGACAGCAATTTACAGTCAATTGGGCAAATGTCAAGGGCCGCCTTGTTGAAGGTTTCGGTGTTATATACCTCCCAAGAAGTATAACTTCTATCATTCACCGCGATCTTATATCGTTCCATCGCAAAGCCGTGTATATATACAATGCGGCTATAGCTTTAACCCCTATTCCAATAGTATAAATGGCGCAAAAGTATTAGAGACGTCTCGCCAAGTACAAATATACGCACGATGAGCAAAAGTGTTGTCGCAGTGATTATGGCAGGCGGGGTCGGCAAACGAATGGAGTCCAATTTGCCCAAGGTACTGCACAAGGTAAACGGAATCCCAATGATAAACAGAATTATATTAACATTAAATAACCTAAGCTACTTTGTCCAGTTAGAGAAGGTGATTATTGTAGTGGGCAAGCACAAGGAAGAAATTCGCGCCTCAATTGAAAAGCAAGTGAACCTGCCAAAAATCGTATACGTTACACAAGAGGAGCCCCTCGGAACTGGTCATGCTGTCATGTGTTGCCAGTCTGAACTGAATAGAACGCCGAACTCCGATGTGCTTATTCTCTCTGGCGACGTGCCATTATTAAGTGCGCGTACAATGCTAAGTCTTATTAGTATGAAGAGCGCCGTGAAATTAATTACGACGGTGATGGACGATCCAACCGGATATGGGCGGATAGTAACGACTGATGGCAATTTCGATAAAATAGTTGAACACAAGGACTGCACGCCACACCAGTTGCACATTTACAAGGTGAACTGCGGGATTTACTGCATGAAATCGGAGTTGATGTGTAAATATTTCAAGTATCTTACAAATAATAATAGTCAGGCGGAATATTACCTGACCGATCTGGTGGAAATTATAAAAAGAGAGGAGGGTCTGTGTGTAGACATGCTCGAAATGGAGTCAAATAAAAAATACGAGATTATGGGCGTAAATACACCAGAGCAATTACATGAATTAGAAAAACTTATAAAAAAAATTGATAATGGAAGTGCCAAGTAAATGATGACTATTAATAATAGTTTCAAGGAAAGTTAATAAAATGAGTTCACGTAGACAAATGAGATGTTGCTCGTTTTGTGGAGACGAGAGTCACACAATTGTAACATGTGATAGCGAGGCCCTGCCAGATTTCGAGTTTATCTGCGTGAGAAAGGTTCTTACTATAGACACTGCGTCCGCATTTAAGGAGTGGCTGACGACGACCTATTCTCATGACATTTATCTAATACGGGCCTTTGCTATTCGGAAATACCGAATGGATGCTGACAGACACATCCCTCGAGTTACGGCGCGAAGTAGTTTTGCTGAGTGCGCAGATGTAATCACGAATTATATATTTACGACTTACAATGGCGAGGTGGGATTAGACCAAACAACAGAACAGGTTAACGAGACTATGTATCACGAAGACCCGGTTGACAGAGAGTTTGCTGATTTAATGAATGCGCCGATGCAGCCCCTTACTTTGGAAGACCTTGCACTCACTCCAAACCCCGATTTAGGTGATATGACAGATCTGGCTGTGGCATTCCAAAATGACCCAAGCATTCTAAATGACACGCGTATATTAGCCGATACATTACGCCTGGCCGAGACACTGATACGAGATCCGGCCGTATTACAGCGCGACCCTCGCATTTTAGATATTGCGATACTCGTAGAGCTACGACTGCTTATGCTAACGGAAGTGTTGAACGGCGTTCGAATTCAAGACACTAATCATGGGCCCAGTATACATTCGCGCGTTGAGACAAACGAGGATGAGCAGCTGGATAATAATTGTTCGTGCAGTATTTGTTGGGATGAGAAGGAGTTAATAAATTTTGTAAGACTTGACTGCAAGCACGAGTTTTGTAAGGACTGCATAGTTGCCACAACAACCCACAATAACGGAAAGGTGCCGTGTTGCGCTCTCTGTAGGACAGAAGTTAGAACGGTGATATCAAGAACAAATGAAATACAAACAGAAATATTGCAGGTGATTAGATAAATATTTTGGGGCGGGTATTAAGGGGAGATAGAAATTTTTTATTTACAATTATGTAGATAAAAAATACGGTTAGATTCAATATCGAATATTTGCGCGCGCAAATATGGTCATTCCAGAATTTAGTAAGTATTCAAGAGTTATGAGATGGTAAGAGGGGATAATAAAAGAAACAAAGAATATGGTCGGCGCCTTATGGTGGCACCTGGCAACCTCAGCCTCCTTTCATTATGTTGGGCATAAGTGGCAGCACCGTAGGTGCATTCCCGCCTCATCCACCTCGCATTTTGTACGTGCGACGCTTGGCATGCGCGCGCTTGGTCTTGGGACGTTTTGTGTGAGGGCGCTTGGTCTTGGGACGTTTTGTTGACCCGAAGAAAGGAAACCACGAATTCATTAGCTTCATATAGAATAATACTATATTATAAATTATTCATATTTTTGATCGCATCAATCGCGCCCTTCCAAACATTCGCATCATTCCAGATGCCATTTGCTTCGGTGTCGCATGTAATAATTTGTTGGCTAATATATTTATACTTAGAAGAAACTACAAAATAAATATTACGCTTATTAAATTTATCCCCTATATACTTTATAAATTCAGTTATGTTTTGAACAGGATAACCTCTGCACAAAACGATAATAGGCGTGTCGTCGCGCAAGTAGTTATATAACCGACTTATTCTGCGCGCATATTTTTCTAAAACCAGCGAGTTATAGTCTCCCCAATTATCAACTATTTTCTTTTGAACTTCTTCTCCAAAAACTCCCTCACCTACGTCCGCCTCTTCGTATGATGTATTGTTAAAAGGATAATCATGTGGAAACTGGAAGCCATATTTATCTACCAGCCGGCTACGCGACGCGTTAAATTGAAGCTGGCGATGGTAATTCACGAAATTATCTTCTATGCAGTCACGTATAATTTTTAGATTAGATACGACCCAATCGAATGGAAGCGCTTCATCTCTAATATTTAATGCCCTTAGCGCCGCCGCGGGTGAACAATCGTATCCCAAAGACATGTAATGAATTGTTGTCATACCTGTACTGTTAAATTACTAAATTACTAAATTATATTGCATTCTGCCGAATCGCCCACAATCTATTCTGTTTGGATGGGCAAATTATTTATATTTGTACTTTCGTTGGACACGTGCGGATCCTGTTGTGCAGTATATGCCTGAGTTGGTCGCGTAATTTCATCATTTATCTCGTCGACACTGACCTTTTTAACAACATTGCGCTTTACATTTTGGATTTGTAGGGCATGCATGCCAATATAAGGGGCAACCGCAACATTATTCATATAGGTTCTATAATTAAAACACGAAATACTGGCGTTGTTGCTAAATTTAATGCTATACCACCAATACGCAGGAATAAACAACGTTTTGCCTGGGACAAGAGTGAATTCCAAACACTTGAGCTTATCAAAGTCAGCCTTATATTTGGGCTGGGGGGACCACGGATCCACCGGCGATTTAAACTCAAAGTTCTCATAGTCATAAATTGGGTACAAATATTTTGCGCTGTGCGGTGGCGTCATTTTGATTTGTGCAGTTCCCTCTGTTAAAAGCAGAAAGTTGCGATAATTTATTTCATACCTAAGTGGCGTACATGTTCCAGCGCTACCCATCATAATATCGTAGTTACAATTCGAGACCATATGTGGTCGCAAAAACTCATCGTTATACTTCAAGTTCTTAATAACTCCAGTTTCCTCAAGGAAGTCCCGGTTATTTTCAGAAAAATAGGTAGAGGTCTTGTCTTCTGCGAACAGTTTCATCGCTGCATGGACTGGCAACGGGACATATAATTCCGCATTCGTGTCGGTTTCTTTAATGTTCCGAATTTTGAACTCGAATGCGTGGTAGTTATTCGCAAGGTAGGTTTTGTTAGAAGATTCCGCAATTCTTTGCGAGTCAAAGTCAAATAGCACAGGTTGACGTAAATCACAAATCTCCTCAAGCTTGTCCTTTGATGGCTGTTCAATCTCGTACATTTCTAAATCTTCGCCGGTCTTTAGATGAAACTGAATGTGTAAGTAAATGAATAAAACAAGACAAAATATAAGAATTCCAATTATTATTTCCATGAATGAGTCTTACATAAAAATAATACTAATTTTTGCCAACTATAACGAAGTAGACAGACTAATCCTCCACTTTGGGTGCAATAAAAAAGACCATTGAACTATCCTCTCCTAAACTATATTCAATCTTCATAGGGCGATCATTACTCAATGAAAAGTCAATGTCCGTTGATAGTTTATTCGTTATGCACATTTTGTTCATATATGCAAGACTGTAAGTGAGTTTAATTTCTGCCCCCTCTACAATACTATAACTTGTTAGGTCATCAATTGGTATATCTACCCGCATTTCTCCCGTGACGCCATTTGTATTCAAACTAATATCCTCTTCAGAACATTTAATTATGATATCGCTTCCAAAGTTGCTCAACTGCGAGAACATTTCGGATATTTGTTTGGACGATAGAGAGAATTCGGCGTCATAATCAACCTCTGGGATGTGCATTTCGTCGTAATCATAGTCTGCAAGTGGCATTTTGAATGACTTTTTAAAATCGCCCTTCTTCGCATCAGGAGAGTCAAATTTGATGTGCAGTGTCTCCTGGCCTGCATCCTCCATGGTAATAATCAGGTCTTGGTTCTCTCCCTTTGTACTAATTATAGAGTGAAACACGTTTGTGTCAAAGCAGATACGAGCGCTGTTAGAGACGTCATACTTCGCGAACCATGTTTTATCTAATTTAATATCAAACAAACATATATGGGACTTATCCATCCCTTGAATATGTAGACGATCAATTTCAAAGTTTGCACAAATTAAACTTGTGCAGTTTTTCAAGACCTGAAACACAGAGACGAACACATCCTTCTTTTTTTTGTCGCTGATTTGGATATTCATAGTAAATATAATGCCATAATTATATTTAATATATTTAACCCGCTTAATCTAAATTTCCACCTGCGGCCAATTCGCGCTTAACGATTGACTTTAGATCGGCGCTCTCAATCTCTCCCTCGGTTTCAGCAACAACCGGATCGGATGGTTCGCCTGAAGCGTGAACGGTCTTTTCAACTTCTGTTAAGGCGAGCTCAAAATCTCCAAAGCGGTCATTTGTCTCTGATACGAAGGAATCATACTTGAGCATAAATGTTTTCAGCAGGTCCTTAGTCTCAACGAGGTCTCTGTCAAATTTGAATATTTGCTCGGCGTGTTTCGCTATAGCAAGATTGTGTCTTGTGCCTTCGTCGCTAAACCGAGCAACCTGTTCAGTTAGTTTAGTTACCTCTGCAGACAAATTCGAAGTCTCTTCGTTGGTTGCGCCCCCGGGCGCATTTTTTTCCAACGAGTCGAGTCTATTGATTATACTGGTTAAGACACTCAAATCAATAACCCTTGAATTATCTGGTATATTCGAACCTTCAGAAGAGTGACCTCCGCCGTTCATAATCCCTTCGTGTTCTGCTTCATAAACCCATTGTTCAATCTTACCGAGTCGCAGGGTGATTAGCCCAATTGCATCAGAAATGCTCAACTTGGTGAACGGAACTCCATTCGAGGCAGACTGTGCAGGTTTTTGCTGTTGTTGCATTTGTTGTTGCTGTTGCATCGGTTGCTTGCCTGGCTGATTGGCCGGAGGACCACGCCCTGCACGCACATTCGGCGGAGGCTGTTGATACCCCGGCGGCGCAGGTGGGGCAAATGCAGCATGTGACCCGATAGATGTTCCTGGACGGGTTCCAGATACAGGAGGAGCAGATTCTCCGGCTCTTTTAGCTCTCGCAGCGGCAAGTGAACGTGAACTCATAATAATAATTATAAACAAGTTGTTTTTATATTACTTACGCAACAATCCAAATTCCTAAAGGCGGCCGTGTCTACGCAACCATCGCAACCTTAATAGCTTCGTGACTCACATAATTGTGGATTTCAAAATCTTCCACCTGATAATCATTAATATTCTCTTTAACCTGCTTAATCGAAACGGTTGGGAATGGAAATGGCGGTCTTTCGAGTTGTAATTTAACGGCATCTACCGCGTTTTCATAAAGATGACAGTTTCCCATAAAATGAACAAATTCATAGGCTTCAAGTCCACAATGTTTGGCGATTAAATGAGTTAGCATTGAATATGATGCGATATTAAATGGAATTCCCAAAAAAAAATCACACGACCTCTGGTAAAGAGCACACGATAACTTGTTACCATCGTGCACGTTAAATTGGCACATAATGTGGCAGGGAGGGAGCGCCATTTCGTTAAGCTGACCAGGATTCCATGCCGTCATTATCAAGCGACGACTCATGCGCTGGACTGGATCCTTTAGGGCATCAATAATTTGCTGCAGTTGGTCGATTCCGGTGATCTCCTTTCTATTTGAAAATATATCTGGCTCGTTTTCATTAAATAGCCGTTTTCCAGTGAAACAATTATAATTTGCGTTGTAGTGGCGCCATTGATAACCATAAATAGGTCCAAGCATGTCTTCAGGATACGTCTTTAGTCCTCTACTATCTAAAAACTCGCGCGAACCATTCGCATCCCAAATGTGTACACCATTTTTCTTTAGAACTTTGTTATCAGTTTCACCTCGAATAAACCACAACAGTTCCTTCAAACAAGTCTTCCAAGCAGTCTTCTTTGTGGTGAGGATCGGAATCTGACCATCCTTAAGAGAGAAACGCATAGATGATCCAAAAACGCTCTTAGTTCGGCCATTTCGTCCTACTTCCCAAGTGCCATTTTCAAGAATATTTTCAATATTATTTAAATATTGATACTCTTCGTGTGAATATTTTCGGATATTTGCGAAGATTCTGTCGGATAATTTAGAATCTCCGTCAGCAGTAATATCTGAATTGGATGGAGGGTCTAATCGACAATCGTATTCTTCCACTTCCTTTATGTGTTCCACTTCCGCCATGTGTTCCATTTAGTAATCGCATACCTTTAAATACTTTAGCTTATAGACAATTTTCTGAATTTTAATTTCTAAATATACCCTATAGGAATATGGATAATTCAACCGACACCAATAAAAACTTCTTTAGACACGTTTTCAATTTTGACGACGACTCAAAGACAGACATATTAAATATAATTCAATACGCATTAATTGCAATCATTCCGGTAGTAATCCTGAATAAAACCATCGGAAGGTACGTGCCTGAATCAGACGACAGAAAGGGTAGTTTGGAGCTTTCGGCTGAAATAATTATTCAGGTCATAGTAACGTTTATGGGCCTGTTGATTATCCACAGAATTGTTACATTTATTCCGACATACAGCGAAACAAAGTACCCGGAGTTCCACATTGTGTACATTGTTTTAGCCGTTTTGATGATTACAATGAGCTTACAGACAAAGCTGGGGGAGAAGGTGAGTGTTTTGGTGGACCGCGCAATGGAGTTGTGGGATGGTAAATCCGACACCAAGAAGAAGAACGGAAAGAACACTGTTAAAGTGTCTCAGCCAATTTCTGGACAGGTCACCGGACAACCAATGAGCAATGCTGCCATGCCGCAGTCAGGCTACACTGACGGAACGGCTATTAGTTCGCTCCCGACAAATGACTCTGGAAGCCAAATGCAATCCCAGCAGTTGCCAAATTATGACGCGATGTATAGACAAGATACTACCCCATTAGTTGGTGCGGCAACCCCGGGTATTAGCCAGGAATCGTTTGGTGGTGGACCGATGGCAGCCAGCGAAGCATTGGGTGGATCGTTTGGTGGTAGCCCTTGGTAAATACCCAAACATAAACACTTAAATATATAAATATAATTCAATACATATTTATATATGGACGTTAACAAATTACTAAAAGCGCTTGATGATGACAGTAATGAAACTCTGCTAAATTTTACCACAAAAAAAATAAAGGAGATGACCCTAAAGGTGTTGAAGGAACTGCATCTTTCAAAGGCCGATACTCTTGAACTATTTGAGAAATTAAAGGCATACAAGTACGTGGATGAAATGAATGAACTAAAGTACGGGACATGCATTAGATGGATTCCAATTGACGACCCCGAGAATATAGTATTATCCAAGGGCGCGCTGTTCTGTGAGATGAAAATAACAGACGATGGCGTATTCTGTATCTGTAAAAACTTTGGCTTTAGCATGAGGCATTTTCAAATATCAATGGATAAAACACTCATATTTCAAAAGTTAACGGACCAGGAGCTCGTATTGTTGTCGGCACTGGATCATTTATCAAGTTAAACGATTATTTTCTACGGCGGGTAGTTTTTTTCGTGTTTCGTTTTAGCTTAATTGTTGGGCTCCCCCGACATTTAAAATTGCCGCGAGTATAGCCCCGGCGATTGAGTATTGTTTTTGTGCAAATGCCTACGGCCTTCTGTTCATTCTCGCCACCTATTTTTTTTATACACCTACATAATTTACTCGCGAGCAGCGTTTCGGCGGCAGCCTTTGTGAGGCGATTAGATTTAGGTATAGGTTCACCATAGTATTCTAAAATCCGTTTAAAATCATTAATATTCAATTCAGACATGTTTGTCTATACTATTTACAAACAAAATAATTATACCGCAATTGTTCTATTACATTCGATGCAATTTCAGTATAATTCAAATATTTTCAAATCAAAAAAAATATATATATATTAGTATGAAAATTGTTGTTTTTGATTTAGACGAAACGCTCGGGTACTTTACGCAGTTTGGAATTTTATGGGACAGCATTGTATCTTATGCAAAAAGTAAAAACCACGAAACATTATCCCAGAGCGATTTTGATGACACACTGGACTTATTTCCTGAGGTTATCCGCCCGAATATAATAAATATATTAGCCTACTTAAAGGACAGGAAGAACGCGAACCATTGCCATAAAATGATGGTATATACGAACAATAATGGACCGCGTGAATGGGCGCAGAAAATTGTAAAATACTTTGAAAACAAGATCAAGTATAAGTTGATTGATCAGGTAATCGCTGCGTTTAAAATAAACGGCGAAACTATAGAAGTCGGAAGAACCAGTTCTTCTAAGACATATGATGATCTTGTGCGATGTTCAAAAATACCACCAAATGCAGAAATTTGTTTCTTAGACGACACTCTTTATCCTGGGATGACAAACGATAAAATATATTATATTAACATTAAGCCGTATTTCCACGATTTACAGTTTGAATATATGGTTAATACGTTTAAGAATAGCGGCGTTGGCAGAAAGGTCATTAATGGCGATGACAAATTTGACGCTAAAATCATGAATAATATAAACCTTTATAATTACAAGTGCAATAATAAGGATTCTAAGGAATACGAAGTAGATAAAATTATAGGAAAATACATTATTAGTCACCTTGATGTGTTTTTTAACAAACCGCGGAAGCCAAAGACGTTAAGAAGTCTTCCTCGTGGTGGCAGATCAAAGACCAAGAAAAAACACGCGAATTAATATGACCTTTAAGGCCGAATAATGTTGCGTACCTTATCATTTATCATAACTACATAGTTATTAAGTGCGGTTGTTGTGAGTATAAACAAACCCGCGCTAAAAGTTATTTTTCTATCAAGTTCTGTAAACTTGTCTAATGTTCTAAATGGGTTAAAACGCCATATCAAGAACAAACACGTGTATACTCTAATATAATAATCCAATCTTGCAAGGTACTCCGGTGCAGAATTTGATAGCCCGAAGAACGAGACGAATATTAATATATATGATACGAATAAAACCGCCGTAAAAAATTTCTCGTGTGCTGATTGGACGCTATCGTAGAATATCATTTATATAAATTAATGATATTTTATTTTGGGTTTTGATTTGTTATATTTTGGGTTTACTCTACTTATACCGGTGGCGAACCTGCGGCATAAAAAGTTAACGTTCTTGCGCTGGGGTCGGTTGCATTTGTATATTTAGGCATCCAAAAGTACGGCAATAAATGCGAGCAATTCGGGTATGCTTGGTCAAAGATTCCTTTATAATACGCCTTTTCTATTTCAATCGAGGGAATGTATGTATCCAATGGATTGTCCGCGCGCAATTGTTCGCAAATCCGCTCCTGAATTATAGTAAATAATGAGCGGCCGTGATTGCTGACACCATCACTAAACGCCTCCTTCTTTCTCCAAAGAATTTCATCAGGCAATACTTGTCTACCACAATAATCCTTGAAAATTTCCTGAGAAAAACTATATCTTATTATAAACTTTTCAATCCCGATATGAGGATGAGCGAGGGGTCCAGCCTTGTTCTTATGGTTCCTAAAATAAGCCGGAATTGACAGCATAAAATTGACAAAGCCTATATCCAAAAATGGGGGTCTCGGTTCAAGGCCGTGCGATGAAATAGATTTGTCGGACCGCAAAACGTCAAATAAGTGGATGTCCTTTAGCAATCTTCTGGATTCCCGGTCAAACTCAATATCATCAGGGCATTTATTCATGTACAGATATCCGCCGAGTAATTCATCCGACCCGTCACCATTGAATATAACCTTGGCATCGGAATTTGCGGCAATATATTTACCGAGTAGGTAGTTTCCAATACTCGCTCGCACGGTAGTCGTGTCATAGCTTTCAATGGCGCGAATAACCTCTGGGATAGCGTCAAACATTTCTTGCTCGGTAACAGTAATCTCGGTATGCTTTGTGCCGAGATAGTCAGCAACAATTCGCGCGTGCCTCAGATCTTCTGACCCTGCGAGACCGATACTATATGTTTCAAGTTTAGAGGGTAAATTATTAGACATATAAAAATTATTTACAAGCGCTGTTATTAGGCTACTATCCAGTCCTCCGGACAATAAACATGCAATGGGTCTCTCAGTTGCAAGACACCTTTTCACAACCGCAGCATTTAAGTATGCAGATACCCGTAAACACATATCGGCGGCCATAATTGGTTCTGTATGGTCATTTATGTTCCAGATGTGTTGCAAATTAGGAAGAAAATAAGGGACATTCTCCTTCTCTATTTCCCAACCCATCGACGACATTGCAAAGGAACTGTATGTTCCGGGTGTAAATTGTCCGACACCATAATGTGTAAGCTCTGTGTTATAAAAATGCGCCAGACATTTTAGCTCAGAGGCGAACCCGTATGCACGGTGGTTATTGTCCAATTCCCGAGTTTTCAAATAATACAATGGGCGCACACCAAATGGGTCGCGGGCCACAAATACGCGATTAATATGATCAGCGCAAGCGCGATTATCATATAATACAAATGCATACTCGCCGTCTAACATAAGCAGGGTTTGTTCTATGCCGTATTTAAGATATAGATGAATAATGACCTCGCAATCCGAACCAGTGGTGGGTTCCACTCCCATATCCTTATACAACTGTCTATAATTATAGATTTCACCATTGCATATTAATACTACATCGTTAATAACAAGGGGTTGGTTAGACGCTTCATTTAGCCCGTTAATCGCCAACCTATGAAACCCGAGTGTCATTCCGTTATAACTGGTATCTAATTTAGAAAATTCAGGCCCGCGACCTCGGCCCTTCATAAATTCACGAGATTGAGTTTCCCAAGACGCATTGATACTATTGAGAAGAGCAAAAATACCACACATCTGAGTTCTACGTAGACATAGCAGGGAATCTTTATATAATTTAGATGATTATATGTTTTGAATGAAATAATAATATACCCTATTTATATCAATGGACAATTCTTATGAACAAAGTAAATTGTGCAGTTCGCAAATACGCAAAGAAACAAATAGCAGAATTTATGATAGAAATATCCCTTCGCAAATGTTACAGCCATATTTAGATGTCAGGCCGGTCATGACGAAATATTCGTATTTTCCTATCGTTGATCCGAGAAAGCCGATTAACGTTCCAATGGAGCAAATGCCCACATATAACGTTCACAAGACATTCAACCCTGGAAACACCACATCGCCGTGGTCAGGCTTCGCATCAAGCATCAACACGGAGTCAGAATTAAGAAACCAGGTCTATGCGCTTCAAAAGTGCAGTCAATCGGTGTATGTCCCTAACAGCACAAGTGATTTGTACAAGTACGATTTCAAAACAAAAACGCAACCAAATCCGCACGAGTTATTGTTTCGCAACGAAAGCTTTCAAGAGTTTAACCCGAACCCCAGCACAAATACTGTTGGCTATGGGTTGTTTAATAATAACACAAGGTGCCAGGTGCGCAATATGACAAAACAGAAATGTTAATTAATGATAATTATCGCAATGATGATATAATGGCAACAATTATAGACGTATATATCATCATTATATACGTTTATTAGTGAGGAGAAACCATCAAATTATTATACGAACGAATTGTATGTCGGACGCATTTGTAAATCAGGTGACACTTGATTGTCTATTAAATAAAGAATTATACAACAGTCAGGTTAGGGGCAAACAGGCAAAACAATTAAACAAAGAGGAGCAACGGTTTTATCGCAAGCGAACACTTAATCTATTTAAGGAGATGATTAATAAGAATTCACCAGAAAATCTGTTCCCCGATGTGAAGTATGCATACGATAATTTTGTAAATGCTGCGGTCAATTATTTTAAGACCATTGATAATTCCGATATAATACAAGCCGAGTACGCGGGACTTGACCCACCTGCAGATAAAACAGACACCATCCCTGCGGATGACTGTTCTGCAAATTTGGCAGGTAGTTTAGACGCGGATCTATGTATGATGCGTTCAATAAAAATGGAGACGCCGACTTTAGACAAATATGTTATCAGAACCAAGACAAAAAAGAAGAACGAGGTTTTATTGCCGCAACAGAAAGATATTAACTTGCACGACCCTGAGTTAAAAACAAAAGGTCTGAAAAAAGAATAATATCAGTATAATTTATGAGGGCACACACACAACGAAGAAAAATGAGAACACATATGCGAAAGAGAACCATTCAAAGAGGGAGGGGTAAAAGACATAATAAAACGGCCAAATTAGCAAAGGTAAATTGCAGCCCTAAGCCAAAGGGGGAGATAAATCAGTTTTCGTGTTATACAAATAAATCGCTTTATAAATTGCGCGACTTGTGGAATGCTCGTCATCCCGATGTGAAGATTACGTCAACCTCTCCTAAGGAAATTCATCACCAAATAGCACAATATTTGAGCGGCGTCTGTAATAAAGAGTCGTGCTGGATTAGACAGCGCGCCGTTTTTGGTCCGGTTGAAAGCGATATGGCTGATTCATTTGCACCCGAGTCCCCTGCTGAGTGGAAGAGAAACCCCAATGAGTGGCTATCAAGCATAGATATAATGAATGTTATGAAACAATATGAAAAGGCATATAAGTGCTTTGATTTTATTGGCCCAAGTCCGATAGATTTTGACACAAGGAAGTTATATGGTGAGTGTGTGTGGGACGAATTGTGTAATCTAAGTATTAGCCAGCAGCTTCAGAACGGGAAAACAAAGATTGGCATTATATTTAATACAGATCCGCATGACAAGCCAGGCCAACACTGGATTTCAATGTTTATTAATATTAAAAAGAAGAAAATTTTCTTTTATGACAGCACCGGTGATAAGCCTCTGCAGCAAATTATGGTATTGGTAGACAGGTTAAAGAAGCAGGGTCTGGAGATGTCTCCCCCCATTAACTTTAAATTTGATAGCAATGAGGGAATTGAACATCAATATGGCAATACTGAGTGTGGCATATATTCTCTCTATTTTATTGTGCACATGCTTGAAGACAAGATGACAGGGCACTATTTAAAAACCCACATACTAAAGGATGAGTATATGAACAAGTTCAGACACATTTATTTTAACGATTCGCTATAAAAAATATATAAATACAACAATGCGTAGTTATATATTAATGACTACCGCAGGCTTTTTGCACCAGGATAATATTTCAACATTATGGGAAGTAATTAGTGACGAAGAAATTTTCAAATTTTTACCAAAGGATTCCCAATCCAAAATATCACAAGTTTTTTTGAACAATATCCGTGGGTTTTTTGAAACGGAAAAAACAAAAACGACTAATTTGGTTGACATGAATAAAAAATACATTATGTTAATTCTGTCACATATTAAGCAGCACTTTGTCCCTCAAATGCCAAATAAGATCAAAATATCTGACGAGCCGACTCCAAAGGAATTAATCACATATGAAGAGATCCAAACTGACCGCCAATCGCAATTTGAAAAGGATTTAAGCCGACGTCAGGATGAGTTTACCCGCACAATGACCCTGACTGCGCCGAATGCTCCAGACTTCACTGATAAACTGGAAGACAAACCTATAGAAGGGATGGACCGACTTATAAAGGAGATGACGGCTAAAAGAAACTATGAGGTTGAACAGATTAATCGCAATTATACGTCAGATGTAAATCAAACGAGCAATTGGTTGAAACCGCAAGAAACGTCTGTCAAAACTGATAAATTTCCTGCTCAGCAGGACACACCGAGCGCCGCTTCGCGATTTAAGTTCTTAAATACAGACGAACAACTTGGCAGTGGTGGCGACCAGGGAAAGAAAAATGTCACATGGGGGGCAAACAAAGAAATCGCGACAACTAATTTAGATTCGACTGACGACGACTTGGATACCAATATTTTTAAAAAGCTGAAACGAGTTGGACCAGAGCCGGCCACACAAAATAATATACAGCTTTCCTTACATGAAAATTCACAAGAAGATCGGCTCGCCAATATGGAGAGGCAAATTGCGGCATTAAGTTCTAAAATGGAGACACTAATACAGTTACTAATGTCGGCTAAATGAGGCCACCCAGTTTTACAACCCTCTCTCCCTTCTCATTAATCTCATATGTTCCGACCTTTAGTGGCGCAATGGAGCCATCAAGTTGTGCCCGCTTATAAATCTCCATATCATAAAGGTCAAGCGCATCCTTGCCAACCCTTCTATATATATATTCAACCCCATTAATCGTGATTGGTTTGCCGACCCACTCAACTGCCATTTTGTTTGCACGCACGGTCGTGTCATTTTGCTGTTCGGCAAACCCGGGTACATAGGAGAACTTATCATTTGACGGGTCTCCGAAATTTACACATTTGCCATTTGAGTAAATATAGCAGTCAAACGACGACTCCTTAACCGCGTCAGTGAGCTGAGCAGTCAACCCTGCCTTGATTTCCGAGATTTCAAACAGGTATTGATCGCTTGTAATTGGAACCTTGGGTATCGCCTTGCTCAAGTCCTTTCTTTTTAATTCAATCGCCTCGTCTGACTTTAACTGTGATTCAGAGAATATCATAAGGTAGACAAAAACCTCCACGGTTTGCAGAGCTGGCGGCAGGTCCTTGTGACTACAAATACGCCTTGCGCGGCCAATAACCTGCTCTGAGCGCACCGGATGCCAGTAGGGTTCCATAATGTGAACGAATCTGGTGTTTCGCAAGTTAATTCCTTCTGAACCGGACGATGTAATCATGAAGACCTTTATAACCTCGCCCATATTATTGTTATGGTATTTCGCTTTTAATACACTACCAATGCTTTCCGGGATCTGGCCCCATTCGCCATTATAAATATGTCGCAATATTTCCTTTTCTTCGCTGCTTTCGGTTCCGGTATATAATGCATAAGTTGGTTTTCCTGCATCCACGTCTGGAATATCAATTTCCCACACATTTAGTGGTGTCTTCTTAATCCGGAACCGGGCGAACCCGTTCTTCTCAAGAACCATGCTAAAAATGCCTATTCCTTCGGCGGTTCTAAATTGACTATACACCAGGTGTAAGCCTTGATTGTCCTCGTCTTGAATATTTTCTAACATATGCAGGAATTTTGGGCTATAAGTTTGAAGCGCCTCGGGGGTCAAAAAGTCATCGGCGTGTTCCTTGATATTTTTCATTGCGGCCTCAAGTCGTTCTTTATATGTAACGCCGCCAACCTCTGCAAGAATTTCGTCGCCTTCAATTTCGCCCTCACGATCGTCCTCAACGTCTTGTGTCGCTTCAACGCGCGCGCCCTCAGTAATTATACGCGCAATGTCACTGCCTTCAGCCTCTTTGCCCTCTTCCTCACCCTCCTTTTTCCTCTTATTAAAAGGAACCGGCCTATCCGGCATTATAAAATTGCAGAACAAACGGGAAAATATGCGATAGGTAGACGCCTTTTCCTCAAACAAGTCAGCGGTGTCGGATGGCACCTTTTTCTTCTTTTCATATTCTCTCTCTTCCTTGCGAGCGCCTTCGTAGATGCGAAACTGAGTATCACTCATTGGTATTCTGATTATATGATAATCAACACCGAGTTGTTTACTATACCGAGGAAGCAATCCCTCTTGTGCACTTCTAAAATAAGAGGACAGTCCTATGATTCTTCGCTTTAACGCATCCACATTTTTTAGTTTCTTGTCGCTATCATTGATGTAGTTATTCAAAAATGTGGTTAAGTCATCTGGGAGCGCCTTTTTATTGACGACACGGACCCCCTGCGGGACAATATCAATGTCATTTCGCTTTAAAATACTGATAATTTTTCTCTCAAAGTCGTCGTCAGAAGTGAACTCAGTATCCATCACGGCATCACCGATTTCATCCTTCTTGACAGTAGTTACTCCCTGATATCCAGTGCCCTTTTTAACCTTATTTTTAAACCCGAACGGGTTTCGCGTAATAGTTAGTGTTTTGCTTGAGGGCGAGTAGTCCAAGTAATCAAGAGATTTCTCTCCAAGCAACATGTTATTAAGTGCCTGTTTATCAATCTTATTGGAAGTTTTAATAACCAGAGGTATTTTCCACGTTTTGATATAACCGCGCAGAATATTAAACATAATGGCAAACTCGTTAGGATAATTGATAACCGGAGTTCCTGATAATAATACAATACGGGCGTTTTTCGCCCTCAACAACATGTAATACAGCTTGCTGGCCAAATTTAGCGGGGTGTGTTCACCGAACAGATTGTCCTCTTCTGCAACGCCTTCTTTTTCCCCTTCCTTCGCCGCATCCTTCCTTTTTCGCTTCTCTTCTTCCGGCACGTCCTTTTCCCGTTTAAGCTTATTCACGATTCTGCTGATTAAATTATGCGCTTCATCAATAATTACAACTGCGTCGTCAAATATATTCCGTGTGAAATTAGAAGTCATCTCGGCAAGGCGTCGGGAACGTAGACCGTTATAATTTATAAACTGATATTTTTGTTTTATCATCTCATTCAACTGAGCTTCAAGGATTTTCTTTTTAACGTCGTCAAGTGTATGATAGTTTGAACTTTCTTTCACGTTTACGAAGAAGGCGCCGCCGTTTTTAATAATGAAATCTTCGGGCAAATTTAACAGCGCAGAAATTGTTTTTTGTAACGGCAAATTATTATTCGTGTTAATCCACTCCCAGAATTGATTTCTCTTGTAAAGGAAGTCTCCGCATTTTTTCAGCTCTTCAATATAATTCGCGCGCAATGATGCTGGTGTCAGAATAATGACGCGCTTTGCGCTTTTCATACCCTCTGCTATTGCAATAGATGTGCATGTTTTTCCAGATCCAAGGCCGTGGTACAAAAGCAGGCCGCGATAAGGAGTGTAAAGGTTCATATAGTCGCGGACAATCTTCTGATGGGTTAATAGAGAGAAATCAGTTCCGGTTTGACCAATGGTGTCACACGAGATTGAATCCTTATTTTCGGCGAGCTCTTTGCGATATGGTTCAAAAAGAGAATTGATAAAGTTAACAAAAATCTCACGATTATTCATATAGTAGCTTGATGCCTTGATTAATACTGGTGGCGATGGGCGCGGTAAACGGTCTGCAAGCGAGGTTTCTCCTATTTCAACAAGCGTCTCTGGACCTAATATAGCGACCCCCTTTTCAATCTTATTTGTGATTCGTGTCTTCTTTTTAGGTGCGGTAATTTTAATAACCATCTCTTCTTCATCATCTGCACCTGGTTTTGGCTTCAATACAAGAGCGGCCTCCTCTTCGTTTGGAGCAGGCGGATTAACGGCTTCAAGGTCCTCATCACCATCCTCTTCAATGATGAGTCTCTTTTTAGTCTCCAATTTTTTTACCTTCTTAGCAGCAGCAGGCATCGGGACAACCATTCGCTCTTCAGAATCCTTAACCACTCTTTTTACCGTGACCGAAAGTTTTTTATTTTCGGCCAGCTTCTTGAAAAGATCGTCGCGATTAAACCCGGTTTGGGTTTCATCTACAATTATAGGGGCCGCCTTTGTGGCCTCCTGCGGATTCGCATTCACTGGTTTTTGTAGTTTCTTGGTCCCTTTTATAATAACAGCAACTCGTTCTCTATCTGCAACATTAGGTTTTACCATCAACTTTTCTTTTAACTTGGCTAAAGGATTCATTGCTTATATAATTTGAATATATAAATTTTTATTATTTAACAAATGGAAAATAATAAATGTGTTATATCTGCGGTTGGGCGTAGCTACATGGAGCGCACATGGTTATATTAAAAATAGACAAACATATAAATATAAGGCATTGATTACATCCACAGCTTTTTCAACTTTGGGGGGACCTTATTGTATTGTATAATAAGTTTACGAATTCTGTTATCGCCTGCATAATCGGCTGCGTCAGAAGCCGGGATTACAAGGTCTGGACGAGCAAGCAACTTCTTTAGTAGTTCCAAGTTGTCGTCGCGTGCAAGATGCCAGAATAATGAAACTTCACCGGGCGAGTCTTGATATGACGCGCGCACATTGGGGTCAAATTTTGGATTTGCTATTAAGAGAGCGGCCATTTCATTATTAGCAGCGTAACGTGGCGACCATCTATCCTCAATATATTGGAATATCTGCTTACTGTTAAATGGTCCTATAGCATCGCAGGTCTCTTTAATATCCCTCCGGCAGACGGGGCATGTTTTGTTGCCACGTTGCGCGCTGCACCACCCAATTAGGCATTCCTCGTGGAAAGTATGATTGCATTTGGTCGTAACAATCGGGTTTAACGATAGATGTTCAAAGCAGATAGGGCATGTGTCAATCACGTACTCTTCCGCGCTCTTGCTCTTACTCTTGCTCTTAGACTTCGACTTCGACTTACTCTTGCTCTTACTCTTGCTCTTGCTCTTACTCTTACTCTTACTCTTGCTCTTACTCTTGCTCTTGCTCTTAGCACTCGTCGGTCGTGAAAAAATTCTGGCTTCACTTGTGTGAGCTTCCAATGACGAGCTATCCCCTCCACGTCGCGCCTTACGAGTTAATCGACTTCTTGAATGGAATTGTTTGGCCATTTATATATATTAATATATTACTAAAAATTTTATTATAAGTATTTTATTTACTGTGGTATATTATAAATGGAGGTATTCTATAATGGTAAATTCGTAAATAATAGCGAATTTCTAAAACCGAGCGAAACGCAGATTAAACCCGAAGTTAAATATTCTTTTGAAAATAACAAATTATATACGCTACTGATGTATGATCCTGACTCTGTATATGGCAATCGGTTTCATTGGATAGTAACAAATATAATTAATGATGTTAAAAATGGAGAAGACGTACTGTTATATACTGGGCCTGCTCCGCCACCAAAAACAGGAACACATCGTTACATTTTTGAATTATACGAACAAATTAAACGCAATGATGTCAAGATAGAAGAGAGAAACATTTCTATGAATTTTGTCAAACAAATTTTAAATATAGGAAACCCTGTTTCTACATTTCGTTTTATGAGTAGAAATGAATCGGGTGGAAGAAGAACCAAAAGAAACCGAACCAAAGGCAAAAGAAACCGAACCAAAGGCAAAAGAACCAAGCGGGCGAAAACCAACGGTATAAGAACCAAACTACAAAAACGCTACTAATTAGATGTCCTATGCCTTATCGTTTGCCTCAATAAACTTAATTGCCTCATCGCATGCAATTTGCTCAGCCTTTCGCTTAATCTTATGCTGGCCCTCACCCATGAAGATAAACACCCTTCCAATCTCAGCAACATAATCCTGAATCGCACGAAAATTCTTGAAAACGGATATATTCGTAGCGTTTATCGGAGAAACCGTATGGATAGCCTGACCCAAGCACAAATATACACCCATTTTATACCCAAAATCAACGTCGTGTTCAATTTCTAAATAATGGGGCGTAACCTTAAACTCCTTCTGGATCTTTACCTGCAAGATATTTTTGTAATTATCATCATTCTGAATGAGGGCGACCCAGTCTATGTGTTTCTCAAAGACGCTTTCAATAAACTTCTGCGCCATTTGGAAACCAGGTCCAGTGACAAACATGTTCTGAAACCAGCCCTCCTCATCATTAACAACGACCTTATTAAAGTCTAAGAAAAGCGCTCCAATAAAGGACTCAAATAGACACCCCAGTTTTTTCAAATTGGTGCGAATCTTCTTCTCTTCTGCGTGTTTAGAAAGAATCAGCCACTTGTGCAATCCCATTTCAAGCGCGATTTTTCCGATAGCCTCATTCTTTACAATTGCGATTTTCTTCTCAGTCATAAACCCCTCGTCGGCTTTAGGGAAACGCCTATAAAGCAAATACTTGGTTACGCATTCAAGAACTCCGTCTCCTAAAAACTCCAGGCGCTCATTAGATTTACTGCTAAGCGGCATGCAATCTGGCGGGCGTTCAACAATGGTGATGTTCTGTTGTATATTTTCAAAGCCAGGACGCTTCGTGTAGGACCGATGTACAAATGCCCTCTCATAAAGCACCACATTGTCTACGGTCGTGGGTAATCCATATTTAGAAAGAATAGATTGAACTTCGCTCAATGTAATCTTAACATTTAGAGGATTGTATGGATTAAAAATAAGACCATCCTCGGTCCGAACAATGTCATCGTCGTGGTTAATTTTGAAGTCAGTCATCTGTGGCTATACACAATATCTTTAGTTGATTTTAAACCCTTTTACTTTATTGTTTTAGGAAATGAAAACACCGGGCGGAAAAAATAAAATCTAAATGTAGAATATAAAAGATGGTGTACATGTCTGGTAGCAAAGCAAGCCGCAATCAAGCGTCAATCGTGAACAGAACTAACGTGTGTGGTGGCCCAAAAAAGGCGGGAATTGCCCCTCGTGTTGGCTGGTTTTTGTCGAGCAACCCTATGTTGATTGGAGCCCCTCAGAGACTCCCTCTCATCTGCGTCCCTAACAGGACAGTCCAGACCCAAAAGTATGGATACCACGCTACACATGGTGGAAATATGGGTTAAAACAGTTCGGTATTTATTTAGCGAATTTGTGGATAAATTATTTATACGTTAAATGATTTAATAAGAATTTATTAGATAATTTAATAACTTATGATTATCAAGGTTGATACTCGGGAAAGCGACCTCTTGCGCCATATTAACGGTCTTGTGGCGAACATACCAATATTCAAACAACTTGTAATAAAGTCCGAGACATTGCCTATTGGAGATATTATTATTGCAGACGAAAATGAAGACAAAATGATTATAGAAAGAAAGTCTATAACTGATCTACTTGCGAGCATTAAGGACGGCAGGTACGAAGAACAGTCCTATCGGCTAAATGGATTGAATCATCACAACCATAATATCATTTATCTCGTTGAGGGAGACGTGAACCAGGCAAATCGGTTCAAAAGTGACAATAGAGTAGATAAACTAACAGCGTATTCGGCGATGTTCTCTCTTAACTACTACAAGGGTTTTTCCGTGTTTAGATCGTTCTCTTTAGAAGAATCAGCTACTATTATTTGTAATATGGCTTATAAACTGGCGAAGGAGCCTGCAGATAAGCGAGCCTTTTACCCAAATAAACCGATAGTTCCAGTTGCTCCTACTGCAGATACTCCGATTCAGGTTCCTACTACTATCTCAGTCACAACAGAACCTCAACAAGGAGGAAGCGCAGCAGTTGAAAGCGTGAAACAACCAGATGAAGCCGAACAAAGCGAAAAGGACTATGTAAGCGTTATTAAGAAGGTCAAGAAGGAAAATATTACGCCCGACAATATTGGAGAAATCATGCTCTGCCAAATACCTGGCGTCAGCGCAGTTACCGCATTGGCCATTTTACACCAATACAAAACGCTGCCAAATTTGATAAAGGAACTTGAAACAAACGCTGATTGCCTACATAACATAACATCTACGAATGCAAAGGGTCAGACGCGAAAAATCAACAAAACCAGCATTGCGAATATTGTAAAGTTTCTCGTGAAAAAATAAAATTATATATTATGAACGAAATCGTACACTTGGGATTATTTGTCCTATTATTTTTTCTGGCGTATTTAATGTTTAGACGTTTTAGCCCGAGCAATATTGATGGTATGGAGGGTATGTCCGACGCATCTGGAAATAATACCACATCCACAAACAATGGCATTGCAGGTAACGCAGCGGCTTATGGCGCCGCAATAAAGGCTTCAAATATCCGATCAATGGATGTATTATTAATTAACAAGTACCGCGCTGATTACGAAACAGCAATTCTTAATGTAGAGGATTTCATCAACTGCTTGATGCTTCAAACCACATTATCAGTTGACCATCGTAACAACCCAATGGCTGCGATTGATAAGTTGGGAAGCCTGCAACAAGCAAAGACCGCGTTAAATAGCGTCATGAAGTTTGTGGATGGCAGCAGTTAAAATAATTAAAATTATAATCAAATTAATTATTTTATAATTATTCTATAAATATTTTACAAATTAATTTATACCTTTTTACATTTCAAACAACGATACCAAATACAATAAAAATATAATAAGTATATAAATGGTAAAAGGAATTTATAATAGAAGAATTATATTGAGTTTAGTGTTTTTTGTTTTTACAGCATTCATATATTTTAGTTATCAATATGCAGTATCTTCAAAATATAGAATATCCAGTGAAAGGGCAAAAGAAATGATACTGGATAACAAAATAGATGTAGTTCTTGATGTTAGAACATCGGCTGAACGTAATGCTTTGGGGTATTATCCTGATTCAATACATATTCAAGGTTCTGACTTGGAAAAAAGAATGCAGAATGAATATCCTAATAAAAATTTACGAATAATAATTTATTGTAATACAGGTCGTAGAGCAAGAATTGCTGCTGATAAACTACACGAAATGGGATATAAAAACACAATGTATATTTCATCGTCATATGGTTCTCTTATGTAGGAAATTGAAATATTCAAAGGTGTAATTAATTTTTATATGGCAATTATATCCATATAAAAATCTGCGTTTAAAATGTAAAAAGAGATAAATTTATTTTAAGGTATATAAATTTGAACTTCGTCCTCCTTGTAGTATCCCTTGTCAACAAGGCTCTGTGTGTATGTTGCGCCGCCCCAGTTGGGGTCCATCGGGTTCGGGCTTACCTTGGCCGCTTCTTGGTCAAAGTCCATCTTATCTAATGGCGTTGTGGTGCCAATATAATAACTGGTTTGGTCGTGTGCAGGGTATGACTGTTGGTTATAAGGGGGATCGTTTCTGGTCGCATCAACCAACAGCGTTGGATTCGGATATGCTTGATCGCCGACGGGTTCAAGTGACGTCTCCATGATAGGCGGGACCTGCGATGCAATCCCCACAGGAGAAGCTGCAGATGGGGGTAGACCTGCCTGGGGTTCTGAAACGCTGGGGCGCGATTTATATACCTTGTTGCCCTGCGCATCGTATGTCTCCTGCAAGTACAATACGGGGCAACGAATGTTCTGACTTCTTTGCCAATCCAAGAACTCTGTATAATCTTCTAAATTATCGAATTCAATCGGGTTCACTCCGGGAACCTCTGCCAGTTTAGAATTATAAAGATAAAACCGTGATCCTTTCTGAATGAGCAAATTCGGACACCTTGGCTGTTTAGAATATTTATTGGTGAATGCCTCCGGGTTGCTGCCCTTTGCGTAAAAATATAGACCAATTAAAAATACTAATATAAAGACAAATGTTAAGGGTGTCATTATATACTACGAGGATAAAAATGTTATAATTTATTTTCTATTTAATTTATATAATGGTATATTTGCACATTGAGAATAAACCTTCTAATATGGGTGGGAAGGGGTTAGTTGCCGAACTAAATAAACTGATGAGCGTTAAAAACAATAAAACATTCATGTTGGTTTTTATGGAAGGATGCGGTCCGTGTAATGCCACAAGACCTGAGTGGAAGAAATTACAGAATGTATTACCCGCCGATTTTTTAAACAGAAAGGACGTCGCAATTGTTTCCGTAGACCACATAATGGCCGACAATATAACACACCTTAACCCAAAACCCTCAAGTTTCCCAACAATGAGGTATATAACCAACTCGGGTAATACATCGGAAAACTATGAGGATTGCGATATTGATGTTAAAGACCGACAGATTGATTCGTTTGTTAAATGGATGGAGAACAAGCTGGGTGAAAGTGATATAACGCATTATAAACATCCGGGACACAATGAGCATCACCATCATCATAAACATAACATTCATCATAATAAGCGCAGTTCTGCATCTAAAACTCGCCGCTACATGGGCGGTCGCACTAAACGACATCGTGGAGGCAAGTGGTCGTTAAAATACAAACGCAGCATTAATTGCCGAAAACCCCGAGGGTTCTCTCAGCGACAACACTGCAAATATGGTAGAAGGTAAACTGATTGCACTGCATATGTCGAATAATATTATTAGTTTAAATACTATTATTCTCTGAGGTAAATTATAGCCTAAAGAATTAAATAAAATTGAATCCCGTTAAACAAGATAAACATAACGCATTACAAGTATTAAGAATGGAGCACGTCTTCAGAATTTTAGATTTCAACGTGTACAATGCAAAGGATTCGGCAATGGAGTCGTCCGATGAAGAGCAGAACACATACAAAGATTCCAATAGTTTTATGATCCAGATGTTTGGGGTTGACGAATCCGGAAAAACGTACTCTGTCATAGCAGAAGGATACAAGCCATTCTTCTACGTAATGGTGAATGACAAATGGACGATTTCAATGAAGGAGGACTTTCTTACCCATCTAAAGGAGAAAATGGGTAAATATTATCAAGACTCCATTACCGAGTGCAAAATCATAAAGCGTAAAAAGTTGTATGGGTTCGACGGAGGGAAGGAGCACAAGTTTATATTCCTTGAATTTGCGAACCTAAATGCGTTTAACAAGGCCAAAAACTTCTGGTATACAAATTACCAGAACGGCCACACATTGCTACCAAACGGATATAAATTTAACAACACTGATACCAAGCTATATGAAGCGAATATTCCCCCACTTCTGCGTTTCTTCCACATTAAAGACATTAGTCCTTCCGGATGGGTCGCAGTCCCAAAGAAGCAGGCCACTGAAAATAAGGGCGATATGAAGCGTGTGAACTGTGACGTGGACTTTACAACCAATTATAAAAATGTCATTCCCCTGAATAATAAGGAAACGCGGGTTCCTTACAAGATAATGAGTTTTGATATTGAGGCAAGTAGCAGTCACGGGGATTTCCCTGTCCCGGTTAAAACATACAAAAAACTTGCCACAAATATTATAGAGTATTTCGAGGGTCTTAAAATGGACATGACAAAGGACCTGTGCAAGAATATTTTAAGACGCGTTATTCTCGCTGCGTTTGGGTATGAAAAAATGGACCAAATTGATTTAGTATACCCCAAAAAACACCCTGGCTCAAAACCAGAAGTTCAGAGGCTGTGCGAGGTTTGGCTTGAAACCCAGGTAAGAAACCTAAAATCATCTGATACAAACGCTGAGGCAAACACAATTGAATCGATGTTTGAAAAACTCGGCATGGACGAAGATGATGCCGACGACCATAGGACACATATTAAAACGTACACTGACAAAAAGGCGACCATCTCAGATATCCTTTGCGATAAAACCTTTGAACGCGAGGGGAAGCTGCTTGAATTAAACGAATCCTTGAAACGGGTATTCCCCAAGTTAGAGGGCGACAAGTGCACATTCATCGGTTCTACATTTATGAATTATGGGAACAAGGACCCTCACTTTAACCATTGCATTGTGCTGAACACATGCTCTGATATGCCAATTGAAAACAGCGTGGTTGAAAGCTATAGTACAGAAAAGGAGGTTCTGCTTGCGTGGCAACAACTTGTTCAACGAGAAAATCCCGACATTGTTATCGGTTACAACATATTTGGCTTTGATTATGAGTTTATGTTTAGACGCGCCGAAGAAAATGATTGCGCGGAAGAGTTTTTAAAGTTGTCGCGCAACCACGACGAAGTCTGCGGAACGCCCGTAAAGTCGGAAGATGGATATAGCACCGGAAAGTACAAGATTGAAGAAAGTAGCCTTCAACTTGCGAGCGGTCAACACGACTTGCGGTTTATTAAAATGAATGGGCGCCTTCAGGTTGATCTGTATAACTTCTATCGTCGTGAGGCAAACCTGATTTCATATAAGCTGGATTATGTTGCAGGAAATTTTATCGGTGACTTTATCAAGGGGATAGAACATGCCGACGAGTCTACAACTACGATTAAAACCGCAAACATGACCGGATTATTAAATGGGAGTTATGTCCACTTTGAAGAAATCGGGCATTCGGTTGACTACTATGCTGACGGTGCAAAGTATCTTGTAACTGACGTGGATAAAGTCGCATGCAAGTTCGTGATAAATGGCGCGGTTAACCCAGATTTTAGCAAGAAAGTTAGATGGTGTTTGGCCAAGGATGACGTTACCCCTAAGGATATATTTCGAATGACCAACGGAACTGCTGACGATAGATCCGTTATCGCGAAATACTGTATTCAGGATTGTAACTTGGTACATTACTTGTTTAATAAATCGGATATACTTACCGGGTTTATTGAGATGGCAAAGATCTGCAGCGTGCCAATAAATTTCCTGGTTATGCGCGGGCAAGGGATCAAACTGACAAGTTATATTGCGAAAAAGTGCCGAGAAAAGCGGACATTGATGCCTGTAATAGAAAAGGGCGACCTTGATGAAGGATATGAGGGGGCTATTGTTTTGGACCCCAAATGCGACTTGTACTTGGATAATCCTGTAGCATGCGTAGATTATGCGTCGCTGTACCCCAGTTCTATGATTAGCGAAAACTTGTCACATGATAGCAAGGTTTGGACACGCGAATACGATTTAGCTGGCAACTTGATTGAAGCGTGGGGCGAGAAGGATGCGGCAGGTAATTACATTTATGACAACTTGCCGAATTATTCGTATGTTGATGTCAAGTATGATACGTATGTATATCGCAGGAAGCACCCCAAGGCTGCAGCAGAAAAGATATTGAATGGGCATAAATTATGCAGATTTGCGCAGCCGTTTAAGCAGGAGGGTGTTAGTGGAGAAGGCGAAGGCATCATGCCGTCTATCTTAAAGGAACTATTAAAGGCCCGAAAAGACACGCGAAAGTTGATCCCTCAACAAACCGACGAATTTATGAAGAATGTATTGGATCAACGTCAGCTTGGTTACAAGGTAACCGCCAACTCCCTTTATGGCCAATGCGGTGCGAAGACGAGCACATTCTATGAAAAGGATATCGCCGCCTGCACTACGGCTACTGGGAGAAAGCTTCTGACTTATGCCAAGAGAATCATTGAAGAGTGTTATGCGGACAGGATTTGCGACACAGAGAATCATGGCAAAGTGCTAACCAAAGCAGAATATATATATGGAGATACGGATTCAGTATTCTTCACATTTAATTTACAAACGCCAGATGGCACGCCAATTCGTGGCAAAGATGCGCTTGAAATCACGATTGAAATTGCTCAGCAGGCGGGACATTTGGCATCACAATTCTTAAAGGGACCTCACGATTTAGAATATGAGAAGACATTTATGCCCTTCTGTTTGCTGTCAAAGAAACGTTACGTCGGGATGCTTTATGAAACGGACCCAAATAAGGGCAAAAGGAAGGAAATGGGTATCGTGTTAAAGCGGCGAGATAATGCACCAATCGTGAAGGACATTTATGGCGGCATAATTGATATTCTCATGAAAAAGCAGAATATTCAGGAGGCGATCGACTTCTTGCGAGGGTGCTTAGAAAATATTGTCAATGAAAACTACAGCATGGACAAGCTTATTATAACAAAGTCATTACGTTCCGGGTATAAGAACCCACAGTCTATCGCGCACAAGGTTCTCGCAGATAGAATGACCGCAAGGGACCCAGGTAACAAGCCCGGACCTGGGGACAGAATCCCGTTTGCTTATATATCTACCAGTGGCAAAAAGACGCTCCAAGGTGAAAAAATTGAAACGCCTTCGTTTATTGCTGAAAATAAGTTGAAAATTGACTATTCGTTTTATATTACAAACCAAATCATGAAGCCGGTTCAGCAGGTATTCGCACTGGTTCTTGAAAAAATATGGGTTATGCAGGGGAAACGCCCCAAACTTAATAAGTTTAAAAGAGATGTTGAAACCCTACGGAAGGAATACATAGATGATGTAGATAAATTTGAAGAAAAGGTAGAAACTCTACGCTGCAAGGAAATAAAGGCGTTATTATTTGACGAATATTTAAGAGAAACCAACAATGAGAAGGCAGGTGTTCAAAGTATGACAAAGTTCTTTACGAAAGTATAACAAATGCGTACATTTTAGCATTCCGCTCCTCCAGTTATTTTTCTTGTTAGAATATATCAACTATCGCAAATAACGCCTTGCGCGAAGAATTAACTAAACCATTTGTGGTGTTAAATAAGCATTTTATCTTTCAAATGTATTAAAAATAAAATAAAAACATAAAAGATTGTTTTTATTTTACTGTTTATTAGAGTTTATTGTTTTTATTTTTTATTACATTGACGATGATGTAGCGTGTGCATCAGAACGTTGTTTTGATGCGCTCATTACTTGAAACATCAGTTTCACCATATTGCCTATTTCAGTTACGCTGTCCTTTAGGTTCCAGCCTTGGTCGGCATGATCAGATGACGCATCATCGTCCACGTAATCCTCTTCGCTATCTTCATGTTCACTATCTTCATCTTCGTAATCCTCATCATCATCTTCGTCTTCCTCTTCCTCATCCTCATCCACGTAATCTTCGTCGTCGTCGTTATCGTAATCATTATCGCACAATGCACCTTGGCAGAGCACAGATACTGCATAATCCGCAATGTTAAACCCGCGCGCATCATTCCAAGAGGGAATAACCCCCTCTGCCGTCAATTTGAACAAAATGGACCCGATGCTACGCTCGTGCTTAGCAGAAATTTCCTGAATCGTCCATTCCAACAACTCATATTCTCTTTGAAGTGCAAGAACCTCGTTAACTGTCCATTTATTTCCGTTTCTCTTGTTTCCGTTTCTCATTTTTACGCTCATATTATACAATGTTTATGCTGTACTCTTTAATATCATTTTGTAATTATTTTACGCAGCGGGTGTGACTGTTCCAGTACCAGTACCAGTGCCCGTGCCAGGAATTGTGAGAATGTTCGCGCAAACCCACGTACCAAATACAAGCCACATATTTTCAATAACCCCAGACGCTGTATGTACCACCCACCTTAGCGCGCGACAATGAGGGGCTACAACCATGAATGGAGATAGTATAAACCCTACCAAGGTGTCGTGCGCACAAAATTTAGTGTACAAATGCGCCGCGCCGTAATGCAGGGCAATCCACGTCAGATATACTCCAGCAACCTGTGAAGTAAACTTCGCTGCACTAATTGCGTAAGAGTAAAGGTTTGCCATATTATTGTATGTGAATAATCCGAATGTGTATAAATGTTCGGCATAATAATCAGACTCATTTTTATTGTATATTTCTTGATTATTCTCGTCGCAGGAAATTGTGTTGCCATCACAAAGGGTTTCCTTGCTCACTTTATTACGATTGCGCGTTACAGCCATTACGCTTTATAGTCAGGTATCTTTAAATTGTCTTTGCAATTAATTTCTGCTGTACGTGTCATTAATACGAGATATAAGATTAAATAATGCGAGTGGGTCCGAATCTGTGTACATATAATTCCCAGACGGATCCGTAAACAGGGTGGCTACAGACTCCACTGTCTGAAAACTGTTCAAAATGCCATCGTAAATAGTAGGTACTGCCCTACTAGCAGCGCGAACGTTATTTCCAGATAGGTCAGTCGCTGTTGTAGGTGCAGTTACGGGCGCCGGCGTTGCTGTGGGTGCTGTTGTAGCTGCTGATGCATTGCGAATGTCAAACCGACATACGGGACACGTACAATTTGTTGCGAACCATATATTTAATTGATCTGTCGCAAATACATGGCCACAGTGTCTTATTACAGTAACAATATCATTGTCATTAAAATCTACCATAGAAATGGGGCACGCTATATTCCGCGGTGTAACAATATCACGATATCTAACGCGTCTCGTTGCAATGTCAACCTGTGTCTGAGTAGGATATACCACTACCGGGTCAAAAAACCTCGCCGCATTCTGATCATCATTTCTATGTATAGAGAATTGGTATCTACGAACATTCTCTGGAGTATATGAAGGTCGGCGTCCTCCGCCAGCTGCATCATAAGTATACGCAGTTTGGCCGTATGAACTATATGCGTTATTTCTATGAGGGCTTTCGTACAACCTATTAACTGGACTTCTATTTGTCCGCCTATTTGAATTAGACAGCGTTTGTACAAGTAACCGACGTATTTGCGAATTTATGGATGTCAAATTATTTATAGTTGCGTTCAAATTAGTAATTTGCGCTATGTTGTCGTTGTACATGCCATTTAAAATGGAAACCAGAATCAGGTCATTATCGGGAGGGGTATAACTCATTTTTGTTATAGATATATATTATATATTACGAAATCTGTTTAAATGTATTATGTTAATTATAGTTATGAATATTGAAGATTATAAAAATAAAGGGCTTAGTGGGTTGGCGAACTTGGGCAACACCTGCTTCGCTAATTCGTGCGTGCAAATTCTCTCTCATACCTATGAACTAAACACCTTTTTGGGACAAGAAACCTACAAGGCCAAGCTTAAGCGGACCCCAGAGTCGGCTCTTCTGGTGGAATGGGACGAATTAAGAAAGATGTTGTGGTCGGACAATTGTATCATTTCCCCTGGAAAATTCATTAAAACTATTCAAAAAGTTGCACAGATTAAGGGTGTTGATTTGTTTACTGGGTTTTCACAAAACGATCTCTCAGAATTTCTATTATTTCTAATTGATTGTTTTCACACATCCCTGTCCCGAGAAATTAGAATGACCATATCAGGAACCCCATCAAATACAACCGATAATATAGCCATTCAGTGTTTTGAAATGATAAAAAATATGTATTCAAAAGAGTACTCTGAGATCTGGAATTTATTTTATGCAGTACATGTTTCGGAGATTTCCGATTTGAAAACCGGAGAATCGTTAAAAATAACTCCCGAGCCCTATTTTATTCTTGATTTGCCCATCCCGTCTAATACTAACTCAACGACGCTGATTGATTGCTTTAATCTGTACGTCGAGGGCGAGATACTTGACGGCGAAAACGGTTGGATAAATGACGCCACAAAGGAGAGAATTGATATAAGGAAGAAAATCCTGTTTTGGTCGTTCCCCAACATTTTAGTAATAGATCTAAAAAGGTTTAATGCGCGCTTTCAAAAAAGCCAGGTCCTTGTGACATTTCCCATAGATAACTTAGATCTTTCTGAATATGTTATTGGGTATAAGAAGCAAAGTTATAAGTATGAACTTTATGGCGTTTGCAATCATAGCGGGGGTGTGATGGGCGGACACTATACAGCATACGTTAAGAACGCAAACGGCAAATGGTACCACTTCAATGACACGAGCGTTTCAGAGGTTGGCCTACCAGATTCTATCGTGTCCCCCAAAGCGTATGTTTTGTTTTATAGAAAAAAGGCAAATTAAGAGGATTTAAAAATTAATTTATATTATTTTAACTAATTATATATTATAAATGGAAGTAGTAAATACAACAACAACAATAAATCCAGTAAATATGTACGATTACGTAAACAGTTACTTTTCAAACCCGATTGTTATAACAACTGTCCTATTAGTCATTATAGCATATTTCGTATTATCATCCTCTTTAGGCAATAGTGCACCGGGTGCAGTTAATGGCAATATGGATGCAGGGTCAAGTATCATGGAGTTTATAGTTATTGCTATTTTAGTAGTTTTAATCGCTATTAACGCGTTCCAATACTTTTTTAGTATAAACATAACAGCATTTATACAGGGTCTATTCACACCTAAAACTACAGTTGATATCGTTGTTGATCAAAGCACGTATCAATCTGGCGCCTCCCCTGTCCCGGAAATTAAACTATACAAACAAGTGTTTAATATCCCCGGGAATAATTACGAGTATGACGACGCAAAAGCATTGTGCCGCGCATATGGGTCAGATTTAGCAACATATGACCAAATTGAAAAGGCCTACAATAATGGGGCCGAATGGTGTAACTATGGATGGTCTGCAAATCAACTTGCACTGTTCCCGACCCAAAAACAAACATATGACCATTTGCAGACCATTGACGGCCACCAAAACGATTGCGGCAGAACCGGCGTAAATGGCGGGTATATTGCAAACCCCAAGATTAAGTTTGGCGTTAACTGTTATGGATATAAACCCAAAATGACATCAGAGGAGGATGAACTAATGAAAACTTCCTCGCCATATCCTGAAACAATGAAGGACATTGCTTTTCAGAAACGCATTGACTACTGGAAAAATCAAGTCAGCGATATATTAGTATCGCCATTTAATCACACTTCTTGGGCCGCACTATAAACGCAGACCGAATTAAATTTCATCATTCATGTCGTCATCAATGTTGTAATTCATGTCTTCAAGCTCAACTCTTCTACGTTTTGTCATATATATAGTGACTGCAGTCCACGCGTAAAGGACCCAGCCCACAAGCCAGAGCATTCTGCAGACAATCGTAACAATATATATGCAAATTACTGCAATTCGGGGTGGATGTATTTTTTTTTCCATGTATAAACGACACACCGGACATTTGCTACTTACATCATACCAGTCGTCAAGACACTTCTTATGAATAAATCCGTCGCAGCAGCAATTCCTGAGATACACATCGTCGCGCCTTAATTTTATTGGATACGGCTCGTCGTATAACTCAACCGACAAACACACGAAACACTCATCAGCGCAAGTATTTTTTTCATTAGCAGAAATATTTTTTATAAAGTCGTCATCTCTATAATGATCAACCAATCTAAATAACATTATTATACTACCTTATAATTATTAAGTTAGTATAACAAATAATTCTATACCTTTTGTCTTTTTGTTGATGCCCGGTTATTTTTACGGACCTTATTTCTCTTTGTTTGCATCACTTTATTTGGCTGATTTAATTTGTGCAGAGGCTCCCTGACCAAATCTAAGAGCGTGTCATATAACTTGTCGTCGATGCATTCATCGTCACTGTCCTCATCTTTATGTTTGTCCTTTTTACCACCGTTCATCGTGCTATAACTCAACAGCCAGCTGGGGATAACCAAATTTCCGCCAAATAAATCAGATACATTGTCGCCGCCGGATTGAGATTGCAATGTAGTTATAGGCGATATACCCGCCTTCATCATAATAGAATTCACGCTGAATCCTCCCGAACATGCGCCACCACCATTCATGCTAAATACCATTTCATTGCCTCCTATTTTGGCTTCATTCATATTCATGTATTCGTTGTTCATATATTCGCTATTCATATATTCGATGCTCATATAATTTATTCATATATTAATTAATTGTTAGAAAACCGCTTTATTTCCGGAACAACCTTCACTGCCCTCTTTTGTTTTACATGGTCCATGATCGTTTTAACCTGTGCTTCACTTTTAATAACCTCGCCGAGTGTCTTTTCTAAATATTTAAAAGTAAGAGGTTCTGGAACGCGACTATTTGCAAACTTTAGCTTTCCATCGCTTATCTGTACCGTCGCATTAGAGAGATTATTAGAGGCAGCATAGCTTGTTATGTTTTGCTCCAATGTATTGCGTTTCTCTCTCAATTCGCGGGCCTTTTCGTTTATTTGCTTAAGTTGGTTATCTACTGAAACCCATTGTTGAATTTGACTCTCAAAACTCATTAATAATTATATAAAATATTATATAAATATCAATATAACCCCAAATTTAAATGCCCCCTCGCTTCATGGTTTTGCGCCCACCCTTCTTGCGGTAGGATTGTTGCATCGCTAAAAGTGAAAAGGGCACGATTGCCTGGTTAATCACTGAACCGAAAACTCCGCCGCTCTTAGAACGAGATGCAGAACGAGCGCGAGCAGCCGAGCGTCCACGGGCAGCAGAACGAGCACGGGAAGCAGAACGAGCACGGGAAGCAGAACGAGCACGGGAAGCAGAACGAGCACGAGAAGCAGAACGAGCACGGGATGCAGTTCGTCCTCTGGAAGCCCGGCGAGTTCGCTTGCCAGCAGACTGAATAAGCTCCAAGCTTTGGGCAGAGGGAACACCGGGTTGCTGGGACCATTGACCTTGCGCGCCAACTATCACGTTAGATTGGTTTGCCGCATTTGCGCCTATTTGATCAAAAACACGCGCGTATTGCTCCTGCATTGAGCCATTTACGAATTCAGCGTACGTGGAGGCAGAAGTATACCCACCCTTCTGAGATCTATGTCTGTGTTTTGCCATATTATATAAATTGATGAGAATAAAATTATATAACGCTGCAACATTTCATTAAATATATTCTGCAAATTGTAGTTAATATTGCCTAAACTCATTGCAAGACCTTTACGGCATTCGTTTTATTACGCAACAACATAATTAAAATAACCAGTATCGCTAAAATCATCATAAATATTAAAAAAAACAGCGCCAACGTTATATAAATGTACGGATTTATCTCATACAAAATAAAATCAATAATCGGCTTCAACAATTGCTTGAACTCATTTTTTATGTCATCCCTTTTTAAAATATCTAAACATTGATTGACCAAGGAATCTCTCATACTAAACTATAATATAAATATTCAGAAACTTGTGCGTGTTATTAGTTTTTAAATTTTCTATAATTTGAGTAATATGGACAATATTGTTGAACCAAATGAGTCGTTCGATTTCTCAAAACTTTCTTTAGCGCATCCTGTAGGAATTCAAGGAGGGGCTTATTTTACTAAAATAGAGAATAGCAATAAGCCATTATATATCCAAACGATTAAAAGTCAGACCAGACAGGGCATAGTTAAGACCGGCAAAAAGTACTACTGTGACCTGATGTTCGATAAAAATGCAGCGCCCCTAATCAGCTGGTTTGAAAATTTAGAAGAACGGTGTCAAAAGCTGATTTTTGATCGGAGAGATACATGGTTTCAAAATAATTTAGAAGAAAATGACATTGAATCTGCATTTAGCTCTACAATTCGGGTCTACAAATCTGGAAAGTTTTATCTGCTCAGAACAAATATTAAAAACCATAACAATATGCCTGCTGTTAAGATTTATAATGAACACGAGATACCGCTAACTGCTGATGATATTAAGACCGAAACAAACATTATATCGATCTTAGAAATCCAAGGGATTAAATTTACGGCACGAAACTTCCAAATCGAAATTGACCTAAAACAGGTGATGATATTAGATAATGAGCCAATGTTTGATAACTGTTTAATTAAAACGAGTAAAAGACCAGTTGAACCTGCCGCAGTCCAAGAAACAGAAGACATTGGAACTTTAGAAAAAGATGACGAGTTGGAGGAAATGTCGATTGAAACCATTGTCGCCCCGGAACCTGCTGCAATTATTACAGGCAGTTTAGTTGACCCCCCTTCTATGAATGAACCTCTTCCGCCAATAGTTTCAACCGATGATTTGTCTGTGACAGAGGCGGGTGGCGGCGAAGAAACTGCTATAGAATTGGAATTTGAGGATCTAACTGGAGATATTGAGGAAAACCCGAATGAATTAAAGGAGATTAACAGTTTGGAATTGTCAGCAGGCAATACTTTAGAAACTATCCAGTTGAAAAAACCGAATCAGGTTTATTTTGAAATATATAAGGCGGCGAGAAACAAGGCCAAGGCAGCGAAAAAGAATGCCCTTTTAGCTTATTTAGAAGCGAAGAACATTAAGAAAACTTACATGTTGGACAATTTAAATGATAGTGATAGCGACATTGACGCCGAAATTGACGAGGTCTCAGAAAGCGAATTGGATGGACTGTAATTAATTTATCAAATCTTTAGAATAATTAATATGTATTCCAAAAATTATTTTATCATTAATTTTATATAATGACAAGCTATTTAACGAAGGTTTGGAATGAGTATGGAATTGGAGCCATCTTGGCTTTATTAGTTGTAGCCTACGCGGTAAGCATGTTTGCCGGATACTTGAATGATAAGGGTATGTCTGGATCCGAGTCTAACGCTCAGATGCAGCCACAGTACAAGAAGGAGGCTGGAGTTCGCGCTTCTGACCCCAACGGCAACGAAGTGTATGCCTCTGTTAACGGTCTTCAGACCAGCATGCCCGGCATCCCATCATCTTGCTCCCAGCCCAATATCCAGAACCCTGCTGAGCTTTTGCCCAAGGACTCTAACTCTCAGTGGGCCCAGTTGAACCCCTCTGGTAAGGGTGAGCTTGCCAACGTGAACCTCCTCAAGGCGGGTTACCACATTGGCATTGACACCATTGGCCAGAGCTTGAGAAACGCGAACTTGCAGATTCGCTCCGAGCCTCCTAACCCACAGTTGTCAGTGGGACCCTGGAACCAGTCCACCATTGAGCCCGATTTCATGCGCCCTCCTTTGGAGATTGGGTCTGGAGGCCAATAAGTCGTTTTACACCTGATGAGAAAACGATAATTTAATTTATATATAAAATGATGTATTATTTATATATAATGTTCACGGGTGCACAAAAAGTGATTCCTGCACCCACTTCTAATGCCAAATGTCCACCCCCATCAAAGGCATATATTACGACCCTGTGCGAATATATTTGTAAACGCACAACTCCTGACAATAAAATGCGTGCTAATCCGATTAAACCTGTAAAGAAACAACACGAAGATATGTTTATATTTTGGACGTAAACAGTGCAATATTTTATATTATCCCGCTAAAATATAAAATACAGAATACAAAATAAAAAATAAAGATAAGGTGCACCACATAGAGTCTACTTGCTAAATGACATTTGCTTTAACCATTCGGATGGCTTCTCTCCATTGGCCTGTTTAAATATATATTTCACCAATGCCTCATACTCATTGGGACTATTTTTATAGATGCAATTGTTCAGGGTCTTTATTATATCCCCCTTATCAGATTCATTAAAATTACCAACGCATAATTGTGCAACCACATTTTCAGGATGCAGTGTTTCGCATATTAAATTATTCACCTTTAGCTTATTGTATTTTTCCATCAACACATTATACAATATTTCTCCATTATAAGGTATTTTGTATACTTTTTTAACACGGCCAACGAAACGCTTAGCTTCTATCATTCGCCCCATATAGTATACCTTATGTTCCTTGCTCATTATAGTATCTTCTGCAGGATAATTCTTACCCAACGAATCCCTCTTAAAACAGATTAAATACTTTGCCAGAGTAATTGTTTGCGTAATGGCAACAATCCTATTCTTATTAATCGTGTGAAATGCTGGGTCAATTTTTTTTATAGAAACAATCCCCTGATCTGTTTTAATTGGTGTATTCGCAGGAAAACAAACGTTGGCAACAGACACATTTGTCGTAGGCGCTTCATTCGCAGGCGCTATATAATCTGGATTTACAAAGGATACAATGGCCGGGTTAACTACATTTTCAATAATAGTCCTATCCTCATCGGTAACTGTCGCAAAATCTATATCTAATGTTAGCGTTAATGCGTATTGATTTACGCCAGTTTGAGTACAATCTACAATAGGCGGGTCGTTTATAAATCTGTCTCCAAATAATCCAACTATGGTGCTGCTAATTTGTGTCTCGACATACGCGCTTAGGGTATCAACATTTATTCGTTTCGTAGTTGTGAACGCAAATGTAGCAACCCAAGAGCCCTCACTGTGATCGACATCAATTGATTCATCAGCATTCGTAAATGGGTCATTCCCATCTGGCGTGTCGGCAATTGGAATATAGCGCTCCTCGGCCTGTTCGAGACCAGTCGCAATCCCTGCAGTCAAAATTGCGCGCCCAACAGTTGCACCGGTTGTTTCCATAGCCTCGCCCATTATACCCGCAACAATTGTATCGCCCAATCCATCAGTTGCTACGGTAACCGCTACAAGCACGACGACCGTTAACAAATCCCATCCGATCTTAGTCCAAAACGCCTTTTTGGCGGCCTTTTTGGCCTGTTCTTGGTTGTAATTCTGAAGTTGTTGGTTAATATAAAATTGTTTTTCATACGAGTAACTGCAAAAGTATCCCGTAGCCATTTCAAAGTGAAATGTAAAGAATGTTCCGGTGGCATCGTTTGGAGTTGAGTTGTTCCATCCAGCATTTTTCTGGTTTGTTGTCACAAAATATGCAGTTGTATTGGTCATATATGAATAATCAAATATACTTGGAAGGACAACTGAGTATAAATTAGAACATTCTACAAATGCCATTACACCTATACTTAATAGCGACAATGGAAGAACAACTGTTGACAGTTTTTCACAATTGTAACAGGCGTAGTTACCAATGTAATAGAGAAGGCATGTGTCCCCCCCAATACATACAAGGCTCTCCATATTGACACAATTTGCGAACGCGTAATTACCTATGGAAATAATGGTTGGGGGTATTATTATACTATCTACCCACGGGTTACTGTTAAATGCATTGTCACCTATAATGTGTACACTCGAGTCAAATGTAATCGATATTGTTCTATTAAAAATAGCATCTACACCCAATTGCGTCTCAACATCATATGCAGTTAAAATACCGTCTTCGTTAGAAGCAGATAATACACAGTAATAAGCATACTGTATCGCGGTTCCACTTGAAAAATATGACGCGTTACATGTATTATACATTTTAGACGGCATTTTTACATTCTGCAATTTTTGACAATTCAAAAATGCACCAGCACCGATTGTCTGAATGCCTGAACCAATAGACGCATTCGTCAACTGCGCACAATTATTAAATGCCGACTCCCCGATGCTTTCAACATAATTACCAATAATGACACTCGTTATATTTGTTCCACTAAATGCGTTATCATCTATATCTATTAACATTTCACTGCTAATGCCATTAATATTTGCCACAAAATTTCCGGTAAAATCACCGATTATATTTGTCACATCTGACTGAGTTATGCTGTTATTATACTCGCCTGGATAAAAATCTAATGCATAATTGTATTTGGCATTTGACGATACGGATCCAGAGTTAAAATAGACAGATGAATTGTTGTAATTAGCATAAAAATCTGGAGGCGTGGGTGAGGGTGGTATGGGCACATATACATTTATTAAACGCAAACAATTTTTAAATGCGCCTACTCCTATAGTCTTCACCGAGATTGGAATAATAATATATGATATTCCACAGCCACTAAATGCATTTTGACCAATAGTCTCGAGTGTGGTAGGTAAAATAATATGGGTTATGCCAGAACAATCCTGAAAGGCGCTATCCCCTATTGTGGTTACTGTGATCGGAATTGACAACGCGCCTGACAGTTTTGAAGACCTGAACGCACCGCTCGCAATTTCAGTAAGCGTATCTGAAAATTGAATGGATACTATATTACAGTTTGCAAACGCATTTTCAGCTATCTGAACTATCGAGGTGCCGTTATTTGTAATGGTGCCAGCAAAATTTCCTGTATATCCACTTATAACTGCGTTAACCATTTCACTTGTTAATCTGTCAGTGCTACTATCAAATGTATATTTAAATAAAATATCTTGTGATGAAATATCTGAATATGTAACGGGTGTGTTTTGTAGGTTTAGCCATGCATCTTCGCTCTGCGTCTTATCATTATTCAACGTTGCATTAGTTATGCTATTAATAATATAATTCGCAAAGTCTTGACACCCCCAATTTGACAATGTTGCTAATCCATATAAAAATTGACCGAATGTTTTCTGATAATTGCCATTGCTATCATAGGTTGGGCTATTATATTGCCCCGTGGGGCTGACATATGAGTCCCATATAGCGCTATCGGTCAAAAGGCGATGGTTGCCAGCACCACTATTGCGTATATTTGTTGCAATTTGAAGCAGCCAACTTTGATAGTCGTAATCGCATTTGAATTTAAGGTACGCGTTATACAATTTGGCGTTTATATTTTGAATGGAGATCAAATCTGGAATGTCTGTCTTAAACTGCGACGAAATAGTTAGGGCTCCAAAGTTAGAAGATGCCCCTTTGAACGCACTTTGGCCTATGGTTGTTACAGTATCTGGTATATTCAAACTGCTAACTGTTACACATCTCTCAAACGCAAAATCTCCTATCGTTTCAAGCGCAGACGGAAGTATAATTTCAGTCAACCGTATGCAATTGCTGAAGGCATACATGCCGATCGTTGTAATCGTGTTTGGAATTCTTAGTATTTTTAAATTTGTACAACTCGCAAAACAAAAATCATCTATAGTGTCTATCTTTGTGCCTGGGTAAAAAATAAGCTCCTTTATTAAACATTTATAAAACGCCCACTTGCCTATACGTTTAGTCGAATCTGGAATTACAATCATATTTATATCAGTTCCGGTAAGCGCACTATCTCCTATAGTTTCAAGTTGAGAATGAGCAAAATTATTTATCATAAAGGTGCTTAACGTGCTACAGCCTTGGAATGCACCAATGCCTATTGTTTTAACGCCCGTTGACATGTATATGGATTTCAGGTTTGTGCATATTTGAAATGCACCATCGCCTACAACTTCTACATTGTTGCTAATATATGCACTAAACGTTTTACTTGTGTAATTGCTCGATAATCTAAGTGAGCTAATTGTATTGTAGACATCCATCGCCGTCAATGTGCTACCATTTGATGGCGAAAAAGCATAATACCCGTTTAGAACGCAGACTGAATTAATATTCACATCAAACGCCGATTTGAACGTGTTCCAATTTGTGCTGCCCTCCAGCAAGGGGTTCGGGGATGTATTAAACCAATTGTTTGACATTGTCACTGAGAAATCTGCTTGGGCGCAATTTGTAAATGCACCAGTGCCTAAATTAACTACTGCCGGAGGAAGTGCCAATACTGATAGCTGTCTACATCCGTCAAATGCGTATGCACCAATGCTATTTACCCAATCTCCAATTTGTAAATCATTCAGTAGAGAACAATATCTAAAGGAACTTGCCCCTATACTTGTTACAAGCGATGGTATTTTTATCGACTTTAAATTTGAACACCCGCTAAATGTGCTCGTGTTAATTTGTGTAATGCTACGCGATATATACATATACGTTAAATTTGAACAATTTTGAAACGCGGAATCGCCAATTGAAGTGACCGAATCGGATGTGTTTACATAGGTTAAACTTGAACAACCGTTAAAGGCATTTTCGCCTATGGTGGTAACAGACACGAGATTTATATTTTGGTTTGAAGAAGTGTAGCCCTTAAATTTTGAACAACCGCTGAATGCTCCGTCTCCAATTGTGATGAGATCATTTGGAAAATGTATGTAGACCAAGTTCGTAGAATTAGCAAAGGCATATGTGGCTACATCGGTTACGTCGCTTGGTATTCTATATGATGCAGTTGTTTTTCCAATTGGATACTGAATTAATATGGTTTGAGCTGTAGAAGGGCTTGTAGAAAACAATACGCCGTCCGTCGTATAATATTTTGCGTCAAGTAACATGACAGTTGTAACAGTTATATCAGTTAAGTATTGACAATTTTTAAACAATGGGTACTCAAGATTTATGATGTGACCATGAATAACAATGGAAGAAATAAATGTGTTCTCAAATGAGACCTGCTCCAAACTTCTTACAGATGAATCAAACGATACCACAAGATTCGGCGTCGATGGTTGTTGGCTACCACACCTGCGAAGCCCTGGTTTATATCCGTTCAATTGATCCGTGATTTCCGATTGAAATAATATCCCATCTGAATCAGCAGTGACAAGTACGCAATAATCACTAAACGCTACAGTTTGGTAATTAGATAAGAGCGAGCTCTTCTGGTCTCGCTGACTGCTATACGTGTTGTAGAATACTTTATTATATGACCACCAGTATGCTGATAAATTCCATCCCGACCGAACCTCATCGAGCATGTAAGCCGTTTCGGTAAACGTAAACCCGATCGTTCCGTCAATGTTTATTAAACGTTTATAATTATTGCCAAAATAACTTTGCCACAGAGTGCTTAATGTAGTAGTGCTAAATATACTCCCTCCTAAATTATATATGGCGGTTGTTCTGTCGTTCATCCACGTGTAAAAGTCGTAGTAAGACTTATAAGATATTAATACAACGTTACTAAAATATTCGTTCCCTTCATAACTGTCGCTAATCGTTAGGTTAAAAAGGCTACTTGGAATAGTTATATTTAAGAGACCAGTCATAGTAAATGCGTTTGTTTCTATTGTTGTTACTGAGTTAGGTATATTCACCGATGTCAACTTAACACAGTTATTAAAGGCGTATTCGCCTATAGAAGTTACCGTGCTTGGAATTGCTATCGAAGTTAGCTCACTTCCCTGGAAGGCATGTTGTCCTATAGCAGTAACCGGATGGCCTGCAATTTCAGATGGAATTGTTGTAGTGTCTCCTAAACTGATAATTGCATTACCCGGAGTAATTGTTCCGTTGCCTATTGTAACGTTACCGTCGGCACCTACCACATAATTAAAGGTTGTGACGGCCATTTCTATTATATGAACGGATAAAATATATCAATATATAATATAATGGAGAAACACAATATATTTTTTTACATTTTTATAGCATTCATCCTTTTCTTCTGTCTGGTTATTTACTCTCAATCTGATGCATACAATCTAAAATGCATCATTGCGTCAGAGGATGGAAACAGATATTGCGTCAGAGAAAGAGAGAAGTTGGAGCTCGCCGCAAATCTTTTAGCGCAAGTCACCCAAAAGATGAAGGATATGGTGGCTTATATGAAAGAAACGCATCCGAAAGACCCGCGCACCATTAGACTTGTTGACGGCTTCAATCCAACAAAAATCAGTGAGACTCTACCAACAAGCGAATTAACCGCTTTCAGTGAAAATAAGGGGGAAAAAATTGCATTTTGTTTAAATACTACAAAGGATGGGAATAAACTAATAGATCTCAATACGTTAACATTTGTTGCATTGCATGAATTATCGCATATAATGACGGAATCGATTGGTCACAAACAAGATTTCTGGCAGAACTTCAAGTTTTTACTACAGAATGCAAAGGCGTCGGGAATATATGACCCGATTGATTATAAGAAAACCCCACAGGAATACTGTGGAATGAAAATAAACGACAACCCATACTATGATTTAGTTTAAAGGCTGCAATATATATTCTGGCTGTGGCCACGCATTTAATTTAATATCTTCGTATTTAATTAAATTAAAAATAATAGCAGTCTTATATATATATTATGTCCGGAACCACCATAAAACGAGTAAAAACAATAAAACCCAAGGAGGCTTCTTTAGATAATCCCATATATAAGGTTAAGCTCTCTACAAATGGAGCGGTTTCCACAATTTTTGTTTTTAATGGTAAGAATACGACAGAAAACGAGAATGAGTTATTTGAGAAGGCGTTCACTGCGGCAGAAAAGAAGCAAATTGACGAGAATGGTATTACGGTGCAATTCTGCGAACAGCAAATTCATTTTGATGACTCCATCTCGGCCATTAAACTTAAAATACTTAAAGAACTCCGACAGGAAATATCGGTTGACGAGCTGTACCTTTATTGTCAAAAAACTGAAGTGCTAAGCGCAGTTTCTGTTTACCAGTCCCTTACGCAAAATAACCGGCTCCAATTGACAAAGGTCCGCTTGGATCAGTTTATTTCCAATATTGTTAGCGATGAAACTGGCAAGTTGTTTGAGCGCCCCGTGGATAAGGATGTCTATTCATTTGATGACATCTTTGAGATGGGGTTTAATGATAAGAAATATATCGTTAACAAGGTTTTAGGGCAAAAATTCTTCATTGTAGAGAACGAATATCCATTTGTTTGCGACCCATATAGCGTTACCGAGTACGACCAATTTTTTGAAAAATCTGCGCGCAAATCACTAACAACCCTAAACAGTCATCTCTTATTAAGCAGTGGCAGCATAATTCATAATAGCATTTACTTGTGTCTCGCAAAGAATGTGGTTTCGTATTTGGATAAGCAAAATGTATTGGAAGAAACGACCATTAAGGTGTATTATCCCTTGCTATATAATAAGAATATTAATAATTTAGAGGATCTTGAAGCAAACGAGGTTAAATTAAATGAAGCAAGCAAGAAACTGCTCGGCGAAAAAACGTTGGCGTCATTTAAGACGATTGATATGTTTTACGACGTGTATAATTTGAGGACTACCGAATTAAACTATATTAACCGGGGGATTAAATTTATAAAGGCGGTTATTCGGCCCGACTTTGATGTTAAAATACCACTTGAGACAATATTCAAGATTGTTCATGCAACTAAGGAAAATCCACTAATCAAATATAACCCGTCGTCGCGGCAAGAAAACGTGTATAGACTCTTTACAGATAGCATTGCAACCGATGGCCGGCGAATACCGGCGCTTAAAAAGAATGCCATTTTCAAGTTGATGAAGACGATTGCCCGTAACAAGTCCGTTGCAGTTTATGTTGATTCTGTAAACACACAAGACACTCACGCATTGGTGTGCGAGTTTGACGAAGACGGTCTTATAACCATCAGCTCCGAATTTAAAACATTTGTTGGGATCAATGAAATTGACAATATATTCAGAGAATCTATTAACCCGATCATTACTGAAATTAAAAATTTGCTGGAACAAAGCGGTTATAAGTTGGCAAAATTTAATAGTTTAAATGACGAGAATGTTGAAATTAGGCAGCTTACATATGAAACGCAAATTAAGATTCAGAAACCCCTCGATTTTGACACGTATAGGGGTTGCGTCTCAAGCGTTTTTGTCAACGAAACTGACGCTTTCAAGGGGAACACTATAAATCTGCGTTTTAAGCGTGTATCGAATTACAGTAAGTTTACCAGTCAAGAAGCGTTTATTTTGGAAAAGGCCGAACAGGGATTACGTGGAGACCAGATTATTGATGCACTTCTGGAAAATTTCCCAGACGATTTGGACCGCCCACAAGCGATAGAAATGGTTAAGAAGGTTGCAAACGAACTTGAAATTGAACGAGGTGTTAGACGTTCTGATATTAAGATTAAAAACAACCCCGGGTTTAAAACCGTTATTTCTACTGAGAAAGAAACTGGGGTCATCACTATTACGACTGAAAACATAAACAACATTAACTATTTGCAAACCCTTCCCATTTATTTGGATACATTGGTTCGTTTAACCCAAGACAAGAAAAGCACCAGATACCCTCTCAAGGAAATTACAGCATTGTGCTCAAGTGGAGAGAAGGAGGAAATGGTTATACCCGACATAATTTCACCTTCTGAGGAATCCGTATCCAGTTACGAGGCGCCATCATTGGACCAGGAGGACGAGGAACTCTTATATACGAAATTTGCACCTACCGACGTAAACAAGCCCAAAGGCGCGCTGGGTTTATTTTTTGACGAAGACGATGAGGGTGAAGAGGGTGAGATGAGCAATGAAGTGGAGTATGACGGAAAGGGGGGTCAGGATTCAGAGTCATCAGTTTCATCTGAGAAGACGTCTGATACTCCGGCTGCAGCAAATGTGCCGAACGAGGAGTTTCCAAGTAGCTCTGATCTGCCTGCGTCTATGCCCGCCATTGAGTCGCCGACATCAGCGACAAGTGAGCCTATAAATGGTGACATTGTCAATGAAGCAAAGGAATCCGATGACACGAAGGAGGAAGCGAAGGAGGAAGCGAAAGAGGAAGCGAAAGAGGAAGCGAAGGAGGAAGCGAAAGAGGAAGCGAAAGAGGAAGCGAAAGAGGAAGCGAAGGAGGAAGCAAATGAAGAGGCAAACTCGGATGCCGAGGACGATGAGGAGGAGGATGAAGTCAGAAATATAGACGGAATGAAATTGAACAAGCCATATCACTTTCAGGCCTTAATTGAAAAGAAGGATCCCGTTTTAATTTTGAAGGAGGACACTGAGCTTTTCAACTCATACCCAAGAACATGCAGTTCAAATATGCGAAGGCAACCGGTTATTTTGACCGACTCGCAGCTTGCAAAAATAAATAAGGAGCACCCCAACTTTCTTAGAAAGGAAGACGTAATTAAATACGGCTCTGACGAAAAGCATCAATTCAACTATATTTGCCCTCGTTATTGGTGTCTAAAGAATAATTCGTTTGTAGATCCAACAGATTTAAAACCGGTTACCGGAAAGGACGGCAAAACGGAATTGGTCCACCCTACATGCGGCAAGGTATTACCAAAAGGAGAAAAGACGGTAAAGCCTGGATATTACGTTTACGAGTTTTATCAGCCTAAGCCTGGGAAGAAGGATTATAAAAAATATCCAGGATTGATTGCAAATTCCCACCCGAACAAGGATATTTGCCTCCCATGCTGCTTCGACAAGTACAATACAGAGGGCCGCCGCGGGGAAAATCAAAAGTGTCTTGGACAGGAACCCGCCAAGAAGGAGGGCAAACCAAAGGAGGTAGTTGAAGACGAGTATGTAAAGGGGCCTGAAAAGTTCCCTCTTGACTCTGGGCGCTGGGGATATTTACCTGCCGAGGTTCAAACGATGCTTCATGAAGTTAATGCGGATTGCCAAATAAGCAAAACAAATTCCAATATTAAAGAGAATCATCCATGCTTACTTCGCCACGGAGTAGAGGTGAATAAAAATCAGTCATTTGTTGCATGCGTCTCCGATGCATTGTTCTTCGGTAAGCGGGTTGTTGATGATGACAAGAAGTTGACCAAAAATATGACGCGAGTGCTAACTATCAAGGAAATGCGGCAGCGAATAATCAAAGCCATATCTATCGACTCCTTCGTTAAATATCAAAATGGAAACCTTGTGATTAACTTTTATGATCCGGCTAAGCCAGCAAAGATAGAAAAATATAAAACGTCCAGGCTTTATTTAAAGCTATATCCTGCGGATGCCCCAATTACACCAGAAGGCGCGGAGTATTTCCTAAGGGTCACCTCCGCGTTCGAAAACTTTGTTCGCTTTTTAAGCGATGATGATGTAGTGATTGACCATACCTACCTGTGGGACATTATAAGCCTACCTAACAAATACTTGTTTCCGACTGGAGTAAACATTGTTATCTTTCATCTCCCAAAGGATGATATCACCAACAATGTTAGTATTTTATGTCCAACAAACCACTATTCGTCGGAATTCTATCAGGCAAGAAAGCCTACCATTATTTTAATGAGCGAAGACGGCTACTATGAGCCAATATATTCATATACTACAACCAATAAGGGCATTTCGGTCATCAAGGAGTTCAAGGAATACGACCCTCATCTTTCCAAGACAATGCGCGCGGTGTTTAAGGAAATCATCAAGCCGTTCTTTACTTTGATTTGCAAACCATTAGACAGTCTTCCTAATTTATACCGCGCCAAAAGGTCGCTGATTGTTTACGATCTAATACAGAAATTGGACAAGTACGAGTATAAAACCAAAAAGCTGGTGTTAAATTTTAACAATAAAATAATTGGCGTGGTTGCAGAAGAGCCGGGAGGAAGTGATAGAACCGGCTTTGTTCCGTGTTATCCATCTACGTTGGACGAAGACATAAAGAAAAACCTGGACTATGTATTTATGACAGACCCGACCTTATGGAATACTTATACAAATACGGTGCAGTTTTTGAACAAACTTTACAAGCGAAGTGGCAAACGCCGGCCGAGCCCAGATATTCCATGTGAGCCCGAATTTAACGTGGTTGAGGACGAGCACGTCGTCGGCATCTTAATAAATACTGGCCAGTTTATACAACTCTCGCAACCAGTCCGACTGGATGAAATCGACCCCGATTTAAGACTAACGAAAAATATAAACAACGACAATTACATTGTCAATATGAAATCTAATCCCATGGTTTCAACTGAGGTTGAATTTACAACACAGCGGGATGTTGACAAGGAACGAGTTGATTATGTTCGAAAAATTCGCCTTGAGACGAACTTTTACAATGTGTTTCGCAACACAATTCGTATTTTAATAAATGATTACGATAACGCCAAGGTGCGGGTGGAAATTGAAGACGAGACGAAGCGCGAATATGTCATATATTCTGAAAAGTTGAAAACCATAACCGCGTTGTTGCATGATTTGGTAGGGGATAAAATACAATTTACGGGAGACGACGACTTTTACAAATCCATCAACGAGGTGTCCACGTGCGTTGTAAAGGACGAGGCCTCTTGTTCAGCCACCCCCAATTTGTGTGTCACGGAGAAAAATAGTTGCAACTTGATATTGCCAAATAAAAACATCATTACTGGTCACGAGAATGAAGATATTTATTATGGTAGGATGGCGGATGAGCTAATACGATACAATAGAATCCGGTCTTTCATGTTTCAACCCAAGTCTTACTTGTCGTTTAGTAATATTAACTATAATTTAAATGATACCGAAATAATACTCATTCATTCGCTGTTGCTGCAATACTTTGACACGTTGACCCCCGCGCCTATAAATAAGTATGCGCGAACCATTTCTTATGACGAAGCTCAGCCTATTATAAGTCAGGTGTATGACAATTCAGTCCCTTCATTGGATCATGCGATTGGAAGAAAAAATGAACGGGTTTGTAATAAAATTACGAATGACCACATTACATCAGGCGTGTGGAAGGGTTGTTTCCCTGCTAATTACTCTGAGGTGGAGTATAGTAAGTTTAACTATTGCACGTTTTCCTTCATTATTGACCTGATTGAGAAAAGAACGGGCACATTGTTAACCATTAACCAGGTTAAAAATGAACTGTTTGACGAGTATAGGACTTACCTGGGGGAATTTCAGGACAAAATTGTGGACATTTTAATTCTGGAAGGGAAAAAGACTCTCGGCGACCAAGTCCACGCAGCAACTCTCTCCTTTCAGAGCTTTCTATACACCGACAACTACTTTTTAACTGCATTAGACTTGTGGTTGCTGGTTTCAAAGTACAAAATCCCAACTATTTTCATATCGCAAAAGTGGATTTTACAGACTAAATTTGAGAAGCATGAGTTTATCGGCTATGGAGACGTGGGTGATAAGTTTACTTTTATTGTAATTCCGGCCTTTAGACCAGAGATTGTTCCAGGGTACAAGCTTATCCAAACAAACACGGGGGATACGGAAATTTCACTCGACAAATTGACCGAAAATTGTGTCGAGAGAATACGAACAGCTATAAACACAAAGGTTTCTGTTGCTACATATTTGAAGTCATTTAAAAAGCCAACAACAACTGTTTATAAAAAGAAGGTGCCATTCGCTATAGAAGCCGACCAGCCAGAAGATAAACCGGCAAGGAAAACGAAGGTCATTGTTGAAGAGGAGGCTGTGTCCATCTCACCCGAAGAAGTGTTTGAGCTTCCCAAGAAAAAACGAACCAGACGGAAAATTGCTGTTGCAAGGAAAGGGCGCAGCAGAACTGCCAAGGCTAAGCGCGAGTTTGTCATTGCAAGTTCATCAGACAAATCAGACAATTAACTTACCGATTCGTCATCATACACGTCATCATCCACATCATCTATATTAAGGCTATTGTTAGTATTATAAATATCCTCAATTTCAGCTCCTTCTTCTTGTTCTTGTTCATTATTGTCATCATCGTTAAGGATATTGTCGTTAGTTGCTACATTTGCGACATCTGCCGCATTCGCTGCATCATCATCATTATCCTCGTCGATTTCCACGTCATCGTCATCGTCATCGTCATCGTCATCGTTTAATATGGCCAGACGATTGTCGCTATATGAGAATAACGCATACCTTGGCATGGGCAGATGTTCATCCAATACAAAGTTACGAGTCCGACACGTTAGGTGATCAGATAAAAATTCTCGGTTCTGCTTCTCTATACGATTGAACCCTATGTGGGCATCATTGAACGCAACAACCTTGCCGCATATTTTTCGCTTAAAATCATTTGTCTGTCCATATTGAATCCGATGCACTTTCCGGCCAAATACGGGGTTGAATTTATTAAATCTCAGCAGCCCAGTTCTAAGCGAAAATAAGTTATAACTCCTGTCGTGTTCTAAAAATGCATACTTGGATGTTAAATACAACATTAAATAAGGCTGGAATATTTTTATCATTTTATCCTTTGGAAACTCATCATCTATATTTATCTTATTCTTTAGTTTGCGAGATTTGCAATAAGAATTGTATTGTTCTATCATGTCATTAATTTCATCAACGAGGTCATCCTGGCTTGATTTGTATACAAAATTGCGAATGCTATATTCCCGCAATAAATACTCATTCGCGTGTTTAAATTCGGTTAGATTAAATGAGCAGTTGTAAAACTTTATCAAGAGTTCGGGGTACAGACGAGTGTTGAATTTTACAAAAAAATAGATATTGTAAAGTGTCGATTTATTAAACGGCAGATTGTTATACGGGTTTTTGATTGGCATTGGTTCAGAGAAAAACATGAATGCATTTGTCAATGATGTGTCAATAATTTGGATCATGTCGTTTATGTGAAATAAATATCTCGCATTCTCTTGATAAATACAAATGACATTTGGGTCGGATAGTTTCAGCTCGTTCAAACATAGATCGCGGTCCGCTACAATTTTGGCCCGTTTGTATTTATAATTGTAGGCAAACCGATTCAATACATTATACGTTTTTTTAATCCTGCAAAAATACTCGATAAATACATTTTCGTTTCCGGTCATCAAGAACCCGCAGGGGGTTTCCTTGAAAAACTTATACTGTTGTTTTATACTTAGATCAGAAGACGCCATAATATGAAAGTATATCCGAACTGTGCCGTTGGCCCCGTCATTGTTGTACTCGGGTGAAAAAAAGTCCGTCTCAGTTTTTGCGACATTTTTAATAATTAAACTAAGCGTGGACATTTTACAATTAAATTATATTTAAATTTATATTTAATACCTATTAGTTATAAATTTACATTTTTGAAACACAATCTGTTACCGGTTTAGAATCCTGGGTTATACGTGTTATCGCCGCCCATGTCTTCTTCTTGGATAGCAATGACGTTATTTTGTATGGCAATTTTATTAACGCCGCATGGGTCATCAGGGTTAGCAACGTTTCCAAAGAACTTGTCAATCTCGTCTTCAATATTCGTTGGTCTGTACTCGCTCGTTGCCTCCAATTTCTGCATTTCCTCAATATCAAGCACTACCTGGAATGCGCTTGTTCCGAAGAAGCCCTCCTGGCCACACATTACATTCGCTGATACTCCTCGCATCGTGTCCAACTCGGCATGTCTTGCTGCCTTCAAGAACATTTCGGGGGTCTCTTCAAATGACGCCTTCGCAATCGGACCAATGTTGTCATTGTTAATACCATGTCTAAATATGGAAATTAGCTTCTCTGTTGCCGTCATTCTATCAACCAACACGCTATAATTGTGGAAGTTAATATATGTTCCATCAAACTCTACAACATCTACCAATTCGTTGTAGATTGCCTGGCGTGCAGCTTCAATACCAAGAACGTGATATATCTCAATAATGTCATTACTGGTGGTTCGCTTGTTGTCGATAAAGTCAAGGCTCAGAACATCTAACAGGTTTGTACCAATGGTATCCAGGACCCAAATATCTTGTTTCTTGTAGACACCATTATTCTCTACCATGTTATCAACGATTTTTCTGAGAACGACCTTATTAATTCCCTTGATTCCTCGGAGGACTACATTTTGCAGGAGTTGGTCCTGGAAGTTCTTCAAGAGATATATTTGGTCTGATTGGTCCAATGGGTTAACCTTTGTTTTCTTTTGGCCACCACGACCGCTTCCAGACTTGATTACCTCGGTCATTCTAATACGGAATACCAATTTATCCGAATTGAAGTCAGAGTAGATGCAGTTGATTTGGTCATCAAAGCAATTCTTTAATGTGAAATTGACATCGTCCATGGTAATATTTTTGTCAAGCATCACTTCGGGATCCATGACCATTCTGATAATCCACTTGGACTTTTCATTTTCGTCCGTTTGAAGCGATGTTTCGGAGCACTCTGCAACCATATTCTCAAATGCTCTGTATTGCTCAATGGTGTCCTTGTCCTCACTGATTAACGTGTTGAGGTCGTCGGGGTCAAAGCACACTTCAATTGACTTAACAACTGCTTCAAGGCGTGTATGCTCCAACATATACATGATTGCGTGGGCCTTGTCCTTTTGGCGCTCGTCCTCTGGCTTGAGATAGATGCTGAGCGAGGGGTTTTTAATCTCACTTGACAACGACAGAATCTCTTCAATTCTTGGCACACCACGAGTAACGTTTGATTTAGATGCAACACCCGCAAAGTGGAAGGTGTTAAGTGTCATCTGTGTTGACACCTCACCAATACTTTGGCCCGCAATCATACCAACCATTTCTCCCGGCGCTACAATCGCTCTCTTGTACTGAAGCGTAAGCGTGTCAAGCAGCAGAGTCAATGCGGCTTTGTTGTATCGCTTGACAATCAAGAGGTCCTTGGGGGACAAGTAATAGTAGAACAGAGTCTTGAACAAGTTTGTTGGCGGTGCGTAGTAGATTTTCTCCAAATTGCTGTAACAATTCTCAATCATTTCAAGCGCCTCAAGGGGCGTAATATCAACTAAAGACGAGAATGTAATGTTGCATTGGCCCTGAATATTGTTAATCACATACGAGAACGCTACCGGGGCGCTAACTGACGAGTCACCCTTGTTCTTGAAGACGTGCTTGATAATCGCCTCTCGCGCGGTAATCATAGAATCAATGTACTTCTGTGTTTTATCCATAAAGTCCTTGTTCTGCTTCTTGTGTCTTGCCATTGCGTTCTTCACGAATATATTGCTGAGAGCCTTTACCTTTCCGTTCTCTTCTGGGATGAGGAAATGGGCGTATATGTCCTGAGTACTCATTGTGACAATTGGGATGGCCTGATCTTCCGCCTTTGTGGTATCGATGCTGTCATCGCCATATGAGAACTGAACAATCTTATTCTTGTTTGTGCGAATAGTCATGTCGTATGAGATCATCAAATCCTCAAGGCCCTTGATTAGTCTGCGCTGAATGTAACCAGTGGTGGATGTCTTCACTGCAGTATCAATAAGACCTACACGACCACCCATAGCATGGAAGAATAGCTCCTGCGGCGATAGGCCGTTGATATAGGAACTTTCTACGAATCCACGCGCTCCGGGGGAATCATCATACTTGGTGAAGTGCGGCAGGGTGCGGTTTTCAAATCCGTATGGAATACGCTTCCCATCTACGTTTTGTTGTCCGAGACAAGAAACCATCTGGGAAATGTTCAAGTCAGACCCCTTTGACCCGGCATTTACCATGATAACGAAACGGTTGGTTTTTCCCAAGCTCTTGAGGCCGATTTTGCCGGCTTCTGACGTTGCTTGGTTAAGAATACTGTTCACCTGCGTCTCAAACTCCTCCTCGTTTGTTTTGCCGGTGTTATTTTCAAAGATGCCGATTTGCACCTGATTAATCAGATTCTTCACGTCCGTTTTCTTCTTTGTGATTACTTGGATAATCTCGTCGTTTGTCTTTTGGTTGGAAATCAAATCGCTGACACCAACGCTGAAGGCAGTTGACTTCATATATTCAGTAACAACGTTCTGCAAGTCGTCTATGAACTTCGCCGACGCCATGTTGCCGAAGTCATTGCAGACTCTTTGAAGCAGACCCTTTGTTCTGGCGCCCAGGACGCTCTTGTCCATTTGGCCGCGAACATATTTGCCGTTCTGGATTTCAATAACAGCATTTGAAGTTTTTGCGTCGTCGTCATCCTTGAATGCCTTAGTCTTGTACTTCATTGACAGCGGAGGCATTATCTGGCTGAGAATGTCAAAGTTTGTAATGCCGCCATCCTTCTTGATATCTGTTAACAACTGGTGCTCGTTTACACCGTTAAACATCATCAGGATATTCATTGCATCTCGCGGCGTAAATCGCATGTTTGGTCTTGTGAATTGGTACGACCCAAGCATTGAGTCTTGGTAAATACCAATAATAGAGCTGTTGTTTGCTGGGCTGACAATCTGATATGGGACTGCCGCCAAATTTCTCAATTCCGCCTCGGACTCCGGGTCCTGAGGCATATGTAAATTCATTTCCATGAATCCCTAAAGTTTCCAATAGGGGCAGACTATACCTTAAGCCTTATCAAGTTGGTTAAACTATCATATAAGACCCATAACCGTCTAGTCGTTGAACCTTCTCCGTTCTCTATCATAGCGAGATTAGGAGCTTGGCTGCGGATCGCCCAATCCTTTACATTATTACCGTTGGGTTCGGCAGTTAACCGAGTTCCTCACAATTGTTTCCAATAGTGAGTGGTAGTAAAGGCTCTAAGGAGGTTTCCCGCAATTTGGTCATGTTGCTATGCGATTCTTTAAATTATTAATAAATTCTATTGCATCTTTTTTACTTTTTTCTAATGGAATGTGAACTCCTCCAAAATCGGCTTTAATTCTATCTATATAGACATACCAACCATATTGTTCATTGCTTCTGTTTAAAGGCTTGATGTATTTTTCAATATCATCATCAATTTGTTTTATATCTTTAAACCTTTCTGCCTTTTTATCTTTGAAATATTTCACCACACCAATAGACAGTCTCTTTTTGCTTTCATCACTGTGAGTAAATACACTTCCGCCGTTCTTTAGATTATAACCATTGGGAAATAAACTATTCAGCTCTTTAATGTAATGTATCTCTCTTTCGTCTGCCTTTTCTACTTCACAACATTCAATTAACTCAACCACAAAATCAGTGACACCATATTTACGTATAGCGTTGTTTAAATAATGCGATTGGTTTTTTTTTGTTGAGAAGGCTTCCGAAATGTGACATCTAAACCTTCCTTCGTGTCCATATGGTCTATATCTCTTATGATTCAATATGTGAGAAACTGCCTGTCCTACATATATCTTACCATTTGAGATATTCGTGATTTTATATATTTCACAATATCTTTCTGTTGGATTGTCTAAAATTTTGTTTGATAGTCCTAAATACTTTGATGGTTCCATTTATTATATTAGAATATTTTATTATTAAGTTCTTTTTTATTTGAATCACATAACTAGGGAGTTGCACGCTTTTCACGCTCCCTGTTGGGGACAAAATGCCTTTACATATGTCTATCCCCGTCAAAATCCGCATTGTATGGTTTGGTCCTTAACCATATTCCTTACCATTTCTGGTAAGGCCGGAATACACCTTAAGCCTCATCAGGTTGGTTAAACCGTCATTTGAGACCCACAACCGTCTACTCTCTGAACCTTCCCCATGCTCTACCATAACGAGTTTAGGGGCTTGGCTGCTGATTATCCAATTCTTCACTTTTTTACCATTGGGTACGACTATTAATCGTGGTCCTCACAAATGTTTCCATATGTGAGTGGTAGTGAAGACTCTAAGGAACTTCCAGGCAATTTGGTCATGTTGCAAATAAATCTATAAATAGTTGATGCGCCGCTTATTTATTTGATTTATTTACTAGGGGGTAGAACGCTTTTAACGCCCCCTTTTGCCGACACCAGTCTATCGGCTACGTTCATTCTGAAAGTATCACCTCGCGTCATAATGCGCGCAATGTGACACATCATACTCATTCTGTGAAGAGTAGGCTGACGGTTGAATAGGATGGCATCCCCATCCATCATATGACGGTGAACCGTATCGCCTTCTTCAAGAACAATTGAGTTTCTATCCAAATAGTACCTCAATGTGATAACCTCGCCATTTTGCTTCTCAAGCATTTTCGCGCCAGGCCACACATCAGGTCCATTTTGAATCAACTTCGTCAGGAACGCTTTGTTGATTTTGTTCACCACTACAGGCTTCGTAATATTCTTCGCGATCTTCATGGGGATGCCCAGTTCGCGAATAGAGATATTTGGGTCGGCAGTAATAACGGAACGAGCGCTGAAGTCAACGCGTTTCGCCATCAAATTGCCTCTCATGCGCCCGCCTTTTCCATTCAATCGGTCCTTGATGGATTTTAGTGGTCTGCCAGAGCGCTGTGCAACCGAGGCAACTCCAGGAATCTTGTTATCCACTTGAGTAGCCACATAGTATTGCAAGACAGTCGTCCAGTCGTCAATCACATTCGCAGGCGCATTATTCTGAATTTTATCCTGCAGGGTCTTGTTCGTCTTAATAATGTTTACCAAAATGTGACTAAGGTCGTCTTCCGATCTCTGCTGCGCATCATGTTTCACAGAAGGTCTGACTGCAGGCGGAGGGACCATCATGACCTGACAAACCATCCAGTCAGGACGCGAATAAACAGGACTGAACCCCATAAATGTCACATCGTCATCCGAAATTCTCTTGAAATTTTTAGCAACCATTTCGGGGGTGACCTTGATGATGATTGGCTCAGAATCGGCGCCGTCGTTCTTCCACTCTGCAAATATAGTAGCTAAGCCCTCCTTTCTAATTTTATTAGGCTGCAAGGTGCCGCATCCATCTTCGCTGTCGTCACCGCATCGCTTGACTTTGCTGCATAGCGCAAACACGTACTTCCAGCGCGCCTCACCCGACATTTTCATAGCCTGCTTATATTTCTCCTTGCTTACGAGTAGCTTACTGCATTTGAAGCAAACACATCTCATGCACTTTTGAATTGTACTTAAGTATTGGATATAAAACACAGGGCGCGCCAGTTCAATATGGCCAGAATAACCGGGGGTTTGCATATAATCAAGCCCATCGGTCGGACAAATGAGTCCCGGCTCTAAAACACCCATCCTGGGGTCAAATAGACCACCAATCACGGGCTTATTATTTATATACGTGTCTCTACTGGTAATTTCCGCAACAGATCCCTTTCTAATTTCATCTGGCGATAAGATACTAAATTGTATACCGATTACCTTTGAACGGTTAATAGATGTGTTTGTGGAACCCGTTAACTTGGACATCTCTTATATTATACCACAATAGATTTATATTGTTTTAATTTCAATTTTATTTTAAATGAAGAGGTCGTTTCTAACTGGAGCCGTCGCACTACAATCATTTCGCGCATTATACTTTTCGGCAATAATGCGACACTGGTTCCGCTTAACATATTCCATGCAATAAAAATAAAATTGATTTTGGTTTAATGTATTTAATTATGATATACACAATAAGAATGGCGCGCGATACCAAAACCAAAATGACCAAGGCGGACTCTGTTAGACGTTCAAAGCGTCAAGACGAGCTCAATAAAAAAAAGAAGAAGTCGGAGCAGTCCGACAGTGATGGAGATGACAATGATGGCGATTCCGAAAGCGACGAAATGGACGTTCACGAATATCGTAAATTCCTTTCAAAAATATTCCCATCAAAGAATCTCAATGAAAAAATTAAGGCCGGAGAGAGTTTAAAGAAAATTGCTGACAAGCTAAATGCCGACGATTCTGAAGAAGAAGTCGAAGAAAAGCCAACTAAAAAATCTAAACTTACCAAGAAATCTAAGAGGGTGGTCGAGGAAGAGGAGGATGAGCTTTGGGAGACCGCTTCGGATGAGGAAGAGGACGATGTAGAAATTGTCACCAAAAAGGGTAAAAAAGGCAAGAGGTCCAAGCGTGTAATTGAAAGCGATGACGATGAGGAGGATGACGAAGAAGAGGACATTGTTGGCAGTAAAAATAAAAATAGTAAGGTGAACATTATATTTACAATCGGCGGAATGGGCGAGGAGGAGTGGGAAGATGATGAGGACGATTCCGACTACGAGGAGGACGATGAAGATGATGTTACTGAAGACGAGGACGAGGAGGTTTCCACTGATGAGGATGATGAGGATGACGAAGAAGATGGCGATTATGAGGAGGACGACGAAGACGACGATGAGGAACTTGTTGCACGCCAAAGACAGAAGTCGTCTCGCAGTCGCCGTGTTCACCCCGAAGAATCTGTTGCCAAAGAGTCTGCCACACCCACCAAACAGTCAGACACGCTTGAACAGCTCAAAAAACTGTTGGCCGCAAACCCTGCCGACAAGTCTATTCAAAAATGCATTGAAGTCTACGAGGATGATATTGAGGCCCACAAGGTAAAGCTTGAAAAGAAACAACAAAAGCAAAAGAATAAGAACTTGCGGATATTCAAGCGCATCGTAAAGGACAAGAACACGATGAATGATTTTGCATTCTATGAGAAGTTGGAAATGGAACATCAAAAGAAAATTATCAAGGAACTGCGAGAAATTAATAAGATTACTCGTATCGAAAAACCATACCGCATGACGCTACTTGAGTCCGATATTCCTGTGGAGTTCAAGTCCGCCGCAATGAAAAAGGTAAACTCGCTTAGATATATGGAGCCTGGAAGCGGCGAGTTCTACAAGAGCAAGAATTGGGTAGACACCTTCATGCGTATTCCGTTTAATAAGTATGAGGGGTTGCCTATTAGTATTGACGACGGTGTGGAGAAGTGCCACGATTTCATGGAAAATGCGCAGAAGACGCTTGATGCCGCGGTTTACGGGTTAAACGACGCAAAGATGCAAATTATGCAAATGCTCGGTCAATTGCTGACAAATCCGAAGGCAATCGGCACAGCAATTGCTATCCATGGCCCACCAGGAACCGGTAAGACCAGTTTGGTAAAGGAGGGCATCAGCAAGATCTTGAACCGACCCTTCGCATTCATCGCCCTCGGCGGTGCTACCGACAGTAGTTTCCTGGAGGGTCACGGCTACACGTATGAAGGCAGTACGTGGGGTAAAATCGTGCAGATTTTGGTCAATAGCAAATGCATGAATCCGGTGATTTACTTTGACGAGTTGGATAAGATTAGTGATACGCCACGAGGCGAAGAGATCGCAGGCATTCTTACGCATCTAACCGATACATCGCAAAACTCGCAATTCCATGACAAGTACTTTGCAGAGATAAACTTTGATTTGAGCAAATGTTTATTCATATTCAGCTACAATGATGAAAGCAAGGTGAGTCCAATTTTAAAGGATAGAATGTACCGCATCAAGACGAAGGGCTATAGTTCCAAGGAAAAGGCGGTAATCTCCACTAACTATTTGCTTCCCAAGATTCGTGAACAAGTGCGATTTAACACGGAGGATATTATTATTCCGAATGATGTTTTGACGCATATCATTGACAGTCATTGCAACAAGGAGGACGGAGTTAGAAACTTGAAGCGTTGTCTTGAGATTATCTATACAAAGTTAAATCTCTACAGATTGATGCGGCCAGGAACAAACTTGTTTGAGGGCGAAATGTCGCTGACGGTTGCGTTCCCCTTCCAGGTCACAAAGGAAGTTGTTGATAAATTGATAAAGCGTGACACAGATGCTCACGAAACCTGGCGTAGTCTGTACAATTAAACAGACCACAATGTAATACATATATAAAAATACATATAGACACTACAAGACATATATAAATATAGACCGTATCTACTGCAAAGCTATGAGTTTAGATTATTATCTTTTTTGTCGCTGGTCATACAGGAAAATTATAGAGAATTTGGATGCCGTTATTTTTACATTTGAAGGACTCAGCAGTTGCGCAAGCAGCGAGGCCAGCCGGGTCTGTACTATAAAACCTGACATTTTTGTTGCCGAAAACAATGTGCAGTGGGCCATAGAAAGAAAGCAGGCCATTGAAGAACAGTTGGTCTCGTGTGAAACTCGTATTCATGAACTGTGCAAGCACGATTTTGTTGAAGATGACATTGATATTGCTTACGATAAATGCCAACATATTAGATACTGTAAGATATGCGAATACACCAACCCTGTTTGCCGCGGATAGGCCCTCCGCCCTACATTATGTAAGGGAGTCCCGTCTTTTTGACTAAATTTCTTCTCTACAGGCTGTAGTCGACGACCTGTTTTTTCACTGGAAAGTATTTTGGGAAAATCAAAAATGGACAAAAAAAATGTCCAAAAACGGATTTCCCAAAATACTTTGCCCGAAATACATGTTTTCGCTGCATAATTGAAATTTATGGTCTGGTCACCAAAAATTTAATTTTCAATTTGTGACGGTAATTTTTTTAATACTTTTTATTTAAAAGGATTTAGGCATTTTTTTATTCTATACTTATAGAATAAATAGAATGAATAAACTGCCGAAAACTGCCGTCTCCTTCGTATGCGATGATTGTGACTTTATATGCTATAAACAAAGTAATTATGATAAACACTTATTGACATCAAAACACAAAAATAGAACAAATTTGAACAATTTAGAACAAAAAATGCCAAAAACTGCCGAGAATTTATTTAATTGCACGTGTGGTAAAACGTACACGGCGCGTAACAGTTTGTGGTACCACAAGCAGAAATGTACACAAAAGGCGGTTTCAGAGTCAGACGAAGAATGTGCCTCTAAGCCCGCCAACGAACCGATAGGCAATGACATAATTATGCTGTTAATTAAGGAGAATAGCGAACTGAAAAATATGATGATGAAGGTGCTTGAAAACGGCACCCACAATACTACAAATAACACAAATATGACAAATTCGCATAACAAGGCGTTTAACCTGAACTTTTTTCTGAACGAAACCTGCAAGGATGCTATGAACATTATGGATTTTGTCGATTCTATAAAACTGCAGTTATCGGACCTGGAAAAGGTGGGAGAATTGGGGTATGTAGAGGGGATCTCCAATATTATCGTGAAGAATCTCAATGAATTGGATGTCACTCAACGGCCAGTCCATTGCACTGATAAAAAGAGAGAAACAATGTACATTAAGGATGAAGATAAATGGGAAAAGGATGAGAATAACAGCAAAATAAAAAAGGCAATAAAACGTGTAGCATCCAAAAACCAAAGATTGTTACCCAAATTTAAAGAGGCACATCCGGATTGCAATACGTACCATTCCAAATATTCTGACCAATATAACAAAATTATTGTAGAATCAGTGGGTGGTTCAGGCGACAATGACGCTGAAAAGGAGGAGAAGATCATCCGGAATATATCAAAAAACGTTGTGGTTGAAAAATAGGCCGCAATTGCATTTGTAAAATATGAATAGTTGTAACCCATTACCAGGTATATTCATATTTTATGACACGACATCAGTGTGTTTAAAATTCAGAGTACGGAACATTGTTGCCGCCGCGAAGAATGAGGAAGTTGTATTGCTCGCCGGTCATGCAGGCGCATCCGCTGCTATTAGAGTAGGTGTTGGGGCAGCACTCCGGTTTAAAGGGGGTGTTGGCGAACATCAACATTTCACCCTCGGGCAGAGGGACCGGCTGAGGTTCACGAGCCAAAAACTGCTTAACGCCCTTACTGAGGGGTTGGCCCTTGACAACGGTCATGTTCTGCGCGCTCCAAGACGACGTCTTCACAGGCACATCGCTGCTCAAGTCATAGGAGGAGGACTCACCGTAATTGGTATTGGCTCCGACGAACCCTTCCATTTGCGCAATCCCTTTGGGTCGAATTTTTAGGCTAAGGGGCGTATTAGCCTCAACAGCACCCTTCATTGCCTCATACCCCTCCATAAGTCCAACACGGCTGCATCCGCAAAGAGTATGACCGACCAAAATTAAATAAACGACGCCGATTAAGATTAAGACCTCAAGATTCAACTTAAATCCAAATATTGAGATATCCATATTATACATATTTCATAGATAATAATTTTCCGGCGCTTTTTACTAAAAATAGGTCAACCGTCGCATTATAGTCATAAAATTTAACTTTGTCAACGCGAAAGGTTTTTTTATCCGTCAATAAATGATATAATTCCTCGTGATTTTTATTCAGCTTCTTTTTTCTATTTGGCTCTAAATATAGCGTGGTTTTCACCCGGACATTTTTATCGCACATTGGCAGGTTTGGTCCTCCTTCCACAACCGTATTGCCTAAAGTGTATGTAAATTGTTCGCTCATATTTTTTCCGTCTATTTTCACCAGGCCGTAAACCGTCTCTCCACGTTCAAGAACGTCATCTATGCAAATATCCCGGATTTCCTTGTAGGTACCATCCTTAAGCTTTATTTTAGTTGTTCCCGCAAATCCGCTGTCAAACTCAGTATGAATGTTCTCAAGATGATCAATACGAACCACGCCGTTATTCTTAATTTCATTAATATCGTCACCATATAATTCGTCCCAATCAGTGAAGGTTATTCCATTAATTTCCAACGTTTTGTACGCCGTATTTAAGCAATATAAGTATGGTTTTTCATAATATGCATGTTTTATCGCATCAGGGTGTTCGGAAACGTGTATCCATCGACCCTTATACATAACTATGTGCGAATCGGAGACCGTAATATTTTCCAAATAATACATCGTTGATCCCTTTGCTTCCAATTTAAACGTTGCGGTTACCGCATTGTCGTCTACTAAAATGTCACCGACCTTTATATCTATAATTTTCTTCTTGGTCCCATCATTCATTGTAACCAATGTATCTTCGTCAAAACATTTTACCCTGGGCACATTACCGCCCTGTATTTGTAGAGCGTTTGACAAGAAGACCTGGATAATTACTAATGGTATTGCAACCAGAGAGAAAAACACCGTCGCGGAAATGGCCGCACCCCATGTAAATGGAACAGCCCACAATACCGCAATTGTTACCGCGAGCGAAATCAAAATAACAATAACCATCTGAATTATGGCGCCTAATAGCGATTTAAGCGTGTAATAAGACCCCAAAACGGTAAACAACCCTGCCGTCATTGTCCCCTGTACCTTGCCTATCAGGTCCTTGAACCCGATTATTATTTGCTGTAACGGTATTGTTATATTCATTATCCGCCCCATAATTTCCTGCGTAACATCCCGAAGACTATTGCGGATTTTGTCAAACATCCCGCGAATATTTTGAATATCTTTTTGAACTTGCACAGCAATACTTTGTAGAGCACTTGTTACAAAGGTTAGGGGCGCAACTGCGGTTCCCGTTCCACTTACGAGAATATTCTGAAGGCAATAATTGAAATTCTGGTAAGTATATTCGATTGCAGTCATTCCGTCTGGATGAGTTATAAATCCGGCAACAGGCATTATTTGCGGCTTGCATCGCTGATTTGGCCAATCGTCAATAATCGGTCGGGTATTTATCATGATAGCGCAATATGATGCAAATATCATCAAAATCATCGTAAAAATAAGAAGCAGCATGACAGACCCTCCATACTGATCCATATAGGTTAATTTGTCGTACATTTTTTTTATATTCTGTAAGTTTTGGGGTTTTGGTAAGGTTTCTGGTTTAAGGTTATCCATATACTATACTTGTAAAAAAAGTATAGTATAATATCTATTTCTTCTCCCCTCCTGCGTCGCAACATTAGGACGGCATGATTTTCACAAAGTGGTCCTCCCAATCCCAGAACAAATGCTGTCCGATTTTAATTCGGTGGTTCGACGTAATCAAACAACTAAACCAGTCTGCCTCAAGGACGGCTATTTCTGCACCAGCATAGTTTTCTACCTTAATGAAGTTCTTAATGGTATCGTCATATACTAAATGCGAGCCGGTGACATATATATCTGCGCTGCGAACTCCGCCGTTCCGAATTATGTATAGTGGTGCGCGATCTCTAATGTTGTCAATTTTCATTACTGATTCCACAATTGCCCCATCCTCCAGAATGTCTCCTAAATCAATGTCCTTCATGGATTTTATATTGCCATTTTGCAATTGGACGTTCGTGCTGGGATGAAAGCATTTACCGAGCGTTCTTACTAATTGCCCAGGTGGACCATTCCACGTGCTGTTCATCGTTTTAATGCTTCCGTCCATAATATACATAAGACTCACCATTACACCAATCGTTTTCCCGATCAAGTCCTTAATGCCCATGGTAATCCGTTGAAATTCAATCACCAAATTAAGGAAAACGCCGAATATGGATTGAATTGTGTCAGATATGAATGTCCGTATCTTGTCAAACATTGCTCTAATGTCATTGATTTCTCCCATAAATCCACCCAGGACACCGCCAAGCGAGCTTGTTATAAATGTAAGGGGTTGCAGTAGGTGGCCCATGAAGTTTGTTTGCATTGACTGAACACAGTATACGAAATTCTCCTCCATATTATCTGCTAAAGGCATATACATTGGATTGCATCTATATAGGGGCCATTGGGCTTTGATTTGGGCTACTTGGCTGTAATAAAAAATTGCCCCAACATATATTGCAAATGCTAAATTTACATAGATAAAATTGACCCAGTTTTTTCCAGAAGGCATGACTTATATTATTATTATAAAATTATTATAAAAATATAAGTTTTGTACACTTAATAACTTTAGTGTCTGCGGTATTTGCGCGATTTTCTCATTTGTCTTGTTTTTCTCATTTGTCTTGTTCTTCTCATTTGTCTGGTTCTTTTTGACCTGCGCATGCCCCCGCTCATGCATGGCCAAACCCAGTCTGGATTTCCGCCCCACTTTCGTCTAGACCCGCCAGCCTTGCTGTCAAATTGTTGATTTGCGCGTTGTTGTGTTGCCATTTGAGCAATCTGGAGCGTTTGCGCGTTTGTCGTCTGAGAAGGGCCAACGCCCGGCCGATAAGGCGACGGACTAAGCGCTATTGGTATGCGGCCATCAGCCGGCACTGCCTGCCCTCCACGAAACTTTTTCCTTCCGCCAGCAAGTGCCTTAGTTGCAGAAGCCTGTTGCGCACTGTTTTCACGCATATTATTCAACGCACTTTGGCCGGGAGTAGCGCCATTTAAGGGCACTTTCGTCTGCACCGGTATTCCAAGGGGAGTAGTTAAATTACTCATTTAATATATACCTATATTTTTATCTTTATCAGGTGTATTAGTTTAGAAATAAAATACTTAATCTTCTTATAGGTATAATGGACGATAAACAACGGTTGCAGCTCTCTAATATGATCAAGGCAAATAATGTTGAGGATCAGACCGGATTAATCCGCAATTTGAAGCATAGTCAGGTATTGCGGAACGAAATTAATAATATGATTGTTCTAAAGGCGAAGTACCGAGGCGATGACGAAATGATTTACGCGGAATGCGCAAGTGAGTGCAGCTTTTTATTCACGTACTATACCGATATTTTCAACAAGGTACGTAAGGACGAGATAGATATCAACATATTAAACCGATTCTTGGACGTGTTAAGAAAGATTGAGGACGGCGACATGGATCAACATGAGGGGTCATTTGCAGTTGGTTCTCTTTTAAAGGAATTGTATGTAGACAGCGCACTTAAGAAGGCCGAGAAATTGGACGCTAATTCCGAAAAAGCTCCCGAACCTAAGCAGGCTGAGGTGAACATCTCATGGAAGCAATTTAAGCGAATGGGCAAGTAAAAACACAAATGAAAACGACATAAACCTATTTCTATATATTTTAAATATATTTATGCCAAAAAATTATTCAGCCACATCTACAACACTCGTCATAGTTGAGTCGCCCGCAAAATGTAAGAAAATAGAAGAATATTTGGGGCCGGGATACAAGTGTCTTGCAACATACGGCCATTTAAGGGAGTTATCTTCGCTTAAGAATATTGACATTGAACATGAATTCGCACCAACATATACCATTATTGACAATGCAATTAAGAAAAAGCAAATAGAGGTCTTGAGAAAGGAGATCAAATCAGCTCGCGAGGTTATACTTGGACAGGACGGAGATAGAGAGGGCGAAAAAATCGCGTATTGCACCGCGCAAATTTTCAAATTAGACGTAAATAAAACAAAGCGCATTACATTTAACGAAATCACAGAGGCATCTATACAGCACGCAATTAGGAACCCACGAACCATAAATATGGATATTGTGTATGCTCAGCAGGCTCGCCAAATATTGGATATACTTGTGGGGTTCAAGGTCTCACCTATGTTGTGGAAGTTTATAACCGGGCCGAAAGGCAAAGATAAATCGCTTAGTGCTGGTAGATGTCAAACCCCTGCGCTACGGCTCATTTACGACAACGAACAAGACATTAAATCGGCGGAAGAGAAAAAGGTGTATAACGTAACGGGCTACTTTACTAATTCTAATTTGCCGTTTGACTTGACACCACAAGGGAAATATGAGACAGAAGACGACATTACAGACTTTCTCTCTGGTAGCTCAGAGTTCACTCATGTCTACAGCTGTTCCGCGCCAACAAAGGTGTTGAAATCGCAACCAGAGCCATTTACTACATCGCGCTTGCAACAGGTGGCCAGTAATGAGCTTCATTATGCGCCGAAAGAAACAATGCGAATTTGCCAGCTACTGTATGAAGGGGGGTATATCACATATATGCGCACAGATTCAAAGACATATAGCGGAGTGTTTGTTGACGAAGTTAAAACGTACATCAAACGCACCTATTCTGATGGAGAAAAATATATCAACGAGAATGTCGACTGCATGATAACTGGGTCTGTTAAGGAGCCTGTTGGAAAGTCAAAATCAAAATCAATCAACCCAGATAAACCGCCGCCGCAGGAAGCTCACGAAGCAATCAGACCTACTCATATTTCTCTCTGTGAGCTTCCAGAAACAATGGATTCCAAGGAGAGAAGGATGTACAAACTCATATGGGAGACAACATTAGAGAGCTGTATGGCTCCTGCGTCGTTTTATTCAATAACCGCGACCATTTCCGCATTTAACGACAATCGGTTCGTTCATACAAGTGAATTGATTGATTTCCCTGGCTGGAAAATAGTGGCAAAAAAATATCCGGCTGAAAATAAGGACTACCATTATTTGCGGCAGATTAAACTGAATGCACCAATCCCATATAAAAAGGTGTGTGCAAAGGTCACCATTAAGGGATCAAAACAACATTACACCGAGGCCAGATTGGTTCACCTCTTGGAAGAGAAGGGGATAGGCCGGCCGTCTACATTCTCTTCTCTCGTTGATAAAATCCAAGAACGAGGGTATGTCAAGAAGGAGGACATAAAAGGTCGCGAACTGCTCTGCAAGGACTACGAATTGGAGGGTGAAGATATTTTTGAAATTGAAAATAAGAGAGAGTTTGGAAATGAAAAGGGCAAACTGGTCATTCAACCAATGGGAATAATTGTGATGGAATTTCTGGAGAAACACTTCAATGAATTGTTCGATTATAATTACACATGCATTATGGAGGATTCTCTCGATAAGATCGCCAAGGGGGATGCACAGTGGGTTGACTTGTGTAAGAGCTGCAACGCGCAGATAGATACCCTGGTAGATGGACTGCGGGATGAAACCAAATTTGAAATTAAGTTGGACGAAAATAATACGTATGTGGTCGGCAAATATGGCCCTGTGATTAAATGTATAGAAGAGGTAGATGGTAAGGAGGAAATCACATTCAAACCAGTTAAAAAGGACATTGACGTGAATAGCCTCGAAATGGGTAGTTATACGGTGGAAGACTTGGTCGATACAAAAAAATCGGCAAAAAGTCAATTTATTTTAGGACAGCATAACGGTCATGATGTTATTTTACGTAGCGGCAAGTTTGGGCTGTATATCTCATGGGGTGAAAACTCCAAAACATTAAAGGAACTTGGGAACCGACCAATAGAGAATATTACGTTTGATGAAGTCCGGAAATATCTTGACGAAGGCAGCAATATGATAAGAGAGATTAGCGCGAGTCTCTCCATAAGAAGGGGACCAAAAGGAGACTATATATTTCACAAGACGCCGCGTATGAAGAAGCCTGGGTTCTATGATATAAAGTCATTTGCGCCCGAGACGAGTGAAGACTATAAAATGTGCGATGTGGTCATTTTAAAGTCGTGGATATCAGAAAAACACGGCATTGCTGCGTAACTAATAATATAGTGTGTTATTTATTAATAAAGGCGCGGTGGGTGTTTTACAGTATTCGAATTTCTCAAGATTTGTGGCAACTGCAAAACAAACTCAATATTAAACGAATAGTTAAATACACCGAAGTTTACGATCTGGCCATCATGGTACCTTAGCTTGATTTTGAGCTTCCTCATTCTCTCTGCAGGCGGATAATAAAACTTGTAAGGCAGCGACTCTCTGTCAAACCACTGGGCAAGGGGCGTTGTTGGCACAGGTATTTTCGCGAAGGAGGAATTCGCTATGCCATTCGTTTCATTTGTTTTTGTTGTAAATTCACTTAAATTATACGGCGCGGTTTCGTCAATGCAATTTTGCCCCTCTATTTCCATGTATATGAACGCTGGACCCATTAAATTAATTTTGTAGACACATTCTGCCCAATAAACAGCTGAGCCAACTAACTGTGGGTCCGGTAGAAGCCAGTACCCGTTGTCACCTGGAAACACGTCTCCGTAATAAAACCTCGGCGCTAAAACACCGCTGGGGTCGCTAATTGCCGTCACGTTATATCGCGGCAGGCCCACATTTCCAGGAAGACCCCACTCACTGTAATTCGGGAGACGACTTCGGGTGGCGCATGAAACGCCATTGGCACCCTTATCCGTCGTAAACTGGGTTTCATTGGTTAGTACAAACCCGTCGCAAATATTGCCAAACCAGATTTTCTGCTCAACCGTGTTATAAACAATAACAAACCGGGTGTATCCACCTGCGGCGGATAGGGCGGCCAATGCAGCGATATACTCCTGCTGTAATTGTGCGTTTATTACCGGGTCTGGGTCTAAAGAGGGGTTAACCGATTGCGCGGTTAAATATGCAGTTAGGGGTGCAGTAACGGCCGCATTAAACCGATTTGTTAATTCGGTGGCCATTTGCTGGGGGTTATAAAACCCATCGGAAATCTGAATAGAATAAGTCGTCGTTTGACTGAGAAATAAGTATTCAAATGTCTTCTGTGCGAGGACGCCGGCGGAGAACCCGTCAACCAAATTTGGGTTATACGGATTATTAATCGTAAATGTCATGGTTACATTCTCGTTGTAAGTAGAAAACGTGTTGTAATTAGACGGAAATGACCAGTCGGCCAATCGTAGCGCGATTATGTTTAGCATATCTTGCGGCATTTCAATTTCAAATTCAGACGAGGATGGGTATTTAACCATATCTCTATCTTCGGAATGAATAGATACGTATTTTCTGTAATATATATATTCCTGGGAATTAGGTATTAATGGGTGGTTATTATTTGTATTAAAAACTGGTTCATTAAAAGATGGCATCTGTCCTCGGTTGTTAAATGGTCCTGACATATTTAATATATTGTATTATTAATTTTTTATATAATAATACATTAATTTATTAAAAAAACTATCGGTTTATATATTATATGTCATTAATCGGAGCAGTTGCTAATTATGGTGGAAAACAACCGAGTAATACGCAAGATATAAAACAATTTGTTGTAGGGGCTGGTAGTTACGTTGTGTGGATCTATAAGAAGTTGCCAACCGGGCTACAGGTAATCACTCCAGCCGACAGTAAGAAACCAGTTTATCTTAATAACGACTTATATGTCAACGGTTCTATCTATAATAGTTCTGACGCTATTTTGAAGGAGAATGTTGTTGCATTGTCGGAAAGCCGCAAGGCCAACCTGTTATACTTAAAGCCGGTGGAGTATTCTTTTAAAGCCGATAGCACACACCAGTTGCATCATGGTTTTATAGCTCAGGATGTAGAAAAATTATATCCTGAGTTGGTGAAAACAAATGCGGTTGGATATAAGACCGTAAATTATCTTGAGTTTATTCCGATACTAATATCAAAGATGCAGGACATGCAGCGGGAAATAGACGAGTTGAAGGCCAAGTAACATGGGTAGTAACCTGGGCAGTAAAATAAAATAATATTCGACTATTATTTTATTTGCTAATTGAGCGTAAAAATATTATCACACAATAATATAAATGGGTACAACCGAAATGCTAACATATGTATATCAAGGGCTCCTTTTTGCGGGCTCCGTCGCAATTCTTGTAGGATGGTTGGCGTCGGGGCGAACCTCGTTAACCTCCTATATTGTAGGGTATTCTACATTGAGCCTCAGTATTCTATTGGCAACCACGCTGGTACTCTATATGCAATCAGGCAGGACCCTTACTACATGGGAACGAGTGCTGGCGATCTTAACGTCAACAGGTCCGTTTATATTAATGTTGGCAATTACGATAATCATGATAGTGTTGTTGGGGACGTACGGCAAGTTCATAGTTGATAACCACGTCGGCGATGGTTATTATAGCCGCGCAACTTATATTGTAGCCGTTTTGGGGTTTATGCTAACAATTGCCGCCAAGGCCCTGTCGTCAGACGAATTTGCTATTACGAAACAGCTCCCCCGTTCATCCTCATGGATTCTGTATATACTTAGCGCATTCGCCGCAATCATGGTATATCAGGCATATGTAATACTCAAGTACTTTAGAAGCGACGGGTTTACGGGAATCAATTAACTGCAATAAACTTGTATGTTAGCCCATATTCGTACTGGGTCTCCCATATTCCGGATATTTTGAGAACAAATGAACAAGCTGCGCGGTTCCCAACATCTGTGAAAATTTTCAGGGTTCCATTTTTTAGTTGTTCAAATATTTTATACTGTGCGGCCTTGTTGGCAATATTTATCTTTTTGAGTAGTTCTTCTTCAATAACCCTAACTCTCTCTATAATATCCTTGTGCCTCGCAACATTAAAGCCGCACCTATATTTTGTGTAGTACTTTTCACACACGACATCGTTCAGTGGAACGAGTAAATAGATTCCGTTTAATACAAAATTGCCTGTTGAATAAATAATTCGGATAAAATTTCCGTCGTTCATAACATTATTTTTTATAGGATCGCAAAAAAGCGCATTATTATCATCATATTGGTCAAGTGATTTAACAATATTCATTGTAATTAATATATAAAATGCTTTGTTTTTAAGCCAATATACTTTACACGATTGTAAAGTAGATTGACTGCGCGTCATTATATTTTGGTATGAAATGCACCATTTTCAAATGTTTGAAGGTATATATATTGGTTTATAATTCAAATAAAGAATATGTGATATACAATAGTAGTATTGCGAATGAAGTATTATGAAACTCACTTTGAAGAATATCTGACTGAAAATAGCCGCGTAAATTTGCACCCAAAACTGGATAAACTATATGCGAAGTTCCCCAAAACGCTTCCCGAGCTTAAAAACCTTATATTTTTTGGCCCAAGTGGAATAGGAAAATACACGCAAATGCTTAAATCCATCAGGCGGTATAGTCCGTCTGATTTAAAATACGAGAAAAAAATAAGTGTAACCTTTAATAAGCAGCAGTATTTTTTCAAGATTAGTGATATTCATTATGAGGTAGACATGTCGCTATTAGGTTGTAATTCCAAGCTGTTCTGGCATGATATTTATCAGCAAATTATTGACATTATCTCCTCTAAAACTGACAAGTCTGGAATTATCGTATGTAAATATTTTCATGATATCCATAGTGAGTTATTGGAAACGTTTTACAGTTATATGCAGCAAACCACTGACAAGTCAATTGATGTTAAGTTTGTACTAGTTACAGAGGAGCTCAGTTTCATACCCGATAATATACTAAATTGCTGCGAAATAATTAATATAAGTAGACCCACTAAAACCTCTTATGTTAAATGTGTTAAAACCAAGTTGCCTGCAAATTTTGTTGTTGAAAATATAACGAATATTAAGGGGCTCCATCTGTATACTGAAGATCTGATGTTACAGTACAAGATCATATGCAATAAAATAATACACAAGTTAGAGAACATTAACGAGCTTCAGTTCTTAAAGTTTCGGGATTTAATATATGACATATTTATTTACAACTTAGATATCACCGATTGTGTTTGGTATATTCTCTCTTCGCTTGTTAAGGGGGACAGATTTACGCCAGACAGTCTGTCCTGTGTTCTGCTTAAGACATATGGTTTCTTTAAATATTACAACAACAATTATCGTCCGATATACCATGTTGAAAATTACTTCTTGTCGCTGGCAAAGTTAATGCATAATTATTAATATGCCCATCTTCATTAATGCCTGCCTATTTACTCCAAGGAAGTGTCATATATCCAGAGGTAATAATCTTGGGCACTCTATTCTGAAATTGGTATCCTCGCAAATACAATGCCATCGGCGCGGGTATGGTATAATTTGCCTGTGCAACAAACCCAAAATTATTATAGTCGTTAGAGATGCCTCTTCTGTAAAAAACGCGACTTGTATGAATAGCCATTATACATTACGCAAATATAAAATAAATGCCGCGTTAATACTTAAAGTTTATAATTCATAAAATGTAATGAATTATAAAGAAGCTTTTGAAATATTGGAAATTGATCTGTCTGTCATCAGCGTAAATGATGTATCGACCGATTATTTAAAAAAACAGTATCGCAAGCTCGCGCTTAAAAATCACCCAGATAAAAACAACAATACGGCCGAGTCCACCACCAAGTTTCAACAAATACATGAAGCATATGAGTACCTGCGGAGAGAATTTAAACATTTACCCGAAGATGGCAGCGACGAACCCGTAGATGCAGATGAACCTATTTCTTCTCTCTATTTCGATATTCTAACAGGGTTTATGAAGACGATGTTTGCTGGAACATATGATGATGTCCTAACAAAGATAGTGAATGATATAATCGTCGCTGGAAAGAAAATATCCTCCAGAATATTTGATGGTCTTGATAAGGAAACCGCTCTTAACGTGTATACCTTTCTCTCTAATAACAGATCAGTACTTCATTTAAGTCAGGAAATGTTAGACATTATTCGGGAGGTTGTGGTTAAAAAATACGACAACATTGAAGTGTATCATTTAAACCCGAGTATATCAGATTTGATGAACAACAACTTATATAAATTATATGTAAATGATGCATTATATTTGGTGCCGCTATGGCACAATGAGTCTTATTTTGACGGGTCTGGATGTGAAATAATGGTAATATGTGAGCCCGAGCTTCCAAAGGGAATTGCTATTGACGACGACAATAACATATATGTAGAAACCGTAATTTATGGATATCGTGACCTGGTTAGTCTTATATTAGAAGACGGGTCAATCCATGTGGATATAGGAGAGAAGGAGTACAAAATTCCTGTCTCGCAACTGAACATGAAACAAGAGCAATATTATAGAATAAAAAACGAGGGGATCTCTAAGATTAAAAAGGATATGTGCGATGTGGCCGAAAGATCTGATATTATAGTGAAAATAAATATTGTATAAGCTGCAGGCTATAAGCATTTTAATTTACAACGGCGAAAGCTGTAAATTAAAGAAAAAAGTTTACAATTGCACAAACTTTTTATTTTTGATGATTTCTGTTTTGTTATTGTTATTCTTATGTTTGTTGATTTTTGTTAATTTCGGTTTTATTTTTAGATTTATGCATCGACCTTCTTCTTGGTGACGATCTTCTTCTTCTTAGTCTCGTCTACAGCAGCAGGCGCAGCCGCCGCAACTACAGGTGCTGGTGCAGGAGCTGCAACTACAGGTGCTGGTGCAGGAGCAGGAACATGTACTGGAGCCGGTGCAGGCAACTCATACTCCTCATCAGAATCGTCTACAATAGCAGCACCCTCTGGGTCAACTGCATCCTCAGGAGGAGGAAGTGCCTTTAGACGAGCAACATCTCCAGTCTTGGGCTTGATAAAGCACGTTCCTTCAACGAATGCAGACGTTCTTGGCTTCTGAACAATCGCCTGCTTCAAGTTCCAAGTAACTGAAACCTTGCCATTGATAAACCACAATCCGCCGCACTGAATCAAGCAGATTACATGCGTCTTGGGCTTCAAGAAATCAAGCGGAGTAATGTGTGGCGCACTCTTTCCCTTCAGAAACAACGGAGAGCCCTCCTCGTCATAAATCTCAGACTGCCAGACTCCCTTCCAGCACGGCACCTTGACCGAAATAGTCGGCGGTCTGGTGAGGTCAGGCTCAATGCTTCCCTTGTCCTTCTTAGGATGTCTAAACATAACATTGAATTTCTCATCCATAACATCTGGGCTGGTAATTGTCTTTCCGAACCACTCCTTCGAGTAAGTAAGCGCATCGGCCTTGATCTTTGCCTCAAGTGCACGCATTGATTCCAAGAATGCATCGCAGTCTGGGTTAGGGTACTCTGAGTTAGGAAATTGAAGAGACATAGTGAACTTTCCCGTGGGGTTCTTTGCCTGGTCCATTCCCTCCTGTGCGCCCCATGTCAAGATAAGAGGAGTGGAAATAGTAAGAGCCTCTCTAAAATTTTTATTGTACAAATTCACAACCTTGCCGCCCGCAGCATTTGCCTTGGGTGCAGAGTACGAAAGTACGCTGGTGTCAATGTTAGTTCCGTCGATGATTGCGCTTGCCATTCTATTAGTATAATTTATAATGATGGTATGGCTTTAAATCAATTTTTTTTTAAATGTAAAATAAAATTTAAAGTGCACCACAATATACCGTGCGCGCCGGATTGTCGTGTGCGAAATATCGTCAGCACAATTAAATTTAACTTACATGTAAAACAATTCAAAAAGAAAATAATATGTACATATAATATATGAGCGCTAATTTGAAGAAAAATAAGAGCATTGAAAGCCTAATAAATGAATATATGAGCGACATAGTAGATACTTGTGAAAAAAAACGGTCGGCAACTAAACGGAGCGTAAAGGTTAGTGATGAAAACGTTATTATCCCCACTGTAAATAATTATGAAATATTAAATAAATATAATTACAATCTGACTCAGCTAAAAAAAATTGCAAAGACATATAAAATTAAAATTAGCGGCAACAAAAATGAACTTGCGAGCAGAGTGTATTCATATTTATATTTTTCATCATTTATTATTAAAATACAAAAGGTGTTTCGTGGACTACTTGCGCGAAAATACAGGGCGATGCATGGTCCGGCATCATTGAATCATAAATTATGTACAAACGCGGACGATTTTATCACAATGGAGCCGGTTGAGGACATAAATTACCATCGGTTTTTAAGCTACACCGATGAAGACGGGTTTATTTATGGGTTTGATATTGTTTCTCTCCACACACTATTTTTAAAATCCAATGACATGGAAAATATAAGGAATCCATACAACAGAAATTTGATTCCAGACTGTGTGATACGATCCATAAAATGTATTTTACGATTAAGCAGAATATTAGGGATTCACATTAACATGCATTACGATGAGGATATTCCTGTTATTACAAATGAAAAGGCGATTGAACTGCGCGCACTGGGTCTATTTCAGTCTATAGATGCATTGGGGAATTATTCTGATCCTCAGTGGTTTCTCTCTTTGAACCGGATATCCTTAATTAAATTTGTCCGAGAGCTTACAGACATCTGGAACTATCGGGCTCAAATAACAAATGAAACAAAACGTAATATATGTCCGCCAAACGGCGATCCATTTAGGAATTTGGGGATGCAGTACATTTACACTGAGGAAAATATATGGAATGTTAAAAAGGTGATATTAGAGGTTTTAGAGAGGTTTATAAATAATGGAATAGACAACGACAGTAAATCGTTGGGAGCATATTACATACTCGGTTCTTTAACTTTAGTCAACGAAGCTGCTGCTACATCGCTACCGTGGCTTTATCAGTCTTTTGGGTACTTTTAATTTTGTGTAGGGCCCTATAAATTGTACATTTAAACTTACATTACCATACTATCGTAACAATATATATTATATGCGTTAACTCACTTAAAAAGTAAATACCAGTATATAGTATAATAGGATGCCTAAGAAGACTACCTCCACCAAGACCGAGACTGAACAAGTCGCTGCTGCCCCCGTTGTTGCTGCCGCCCCTGCTGCCGAGAAGAAGGCAAAGAAGGCCAAGGCTGCTGAGCCCGTTGTGGCTGCCCCTGCTGTTGATGCTGCCCCCGTTGTTGAGGCCGCTCCTGCTGATGCCGAGACCCCCCTCGCGGACCAGTCCGTTGAGTTCCTTGCCAAGTTGCAGCAGCTTGGTGCCCTCATCTCCTCTTTGAAGACCGAGTACAGAACCCTCGAGAAGAAGTGGACCCGTGAGGTGAAGACTGCCCAGAAGCAGTCCTCCAAGCGCAAGCGCAAGGCCGGCAACCGTGCCCCCTCTGGCTTCGTGAAGCCCACCAAGATCTCTGATGAGCTTGCTTCTTTCCTCGGAAAGGACAAGGGCTCTGAGATGGCTCGCACTGATGTTACCCGCGAGATCAACACCTACATCCGCGCGCACAAGTTGCAAGACAAGGAGAACGGTCGCAAGATCAACCCCGACACCAAGCTTGCTGCCCTTCTCAAGCTCAAGAAGACCGACGAGTTGACCTACTTCAACCTCCAGAAGTACATGTCTCCTCACTTCGCCAAGGCGGTCAAGGCTGAGGTCTCTGCATAAACCAATGCACCACCAAATACATAAATAAATATAATTCAAAACAAAATAAAAAGACCAAATAGCCCACCAGGGTAACCGAAAGACAAACAAAAATTATACGGTCTGCGAGACTATATAATTTATAATGAATAAATTTGGAAAACTTAATTTATCAACGCAATATATAATGAGTAACGAGTTGGCTATTTATAAGCAAAACAGAATTCGTGCGTTGCAGAACATTTATAATGCAAATATATCCCGCACATATTCTGCACTTGTAGCAAATGTTAGAAGTATTCAAACTGCGCGCATCACAGTTCACATAAAACATGCGAGAATAAATAACTTAATCGCGCAATATAACAAGGACGCTGCCGCGCTGGGCGATGCGTTCAATAAAAACAAACTTGCCGTTCAAAACTACAATCCAGTGCCTATTAAACCCGCAAAGCGTAAGAAAGCTCTCTTGGTTGGAATCAATTACATAGGAACATCGAACGAACTGTTTGGCTGCATTAATGATGTTACATCGATTAAAGAGAGAATAACAAAGGCTGGCTTTTCTGACATTAGTGTCGTTACAGATTTAACGCCGAAAAAACCCACGCGTGCAACCATTTTAGATGAGTTTAAACGTCTTCTCTCTACTTCCCAATCAGACGATCTATTATTTTTCTGTTATAGTGGCCATGGCTCCTACACACTTGATAGAAATAGCGACGAAACTGATGGTCGCGATGAAATGATTGTATCCTGCGACTTATATGGGATTGTAGACGACGAACTTAAGGCGCTGATACAAACCCATCTAAAACCAGGAGCCACACTGTTCGCAATGTTTGACAGCTGCTTCAGCGGTTCTGTATTGGACCTCAAATATCAATATTTGGACAGCCTCAATTACGACAATTATACCGAAAACGAGAAACAACTGGAAACGCGGGGAAATGTATTTATGATTAGTGGCTGCACAGACAACCAAACCAGCGCAGACGCATTTATAAACAAAAGGGCGTGCGGCGCAATGACCTGGTCCTTTTTAGAGGCCGTGAAAGAAAAAACAGGCTGTACCTGGCGGGAACTAATAAAATCAATGAGAGCCAAACTGAAAACGTCTGAGTTTGAACAGATCCCGCAATTTTCGTCGGGAACGTTTGTGAATATTGATACGCCCATATTCATTTAGAGCAGAGCAGCTTAGAAGTGTAGATGCGCATGCCGCGGCGGAAATATAAACCCGTCCGTCTGCAATATAGCAGCAATTTCGTCTCTATCTGTTATGCCATTTGCAATTCTAATGTCTTCAAACTTGTTTATGTTCAGGTCCGCTCGACTAAAGTCAAACATACTATTTATTCTTATTAAAATGTCGTAATCCTGAATATAATGGGTTTTCTCCATTAACCAGTCGTAGAATCCCAATTCAGTTTTATCCTTACGATATTTTTTAAAATGCTTCAAGGTTTCATATAGCGTTGGAGCATTTTTGCTGTCATCATTCGCCCTGTTATAATCGGTCCCAGATAGAATGCAAATTTCGCGCAATTCTCTCTGAGTTACATCCAATATTTCAAGTATCTTTCGCGTATCATATAAAACCGCAGTGTGATTTAACAGACTTAGGTATCTAATTACCCGCGGACACCCATAAACAAACATATCCATATCCTCACTTAAACAGGCCCACACCTTTCCTTTAACCGCCAATATTGCACACAACTCGTCGGCTTCTCCTGGAGCATCGCAATATGTCGCACCACATGCGCGAATTAAACCCTTTACGACCTCGGCATCAGTTCTGCTAACACAAACAAACTTTCTTTTCAGAATGTCCATGTTAGAAATAATGTCCTGTTTGTCGGCTTCGTCCATGTTCTGATTATTTTCAAGCAATTTTTTTAACCGATAATATTCCTCCTCTGCTTCCTTCTTATCCTCGCGGCGTTTGATTAATAGCTCCTTCTTTTCGGAGGGAGGTTTCCCGTCAAATATGAATATGGGAATTATGTTATAGTGCCGAAATACAGATAGCATCAAATACATATTCTCAATTAGAGAATCGTCTGATGCAAACTTATACATGTAGATGCTTATATCCACCGCAATTTTTTTGCCAGACATCTCTGCGATATTTATAAACTTTATCGCAGAGGAGGCATTATCCCGCAGGAAACTATTTAGGTTCCGAATCCCCATCTTTATGTGGTGATGATTATTTGAATGTTGCATCCTGTATTGGGTTCTGAGCAGTTGTCAATTTTATTTTTAACTGTCCTATCCCAGCTCACAAATGCTCATGCGCATGTTTGATAAAATATAATTCAACTTGGGCGACGTCGCCTTATTACCCAGCGTACCAATAAACCGACGCGTCTCAGCAATCGCTGTTAACATGCTTAGTCGTTTGTATTTGTGTTCAATAAAGGCGCAGAAATCCCTCTGATTTGCAATTGTCTTGTTGAACTTTAGGAGGGAAAAATTATTCTTTTTGCACCAAAACAAAAAGTCCTGATAGTTGTTGATAAGGATTGTTTTTATAATGTAGTAAGCTAATACGTTTGTCTTTTCCTTGTATAAATTATCACGGAGCATTCGGCTGCGACCGGTTGACGAATATAGGTCTTGGTATGACAGACCCATGAAGTTAAGCGTTTTTACTAATTGGAAAAAACTATAGGTCCGTTCAAAATTCATAAAGAATTCGGCATGGATCAGAAACTCGTCGACATTCTTTTTATTTTTTAGGGAAAAGAAACTACAGAACAATGCATTCATGGTTTCGGCCCAAAATTCGGTATATGCCTCGTACAGGTTAACATCAGACTTTACTTTGAAAATGTTTAAGATGCACTGATGTGCCTCGTTATTATTCATATCGGAGAAATCAAGCGCGAAATTATGAAACGTTTCGTGGATAAATACTTTAAACCACTCCTCTTGCCTAAACACAACTATTTCGGAATCTGTCGGGCACGTTCTCGTGAAAGCAGTATTCACGCTCATTTCGTCGAGTATAGAAATATTAGTTGACGGGAGGGTCTTTTCAAGTGACGTAAAATAAAAATAGACTGCAAGCGTGTTTGCGCATTGTTTTGAAGCATATAGGTTTAATATATATAGCCACATAACGATCGCATCAACATATCTGTTAAACATCGACATCTTAAGCTCGGCATTCACATCTTCTACCACAAAAATTAGTTTAACAGTTCGACTATAGAGAGAAAAGGTATATGTAATTTCGACGGCGGCAACCTCGTCAATATGTGCGCGCACTGCATCAGGGAAGCTGTTAGCATTAAATGTTTTTGGTCTGGATATTTGACTTGCATTCACAATTTTCTTAGTTGTAATAGTATAATACACGTCTCGCTTGAGAGTGCTTACAAATAAATATGCGTCATAAATGTCTTTATACAATTCGGTTAATATATCATTAGTTCGGTTAGTTTGTTTTACAGTATTTATATGCTTATTTTTCGTAAAAAATAGCATGAGATCCTTACTATTTTTAGATAATTTCATCTCTTACTATAGCATTCTATTTATTTTTTATTATTCTTTCTCTTAATAATATTTTCAGGTCTAAATATATACCATGGATAGCTCAATTATGATTATTTTAGCGATTGCATTGATTCTACTAATAGCGCTGAACCACATAACGATTGTACCTGTCCCAGCGCCTGCTTTTGCGAGATGCTCTCAAACCGCGTTCGGCTGCTGCCCAGATGGAGTGAACTCAAAAATAAATTTCTTTGGAACAAATTGTCCCGGATATAGACCGCGTCCTCCATACCCAACTCCTGGGCCTGATCCCGAACCGATCCCAGGGCCTGGCCCAAAACCGCCCAAATCAATTGGCGGATGTGCCGGTACAAGATATGGATGTTGCCCAAATAATTCTACGGCAAAAATAGACACGCAAGGTAGCAATTGTTAGGCCTGCACAACGTGTAAGAATTATAGTTTCTAATTAAAGTTTGTAAATACTTAAAAACAAATTATTTACATACTATAAATGCCCGCTCCGAGAAAGAAGAAGGTTGCTGAACCAGCAACAAATGACAGTTTAGTTGATAACATTCAGGAGAATGTTACTGCTTCAGAAGTAGACGTAGACGTAGAGGTTGAGACTGTGAGTGCATTGGCGCTTGATAACATTTATGCTGCTAAGGAAGGGGCTGCAACTACTATGAACGAGCAAGTGGCTGCCGCGCAAGAACAGGTCGCTGCCGCGCAAGATCAAGTTACTGAACAGGTTGCAGCTGTGCAAGAGCAAGTTACTGAACAGGTTGCTGCTCTGCAAGAGCAAGTTACTGAACAGGTTGCAGTTGTGCAAGAGCAAGTTACTGAACAGGTTGCAGCTGTTAAAGAGCAAGTTACTGAACAGGTTGCAGCTGTGCAAGAGCAAGTTACGGCTGTCGCGGGAAAAATGCTTGATAACGCAAAGAACACTATTGTTGAGATGGCAACAAAGTCCCTGGCCGAAACCGTCATGTCCGCCCTTAAACCAGGTGGAAAGGATTTGAAGATTGTCATTAGTAAATCGGCATCTAATATGATAACGGCCGTCGCATCATCCTCGCCGGCCGTATTGGATGACATTAAGAAGTCGTTATTGGAAGTTATCAAGGATAACAAGATTGATTCCAGCGATATTCCTCATTTGATCTCTATCATCCAAAGCCTATATGAGATTGTGTGCAACCTAAAAGAATTTCACCTGGATAGCCAATCAAGGGCGTCTATTTGTGCAGAGGTTCTTAAATTTATCTCTCACTACTTGATATTAGACGACCAACTCAGCGTTGATAAGTTGGATCAAATGATGTTCTTAAATCAAATTGATACCTTAATTGACTCGTGCGCCAGTCTGTTGAGCTTCTCATCTGCAATTAAAATTGAAGGCAACTGCCTTTTCCCATTCTTTTGCAAATAAACCACCTGTATAATCATTTTTGCTGCATTGTATCATAAAATATGTAATTCATTATTTTATCATAAATAGACCCCAACCTTTAAATATTGCTGCGGCGAATTTTATCACGAACTAACATAAGTTCATCAAACACATCCGGCTCAGCACCCTTTACAAAGTGCACCAACTTTGCATCATTTGTTCCCAACAAAAGTCGCTTCAACTCCTCGTTCTGCGTGAACTTTGCGTACTGAGCATCATATATGGCCTTTCGACTTCTCTGTCCAGAAAAATCTGCGTCTACGACAACCTCAATCGGTCTAAATAGCTCACCCTTATACTTTCCCGTCTTACCTCCTGCGCCCTTCGCCATTAGCGGATCCTTTGATAAGTCCGTTCCAGAATCAAGAGAGAAGCCCAAATAGAAGTCGGGGTGTCCCTTTTTAAACTTGGACGCCTCGTAAAAATGTTCCACTGTTGCCCACTTATGATTGTCAAGTGTAAACGGTTCTACCCAGAAATTAGATAGTTTTTTGCGCCATTGTGGAATAGTTGCCAGCTCCGAGTATTCCTTCATTCTATCGTTTGGGATTTTCTCTCCACTCCCTCTTCCCGGAAGTGGTTTATCAACTGACTTTGAGTAAAACTGAAACACAATATCGTCATTGTAGAGTCCTCGTAATTTGCTCTCGCTAATGTCATCGTATACAGTCTCCTTTTCAGCCGACGGCGTTTTAACATTCTTAGCCTTGAATTTTTGAAAATCAGGAATAATGGAAAAAGGACCAGCGTTCTTCTCTATGCACCGCTCTGCGATTAATTTCTTTACATCATACGGGATCTCAGTAAACTTAAAAATCATCTTCTTTTTATATCCGACAAGCTTATAATGGCTACCGGTGTGATCAATAATAATGTAAAACTCCGGCGTAAACCTGCCGCGCTCCTGCAAAATATTGTCATTTAATTGTCCGCACTGCACCACATTTTTCAGGTCGCCCGATTTATACAGTTCACTGGACATGATAATAAACTTGATGTTTAAAATTCTCTCCAACGTAGATATTGCCCAAGTGTCCCCCCAAAACTCGCACTTCCTAATTTTCGCCCTAAATGCATCTAACGTGTCAACGCCCTTCATAAACTTGTATTCCCTCAGCATTTCAGTGGTCACGCGTTTCTGTTTAACGAGTTGGTCATGTTCAGTTTTCACCTTTTTAGCCTCATTGGAAATTAATTTCAACTCATTTCTATCAATGATCTCGGTATGTCGTTGCTTTAGTGCAAGATATGCAGCGGCCAGCTCCTTTATGGCGTTGGTTTCGCGTATTAGTTCAGCGGTGTAGACATCGTATTGCTCCTTGTAGTTCAAAAAATTATCCTGTGTCGCCTCATCAGACAACTTCTTTCTAATCTTGTTAACAGATGTTTGCTGAACAATGCTGGAGAATGCGTCTCTAATTGTTGCAAATAGACAGTCCCCACCACCCTCATTGTCTGTAATCGTATAGTTGTTATTTTTCATGAATTTTTCTATCCATGCATCCTGTGGTGATTCGTGGTACTTTTCTTTAATGTCCTTCGCCTGTTTTTTGGTCTCTTCTCTCAGCAACGGGGGTAGCGGCACACCCTTTGTCATAATAAATATGTCTTCTCTCTCCTTAGGGATCTCATAGTACTCATTATACTCTACAATTTCCTCCTCCTTTTCGCCCTCATCGTCGGTTTCTTCCGCCACGTGACCTTCTTCAACTGCGTCCTCTTTAAGCCTTCGTATAGGAACGTCAGGCTTCAATCTGAGTTTATTCAAGAACTCCTTTGTTGCAAATGCGTATATAAGTGGGTCGCCCATTTTTTCCACATCAAGGTTGTCGCCTTCGTCAAAATAAGATAAGTAATCGGATGCCTTTATTTCATATACGCCAATCTGAACAACCTTATTGTTGTATTTAACTAAATAAATAGGAAAATATAATACGTTCTTGTCTTCAAATGTGTTCTTGCCGCCGCCAATAGCAATAATAACGTCAATCTCCTTTAGTTCTATCTGATATAAATTTGCCTCTAATTTCAAATCATTTTGGTCCACGCTTTTAAGTTCGGGATAACTAACGTCTTTATTTATTTTTGATAACACCATTTATAAATTATTACAATATTTTATATTTAACTCAAAATAAATACAAAATAATACAATTACCATAAGACAAACTTCTTCATGAACTTGTCATTCTTTAATTCATTTGCATAAAACCACGCGGTTCGTCTTTTATATACAACATCGCTGTTAAGCGGGTTCATTTCAAATTCAACCAAAATTTGAATAATTTGCTCCTTGTTGCATTTGTTAGCTTTTAGCTCTTTTGCGAAACCGTAATAATCGCAAATTAGCAACAGTTCTTTAACGGTAGAATTCTCGCTATAATTAATCATATATGGAAATGATAGATCGACATCCACCTGCACATTGCTGACTTCGTCCATTAATTCATTAATTATATCGCTATTACAACACACAGCATCGTCATTAGGGTTATCATCAAAAGAAAAATAAATATGCGCATCATCATCCGACATAAAATATATTGACGCATATTTTTAAATACTATTTTTAGTTGTATATCTTTTTGCCTGTTACTCCGTTATACCCTGTACTTTGTTGAATCGTTATCCCATTACATTTCAATCAAGTCCATAAACTTGAAGAGCGACTTGTTCGTCAAGCTCTTAAAATCCTTCACCTTGCTGTTTGCAATGCGTTTCACCGCCGCGCTGATTGTAAGCCCGTCAATAAGTTCGTAGTCATTCTCTGTAAACTCGTCACACAGTTCCTTCTTATACAGAATACCAACGGTTTCTGTGAGCTCCTCAACCACGTTCTTCTTATCATCAATGACAATATTTGCATAGATCTGCGCAAGCAAATTTCTAATAATATTTATGATTTGTATCTTGGGAATCACCCCATTAGCCATTAGGTTCAGGTAGAAACTCGCCAATGACTTTCTCTTTTCATTCGTCTTGTTGATTTCACAGAACCTGTCGTAATTGGTCGCCGGGTCAACATACTCAATAATATTAAACAGGTCAGTAAACGCGCGGAAGTTAGTTTCAAACGTGTCCATCAACATCTCATATTTAGACGACAAGTCAGAGTACAACTCGGCATACATTTTTGAGTAAAACCGGTTAGTAGATGCAATCTCAAATATGATAGAACTAAACCGAGACATATCGTCGGCAGTAATATTCTCCACGATGAGCTTATCAAGAATCTCAATAATCTTGTTGCGCATGTCAATGTAGTTCTTGTCCGTCAGCTTATTCAAGTATGCGCGAACTGTATCAATCTGAGAATCAAGCCCAACCTTGCCTTCAATCTTTGTAGGCTGGAAGGTTCTATTTGGCTGCCAGTCATCGTCATTCGTGATTTCCTGCCCCTTGCTTCGCTTGTTCCTCTTATATCCGGGAGTGTCCTTGGGAGCAACATCGCTCTTCAACGGATTTTCTCGCTTTTGAAATACGGGCGTTTTCACATAGTCAGGCGAACCAACTTGTAGTGCCAAATTTGAAATATTTTCAAGGACTTCGTCTGGCAATTTATAGTCAAACCCGGCGAACAAGATAGTCGTTATATTATCCAGAGTATATCTATGCATCGCAGTCGTCATCCTATATGTCTTATACTACACAAACAATATTTATATCAATTTTTTTTCAATATTATAATATTTTTAAATATGCTTAAACAGAAGGCGATATTATAGTATAAATGGCAACTACAGAACCTGAAGTTATCAGCGCGGAGGGGGGGAACGGAGAAATATATGATTCTTCGTATGAAATTAATACATGGGACGATTTAGAACTGAGTCCCGATCTATTAAGAGGCATTTATGCTTACGGGTTTGAAAACCCGAGCCCTATTCAAAAAAAGGCAATCAAGCCTATCGTTATGAAACGAGATGTGATTGCCCAGGCACAGTCCGGTACCGGCAAGACGGCCACATTTACTATCGGCGCATTGTCAAACGTTGATGTGGCGATTAATTCTACACAGGCACTCGTCCTATCTCCTACTAAAGAGCTAACCCTTCAAACAGCAAAGGTTTTTGAGGGTATCGGAAGTATGACAAAGGGACTGCGCGTACAATCCGCATTCGGCGGGTCGGCAGTCGACGAAGGGAGCAGTTTTTCAAGCAAGAACGTTCCGCACGTAATCTGCGGATGCCCCGGCCGCGTATTTGATATGATGCGCCGTGATAGAATTTCTTCTCATAAAATTAAGATTGTGGTCCTCGATGAGGCGGACGAACTGCTATCATCTGGATTCAAGGAGCAGGTGTATAATATTTTCCAGTATTTAAGCCCCGACGTTCAAGTCGTGTTGGTTAGCGCGACTTTGCCGGAGAGCATGAACGGTGTTATAGAGAAGATTATGCGAAACCCAATTAAAATCAGTGTTAAGCGTGAGATGCTCACGCTGGAAGGTATCGCACAGTATTATATTGCGGTTGACGATGATCGCCAGAAGTATCTAACCTTGAAAGATTTGTTCTCGTTCTTGTCTGTTTCGCAGTGCATTATTTACTGCAATAGCGTGAAGCGAGTGCAAGATCTATACGAAGCAATGAAGGAGGATGCATTCCCCGTTTGTCGTCTTCATAGCGGGATGGACAAGACAGAACGGGCCGCAGCGTTTAGCGAGTTCAAGTCTGGCGCATCGCGCGTCCTTATTTCATCCAACGTAACAGCAAGAGGCATTGATGTCCAGCAGGTTAGCATTGTTATTAACTTTGATATCCCCAAATGCGTCAACACCTACCTTCACAGAATCGGCAGAAGTGGTCGGTGGGGAAGAAAGGGTGTCGGTATAAATTTCATTACAAGACGAGACATCAGCAAGCTGAAGGAGATTGAGACGCATTACTCTACCCAAATCTCGGAAATGCCCGCAAATGTCAAATTTATCTCGTCTTAATAACCATGCGTTTCTTAAAAATAATTGTATATCGTATAATTGTATATTAGTTACGATTCGTAAAATAATCCATTTTATTTAAATTTAGAAATAATATGGATAACAAACCAAATAAACCAACCGGACCAGAACTCGTACCAAGTATTGTTGATAAAGTGAACGAGCATTTCAAAGTCCCAATTTATTATAATAATGACAAGGTTGAACTGAAGGCAAACGTTATTGCAGATTTAGAATTGGTAAAAACCCACGATGCGTCATGTAATTCTATTTACACATTTTGTTTCAACAACGAGAACGATATTTCTACAAAATTAAACGAGCAATTGGTAAAATATTACACCACGGATGTTCTCTTTTTAAAGGATAATCAAAAACTTATAAAGGAGTACACCGCTCCGGAAACGAGATATACAGGTATATCTGCCAACTATAAAACCGTCGTTGACATTTGGAACGAGTTGAAGTTGGAAGCCGGATTTAGAGAGAAATATTATTATATTGAATGGGAAGCCGGTGAATTTCTGAACAGGTCTGAGGTCTTTTTGCAATTTATTAGCATCTACAACTTGTTCTCCCCCATATTCTCTCTATTTGTGCCTGTAATAATAATGATACTACCGTTCTTTGTACTAAAAATGAAAGGTCTACCGCTTACGATAAATGAGTACATTACTGTATTAAAAACTGTCGCCGAAACCAACGCGATTGGAAAGTTATTTACGGTGAACTTTTCAGAGATCACGGCACAAGAACAAGTATATATTTTTGTATCGGCAGCATTTTACGTATTTTCAATATACCAGAATGTAATGGTTTGCGTGCGGTTTAATAACAACATGCGGATTATACACAACCACTTCAGGGACCTTCAGTTATACCTGGACAATACATTGGTTTCCATGGGCAATTATCTGAAATATTCAGCTGGTTTGACCACACATGAGGCATTTAACAACAACCTGGTAAATAAAATGGGCGTTCTTGAGAAGATTAATAAGAACATAAAATCTATATCAGAGTACAGTGTATATAATATTGGCAAATTTAAGGAAATCGGTCGAATATTTAAATACTTCTACGAACTGCACACTGACAAGGACTACGACGATGCTATCATGTACTCGCTCGGCTTCAATGGGTATCTTGACTGCCTGAATGGATTACAAACTAATATAATAGAGAGAAAAATGAACTACGCCTCATTTATAACAGACACCAAAAAGACGGTATTTAATAAGAGCTATTATGCTTGTCTGAAAAACGAGAAACCTGTAAAAAACACAATTAAGCTAAAGAATAATATTATTATAACCGGCCCCAATGCATCAGGGAAGACTACGGTCTTAAAGTCGACGCTAATTAACATCATTCTTACTCAACAATTCGGGTGCGGGTTCTACGATTCGGCAAAAATTGCGCCGTTCAAATACTTGCATTGCTACCTGAATATTCCCGACACGTCCGGACGAGACAGCCTATTTCAAGCAGAGGCGCGGCGGTGCAAGGAAATATTGGATACTATAAGCGCGAACAAGAAAGACGCCCACTTCTGCGCATTTGACGAATTGTATTCTGGCACAAATCCTGAGGAGGCTGAAACCAGTGCATCCGCGTTCATGTTATATTTGCAGAAATATAAGAACGTGTCCAGCTTACTCACAACCCATTTTGTTAAGGTGTGTAAGAAATTAGACAAGATTCCCGGAATCCAAAACTGTAAAATGATGGCAGAAAAAATAGAGAATAAAATAAAATACAGTTACAAGATAACAAAGGGTATATCCCACATAAAGGGCGGGATCAACATCTTGACAGACATGAATTATCCTAAGGAAATTATCGACAATACCGCTCTTGATGAGACCGAGCGATAATTTTCTATTTTATTTCTCATTTAGAACAATGGCAAAGAACAAAATCTATCTCATATTTAGGCACAATGAAGTGGTTCATAGTATATTTGTTATACTATGATTTTTTCTACTACTTTATGCACAGACTATTACACACCCGGTATTTTTACCCGATTCACAAGATTCACCACCAGAAATATAACCCTGATTACCATGATTTTTATAACGTACGGGTAATTGAGGTGCCATTAACCGGCGTTGGGTTATTTGTGGCGATGTACCTACACAAAATTTACATATATCAGCTGATATCATGTATCCTATTTATAAATGCGCGAGGCGTCATGGAGCACGACGCAAGAGGCATATTTTTGGTAGGCAAACATCATTTGGAACACCACAAATATATTTCCTGCAATTATGGCGAATATTGGATGGATTATATTTTTGGCACAGCCCGCCCAACGCACAGAATAGTAAATTAGATGTAGAACTAAACAAATAATAAATCAATTCGTTAATTAACAAATTAATTTATATAACCTTTTTGTAATAAAATGACAGCCTTATCTGAATTATTCACTCCCACATTCTTGATGTTTTTGGGTATATTATTACTCGTTATTGCTCTTGTTGTGGTTTACTTTGAAAGTAAAATGCGAGATCAAAACCACAAAATCGCGTCCATGTTAAGCCTGGTGTCTACTTTAGCAGAAGATATGAATGGTGTAAAAATGGGGCTAAATCAAGTGGCAATGCATCAAATGGGTGGGCAACAAATGGGTGGGCACCAAATGGGTCAAATGGCCCAAACAGGCATACAATCGCAACCTTTAGAGAATTCTAATAAATCTCTCTATTTGCAGGAGGCAAATAATTTAATAGCGGTTTCTGACGATGATGACAGCGAAGAAGATGACGAGGATGACGAGTCTGCAATTGATGATTCGGGCTCTGATATTGATGCGGCTTCACTATCCGATGAGGACCAGGACTCTGATGATGAGTCAAGCGATGATGATGAGCCAGTCGTAAAGGTCCTCAGGTTAAATATTCAAGAGCAGGACAATAACGAAGATGTGGGATTGAATGAACTCGGGGATTTAGACGATTTAATGGATGAGGCGCTGTCAGTCTCCAGCGAGGACAGCTCAGAGTACCAATTGGATATACAACCAAGCGACTTTATTGCAGCAGAGGAGATTAAGGACGAAACGCACTTAAATATCTCTGCAGCTGATTTCAAAACGATCAATATCAGTTTAGAAGAAGAGAACGGCGCAGAATCAGTGGATTATAAAAAGCTACCGTTGCCTAAGTTAAGAAATATTGTTACCGAAAAGGGATTAGCCGCAGATGCCGCAAAAATGAAAAAGAACGAGCTGCTTAAATTGCTTGAGGCAGAATAAGATTTTATCTTGTAGTTATATAAATGAGTTGGGGCGTATGCTATTCTGGATCTAATAATATCAATTTCAACTTCCCTCCTATTATGAGCGATGGAAGAAACTACGCCACTTGGCAGCCTGCCGCTGTTGTGAACCAGAGAATCCAACAAAAAGAGGGAATCACGTCAAACTGGAACTACCGCCAATACTTGCAGAACAATGGTCTTCAAATCATGAACTACAATAGTGCCGAATCGTGCTACGAGTTGGGGCTTGACCCTCATGTAAAAACAGACCGAACGCCGTCTGATAATGTGCCATACAAATTTAAAAACACATTTGATACCGCAAAACCCGGGTTTGGATATTGCAATAGCGACTTAAAGAACCCCTATCTAACAAGAGAGCAGTTAAACGCCCGATTGATTGCGCCCTCAGTGAACCCTGCGAATTACCAAAAGGGAAATATGTAAAAAATGTGCATGAAAATATGTAATAGCCGCGCAAACAATATAATAATAAGTTTTATAATTTATTATTGTATGAAAATCTTGTCAATTGACGTTGGCATCAAAAATCTGGCCTTTTGCCTTTTTGAAACAACCGCAGGTGCAGACGGTTTTAAGGTAACAAAGTGGGATATTGTTAATATATCCGAGCAGGAAGAAACAATCAATTGCTGTTTCATTGAAAAAAATATAGCCTGCGACAAACCCGCAAAATTTAAGAATAACGACGAGTGTTTTTGTTTAAAGCACGCAAAAAAACAACCACTACAGGTACCATCAGTGGAACAGGCGCCGGCCTTTATTAACAAACAAAAGGTTCAAAAACTTTATGAGATTGCAGATAACCACAATATTAAGTACTCGTCAAAGGCTAAAAAGCCAGAATTAGTCGCAGCAATTAACGATTATATCAGCGGGAGTTATTTCCAAGCAATTGAAGCCAAAAAGGCGGCCGACGTAGACCTCTTCAACATTGGGTTAAACATAAAGACTAAATTTAATAAACTATTCGAGTCCGAAGGCAAAATAGAGTATGTTATTATTGAGAATCAGATCAGTCCGATTGCAACGAGAATGAAAACGATTCAAGGCATGATTGTTCAGTATTTCATCATGTCCAATATAACTGTAGACCACATTGAGTTTATTTCTGCCGGCAATAAATTGAAGGATTGCGATGCAAAGGACAAGTCAAATTATAGCGACAGAAAAAAACTTGGCATCTCCAAATGTTTAGGAATTATAACGGATACCGATAGATTCAACGAACACATTGAGTACTTCAATAAACATAAAAAGAAGGATGATTTGTCTGATTCGTTTTTACAGGGAATCTGGTTTATAAACAACAAAAAGTTCTAATGCAATTAAAATATATATTTTATTATTCGTAAGACTTAAAATTAAAAGTTCTAGTTAATGAATAGATATAATGGCTGACATGATTGAAATTACAGAACTCGACTTTGACGACAATAATTTCGGTGGAAATAGCGGTTTCGGCAAGTCATCCAATTTTGGGGGCGGCCTGGAATTGCTTATGAACGACAAGATTAAGGAAAGCCGGAAGCCGACCAGCGATATTGATTTAGACGATTTGAATAACCTGGAAAACGAGCTGAATGATCTGGCTGATATTACGCCATCCGTCAGCTCTAAACCCAAGTCCGACTTCTTTAAGAACCCAAGCGTGTCCTTTGATGAGCCTCGCAACATTAAGTTGGGCGAAGGCGACGCCTCTCTTGGACAAGCTACCTCCCAAACCGAATCTGACACCAAAACATGGGATGGTTACGGCAAGTTTAATAATATTCCTATGAATCCCGACAGGCAAGGCCCTGTTGAGCCCAAGTTGTCCAGAGAGGAAATGATGAAGGAGAAGTTCAAGTATCTCAGAAAGCTCGAGGCGCTGGAGAAGAAGGGCGTGGAATTGTCTAAGAAATACTCCATGGAGTCCTCCCTGCAGGAAATGATGGGCGAATATGAGACCATCATGGATGAAAAGAGCAAGCTGAATTCCGTCAAGTTTCAGGGCAATATGCTCATGGCGGTTATCAATGGTATGGAGTTTTTGAACAGCAAATTTGACCCCTTTGACGTCAAGTTGGACGGATGGAGCGAACAGATCCAAGAAAACATTACCGATTATGATGACATCTTCGGCGAGTTGCACGAGAAATACAAGAGCAAGGCATCCATGGCACCCGAGTTAAAGCTGCTTTTTCAATTGGGCGGAAGTGCCATGATGGTTCACATGACAAACACCATGTTTAAGAGCGCAATGCCTGGCATGGATGATATTTTGCGTCAAAACCCCGACTTGATGCGTTCATTCCAATCAGCGGCGGTGAATACAATGGCCGGCTCTAATCCTGGATTCTCGGGGTTCATGGGTGGACTAATGAATGATTCTGGACGCGCTGGAGGCAACGGAATGGGGCCTCCGGCGCCAATGCAGACGCAGGGACCGAATGCACCCCCTCCGCCCATGGGCAGACCAGGCAACAACAACTACAGCAGACCTGACCTGAACATGAGCCGCAGCTCCTTCACGGATGATGGTATTAGTCTTAGAGAGAACTTTGAGCGCCCAGATGTGCAAGATAGAACAACGAGCCGGAAACCACAGCCTCGTCCAGAAATGAAGGGCCCCAGCGATATTTCTGACATCTTATCTGGGTTGAAGACAAAGACGATTAATATTCAAGAAGCGGTGCCTCAGCCCCAATCCAACAACGATAGCAGCACGATAAGCATCAGCGACCTTAAGGAACTGCAGGCCGAAGGAACTATGCCGAAGCGCAGTGGACGCCGCAAGAAGTCCGCGAGCAATACAGTTTCATTGGACATCTAAATAAAATTTTTATATGCGTTACAAAAATTTTATATGTTATTATATTAATATGCTCAAGAGACCGCGCGGGTTGATGTTAGAGCTGCCATCCCAAACTGATTATGGTAATACTGACACAGAAGCAAGCAGTAGAAGCTCACCTGAGACGGTTAGCAGCACAGGCTCCCCTGAAACTATAAGCAGCAGAAGCTCCCCAGAGACAATCGGACCGGATAGCCCGGAAAGCGTTGAATACAGTTCACCCCTCAAAAAACGGCGACCTATGCCGATTCCGCCTGTGCAGGTTTCACCTATGCCGATTCCAGACCAGTTGGCATCCCTGCTACTGCCAAACAATATTACAAATATTAACAATATACAGGAGGGGAACTTTGGGGATATGGTTGCCCGGAAAAAGAAATCCCAATTTGTTGCCAGAAAAAATTCAACAAAATCATTAGGCATAGAATTGTATTTTTTTGAAAATAGGGCGGAAAATACCTTTACAAAAACGTTCATTTACAGTAAATACGATGACCCCCAACTCGTCCTCGTCAAGATATTATCTGAAGTGTATTATCACCAAAAATTCTACAATTTGCAGGATACATGCAAATTTAAGGCACCCAAACTAATTAAATATGGGTATGTAGAAAACGCGAATGAAGATATAGATTTGTCAAATTTTTTCATGTTTTACATGAAAATGGAGCGTATAGATGCGTTGCAGGTATCTAAACTAACCGGAGATGATGCGCAAGAGAAGTGTAAAGAATATCGTTCCAAATTAGTCGAAATAAATAAGTGTTTACAAGACAACAATCTATATCACAATGATTTGCATGCAGATAATGTAATGATTAACAGAGATGGGAACATTGCTGTCATTATAGACTTCGGAGAGGCTACTGACACATTAACAAAATTTGATAACTTTGACAAATTTTGCACCAAATTTGAAAAAAAGAGAGCAGAACCTGAAGCAGAACCCGAATCAGAACCCAGAGTTGAAGGCTCTACTAAACGACGTAGAATAGACGGCGGTCGCAAATCAAGAAAACAACTCAAAGTCATAAAACGAGGCGCCACAAAGAGGCGTCCCGCCAAAAAGATGCGGCGCACAATAAAGAAACGCCGTTCTTCTCGCCGTGCCAGAAAATAACTGTTTATTATTATCTTATTATCATTGTCATCTTAACTTTACAGGGATCATGTAAAGTTAAGCCACACACAGTTATTCCACTGTAACAACCTTTGCCAAATTCTTGGGCTTATCCGGATTTATGCCGCGATTAACAGACAAATGGTACGCTAACAATTGTATCGGGATGATGCCCAATAGCGATGCATACGTCTTATTTTCCGGCACAAATATGACATCACATTCTACATCATTTAAGATTGTCTCATCATTACTTATCATCAGAACCGGCGCCCGCCGCGATGCAACCTCCTGGTAGCAATTTAGCGTCTTATCGCGATGCGACCGGTCCAAGTTGAGAATAATCACAGGAAAAGTCTCGTCCAGCAGCGCAAACGGCCCGTGCTTCAACGAACTCGACGAATACCCCTCGCTATGAATATAAGAGATCTCCTTTATCTTCAACGCCCCCTCCTTGGCGATATACTCGTCCCGCCCCTTCCCAAGTACAAACATATTCGTCGCCGTTATTTTGGCGGAAATCTCCGCAATGCGCGCACTACATCCGTCTAAGGCGCTTTTTATGTCCACTGACAGATTATGTAGGTCGTCAACCATTTGCGACCGTTTTTTCTCGTTTACATTATGTAATTTGGCAAACCATATAGCCGCCATGGACATGCATACCACCTGACTCGTAAACGCCTTGGTAGACGCAACCCCGACCTCCTTTCCTGCGTTGCAATAGATCCCACAATCCACCTCCCGCGCGATTAATGAATCCACCACATTTATGATACCGATGGTCATAATGTTTCTTGTCCGCGCAATGTCAATACACCGATGTAAGTCCTTGGTTTCGCCCGATTGAGATACCAATATAAACGCCGTATCTCCTGCCCGTGGTATGTCCTGTTCTGCGAACTCTGCCCCGTCAAACACTTGCACTGTATTAAATTCACACAATTGCTTAAAAAAGTTCATGCCATACAATCCAGCAAAATAAGATGTGCCGCATCCCAATATGATTATATTTTTTATGACCATTAATGCGTCAGCCCGCTGTTCCAGTCCACCCAACTTGACTTCGCTGTTATTTTTAATCCGGCCGCCCTTGTTTATAGAACTGAGAACCACATTTGGCTGTTCGTTTATTTCCTTCAGGGTCCAATGAGGGTACGGCGCGGGAGTTAAATCGGACGCTACTACATTCACATTCTTTTTTGTATAGGTGTGCGATGTAGAAACCGAAATGGCTTCCGGGGACCGCGTTATCACGCAAATATCATCTGTCCGCAAAGTTATATAATTACTTATCATATTACAAAACCCGCTCTGTTCTGATGTAACAATTACGCGGTCCTCAGTCTGTCCAACTAAAAGGGGCGATCCGTTTCGCACGCAAAACAACTTTGCCGGTTCGTGAGTAGATTGGACTAAGATCCCATATGTTCCCCGCAGCTCACCAATTGTCTTCTCAATGGCTTCAAACACGCCGACGCCCATATCGCGATAATGATGCTCAATCAGATTGGCGATGACCTCTGTATCAGTCTGTGAATAAAATGTGTATCCGTGTTTCATCAAGAGGGCCTTCAATTCGGCGTAATTTTCAATAATCCCGTTGTGAACAATGGAAAAAGTGCGGTCGTTTGACAAGTGTGGGTGAGCATTTATGTCGCTCTTAATGCCGTGAGTTGCCCATCGATTGTGCCCAATGCCAATAGTCGCGCCCCCGCCTTCTAAGTTTAAGTTTTCCAATTTAGTCAGCGCACATTCTGTCGCATTAGAGGCGTATTTATGCACTTCAAATTGTTCGCCATTTATTACAGATATGCCGGCAGAATCATATCCTCTATTTTGCAATTGAATAAGACCGCCAAGTATTAAATTATAAATGTTTTCTTGTACACTACTTAGCACAATTCCAAAAATGCCACACATTTATACTTTAAAATATTTTATTTCGGCGAATTCACCTAATTTGCTGCAAATAGTATTTAGTCAAATATCCTATTAAATTTTAATCTATTAAATTAGTAATGAAACCGAGAATAAGGCAAACTAATCCCACAAACGGAACATGTACCAATGCAATGACAAGTTGTCACAAGGGAGGAATCAAAATCAGAGATACCGGCAATGGATCCGCACTAAACCCGCTGGCAAATGTAAATCCCTTTGATAATCCGAATGAAGAGAGAAATGTGGTACCCGTCTACGACAAGGCTGATTATTCGCGGCTGGATCTAAATGTTGACAATTATTCGCGGGATGACCTATTCAAACTGTTTGGCCTTAAAAGCGCAAACCTAAGCGAGAATGTTATGAAGGAATGCAAAAAACTTGTATTAAAAACGCATCCCGACAAATCCCGGCTGGACGAGAAGTATTATGTTTTCTTTGCAAAGGCGTATAACAAGTTAAAGGGCGTCTATGATTTCCAAAATAAAATGCAAATGAAGAAAACTGCCGACACAAATGAATATTTTGACCGAGATAACGGGGCCGTTTTAGAAAAGGTATTTGACACAAACGAGAAACTAAAAGAACCGCGCAATTTTAACAAGTGGTTTAACGACCAATTTGATAAGCATAAGCTGGAGGACCCCAACGAGACCGGCTACGGTGGGTGGCTCAAGTCCGACGAGGATATCGTTTTTACTGCCAACGTAACCAAGGCAAATATGGCATCCGAAATTGAGAAACGGAAGAAGGAGGTGCAGACTCTCACTACATATACAGGGGTCAAGGATCCGTGTGCATCCACATTTGGCGGGTCGTCACTCATGGCTTACGACAGCAATTTCACGTCGGGCTCTCTCTTTGCAAGCGACGGAATGGGATACACTGATTTGCGGCAGGCATACGTTGAGTCCGTTATTCCAGTAACTGAGGACGACTATAGAAAAACGAAACAATTTAGAAGTGTGGATGAGTACAAGCGACACAGAGACTCTGTTAATACTGTGCCGTTGAGCAAGGAGGAGGCGATGCGCCAATTATTTAATGAAAATCGGCAGAAAGACGAGGAGTCCGCCGCACTGGCTTTCTATTATGCTCAACAATCCGAGAGGGCGGCGAAGAACCAAGACAGCTTTTGGTCGGGGCTAAAACAGCTAACAAATAAGTAAATAAGCAAAATATATAAAAAGTTAATCTGCCTCTATTGTAATGACAACCAAATTTGAAAATGGATTATTTATTTTTCGGCGCGACTTTAGAATAATAGACAACAATGCGCTGAACCTATTAAATGAACGATGCGACAAGGTTTTTACTATATTCATATTTACACCTGAGCAGGTTGGCTCTGGAAACAAATACAAATCAGACAACTCTGTTCAGTTTATGATTGAGTCGCTCCAAGACTTGGCTGGACAAATATCGCGAGCCGGTGGTCATTTGTACACATTCTATGGTCACAATGATGAGATTGTGGAACAATGCATCCAAGATTTTAAAATTAATGTAGTCTGCTATAACCTGGACATTACGCCCTATGCTAAGGAACGCGATGCCAAAATTGTCAAAGTATGTGAGCGCACCAAGACGTATGTGATGTACGACCACGACTACTACTTGCACGAACCCGGCATCATTGTAAATTCAACGGGCGGGCCATATCAGAAATTTACGCCTTATTACCAAGCGGCACTTAAATTGAAAGTTGACCCGCCAGCGAGGGCGAGGAAAATGCGGTTTGCGCAAACCACAGCACATATTGCCAACAGAATTGGTCTCACTGAGGCGCTGCATAATTTTACACACATAAACCTCGACATTTTAGTACACGGTGGGCGGAGCAACGCAATAAAACAACTGAAGACCGCCGCAAAAAATATCCAAAACTACCCACAGACCCACAACTCGTTAAACCACCCGACGAGTCAGTTAAGCGCCTTTATTAAATTTGGCTGCGTTTCAGTCAGAGAAGTGTATAAGTTGTTTCGGACGAAGCGCGATTTTATTAGACAGCTATTTTGGCGCGACTTCTATGCTAACGTTTTGTACTCCTTTCCGTATGTTCTGGGACACGCAATGAAACCAAAGTACGATAAGGTAAAATGGCACTTTAGTGCACGGTGGTTTGACGCGTGGTGTAATGGCACAACCGGGTTTCCCGTAGTGGATGCCGGTATGCGTCAATTAAATAAAACGGGATATATGCATAATCGTGCGCGCTTGATCGTAGCATCCTTTTTAGTAAAGACGCTGCTTATTGATTGGCAACGAGGTGAGCAGTATTTCGCAACCAAACTGACGGACTATGACCCCGCAAGTAATAACCTCAACTGGCAATGGTGCGCGTCAAGTGCCGTTGATAGTCAGCCATATTTCAGAATTTTTAACCCGTGGAGGCAGGCCGAGAACTTTGACCCTGACTGCGAATACATCAAGGAATGGGTGCCAGAGCTGGCGGCACTTCCCGCTAAGGATATCTTGAATTGGGAGACAAAGTGGACCGAGTTTCCCGATATTAATTACCCCAAACCAATATGCGATTACAATACTCAAAAAGATAAAGCGCTTGCGATGTTGGGTGCAGTTTTCAAATAACGTTGAACAATAAAACTCGTATAAACTTGTATAATAATGTAATGTGATTATATTATTATGCCTATTAACTTTGATTTGGAAAGTTTAAGAAAAGAACATAATTGCGCAAATTTTTTTGAAACAGGGCTATGGGATCCACGAACTAATGTCTCGAGTAGACAGGCACTGTCTTGTGGGTTTGATAAAGTATATTGTATTGAGATTAGAAAGGACTGGGTTGACCTGGGAAATGATGTATTTAAGGACTACATCATGAAGGGAATATACAATTTATACTTGGATGATAGTACAAATATGAAAAAATATATTGCAACTGATAATTTTAATAATAAAACTATGTTTTTCCTTGATGCGCATGTAGATAATAGCAACATTCACAATTATAAAAAGAGGTGTCCTCTGTTTGATGAGTTAGCTTCCATAAAAAGTATTGAAAGAAAGGATAATGTAATTCTCATTGACGATCTAAGAATAATTAAACACTCCTTTCCGTGGGGTGAAACAAGTTATGGAAATATTGATTTTTTGCAACAAATAAAAGAAACCATATTAACTATAAACAAGGACTATAAATTCGCTACCTTAAATGGCCATATTAATGATGATGTGTTAATGGCATATGTGTAAATAGTGTGCTGGTCGTTAAAAAATCAATTTATTATTCACCTGTATAATAAATGGATTCCATAGCAATTTTATTTAACAAAGAGGGGCTTTTATTTTCGCGGGTCGCTCAAAATCAATACAGACTCACCTTTAATATACAGAATAACAACATCGTTCTTGCGCGAATTATTGATTTTAGTCTAATTAAGCTTATTTTTGACCTGAATACGGATATATATGAGAGGTTTAATGTGACCCCCGTTTCTGACACCGAAGTGGTCGCTACGCTACTTATGAAACACCTATTTGAAGATCTCGGGTTGTCGCAGAGATTCTCCCACATTCGTGTTACAAAGGCGGTTGAGGAGAGAAGTATTATATTCAACGCGCAATCTATTAAGGGTGTTAGGCCCGAGGGTATGCCGGCAGATGCTGAGCCGGTCGCAATTCGCGAGTTGACGTGCGCATGTAACATCGTAACGCCCCATACAATCGCGTTTGTCGTAGATGTTACATTTGACCGGGCCACGACAATACCGCAGTTTGTGGAAAAAATCGTCGGAACAGTTTTATTCAAAATATTTAGCCGCGTAAAACAGTTTATAGAAAACGTAAGGCTATAATATAGTATAGTTTAATGGGCTACCTTAAAGAATTTCGCTTTTTATTCAATGTTGTATTTATTGTTAGTTCCGAGTGTGCAATGTATTGTATATTTAGGGATTATGCCCAATTTATTCACAGCATTACACACCGACTTGCGCAGATAAACATTCTGTATGTCAAGGTATTTCAGGCAATTGCTCTGAATAATAATTTTATTGACGAGAAGATCAACAAACAGCTATTACGGTTTACGGATAATGCGCCGTGGACTATAAAGGATATTAATATACCTGTTCTGGTAGACATTAGCGAGAAATATAACCTCATAATGGATGATGGATATGAGACACCTATTAACTCGGGCATGATTTCTCTTGTTTTCAAAGCATATCACCGTGGTACGATGGCTCCCATGATTATAAAAATGAAACGCTTCAATATTGACGGCCAATTGGATGATGCAATTGAAAATCTGAAAACAGTGCTATATTTTCTCTCCTTTATTCCGCTATTTGACAAATACCGGCTGGCCGAGTTGGTCAATAAAAACATGGACCTTATTCGGCAACAAACCGATTTCATGGAAGAGGTTAAAAATACAAATATAATGAAGGAAAATTGCAAAAGATTGAAGTATGTCAGGATACCTACCATAAACAAGGAGGTCACTGAAAAATACCCAGATTGTATCCTGATGGACTACATTAATGGTGTGAAAATTACGGAGATCAGGGAGGAGGACTACGACGGGTTTGCGAAGCAAGTCTTGAAGTTGGGCGTGGTTACGACGCTTATTCACGGGTTTGCACACGGAGATTTACATGGGGGCAATATATTATTCATTAAAGACGCAGATGATGAAAAATACAAATATAAGCTGGGAATTATTGATTTCGGGATTGTGTATAATATTGATCCGGAATATAGGCATCTCTTGTTTGAGGTTGCTACCAAGGCGCTGGAAACGCCGGCAATAGAGATGGCGATAAAACTGTTAAACTCGAGTATGATAGAACCGGCCAATATTTTCCAGCAAATACCTGCAGTTCACCGTGATAATATTATTCAGTTTACGAGCAAGATTTTAGATGAAACAATTCATCAGTCTAAACAGGCGTGTCAGACGCAGGTATATCGGTTTCTCAAGATGATTACAGAGTATTTAAATACGTCGGATATTGCTGACATCGGCATAAGACCGAGCAACAATTTAATTAAGACACAAATGGTATTGGCGATGGCTCACGGGGTAACTATGACACTATGCCGTGGTGACTTTGTTCCATTTGCTGAGAAGGTCATGAATGAATTATTTCACACTGATATAATCATGTAACAACAGCGCAAGGCGTAAGGATAAATATTATTGATTTATTATCTATTATATTTATATGTCTAATCTGTCCGATAAATCTAATCTGTCCGATAAATCTAATCTGTCCAATAAATCTCATGATATAATTATTATTGGTGGCGGTATTTCGGGCCTTTATAGCGCATATAAAATTTTGCAAATGGCGCCTGAAACCAAATTATTAGTTCTCGAACGTTATAAAAAACACTGGCTCGGCGGCCGAGCAGGAAACGAAATGTTTCAAGGAACCATGGTTGTGAATGGCGCAGGCGTGGGCCGCAAAGAAAAAGATTACTTGCTAATTAACTTATTACAGGAACTTAAAATACCGTATGATGAAGCCCCTGCCACGCATAATTACGCATCTACTATTTCTCCGCCATGTAACGTGAAAAAAGTATTTAATTTGTTGAAAAAACATTTTAAAGATGCAACGAGTAAAGGACCGATCCGGAAAACATTTAGGGAGTTTGCGTTGCCTATTTTGGGAGCAGATATGTACAAACATTTTACCGTTTGCTCTGGATATACGGACTACGAAAATGAAGATATACATGACACGCTATATCATTATGGGATGGAAGACAATTATGCCAAGTGGACCGCTCTATACATCCCATGGAAACAACTCATTGACACACTTTCTAAAAAGGTCGGTCTAAAAAATATTCGCACATCCAGTAATGTGGATTATATTGAAAACCCATCTCCGTGCAATTTTGTTGTTCATACAGACAAAAATGTCTCCTATTCATGCAATAAAGTTATTTTAGCCACTACCATTAGCAGTGTTTTAAAACTTGTTCCTGGCGCAAACGATAAAAACAGTATCTATCAACAAATTCACGGGCAAGTATTTCTGCGTTTATATGGAAAGTTTTCAAAAGCGTCTGCGCGAATTATGGAAGAATATGTTCACGGCCTAACGATTGTTCCTGGACCACTTCAGAAAATTATTCCCATGGATCCTGATAATGGTGTATATATGATTGCGTATTCTGACAACGAAGCCGCAAAGAGTTTAAAACCGCACTTAGAAAATACACCTGAAAATAGAGAGTATTTTTGCGATTTATTAGAGTTGTCACTCGGCATACCCAATGGAACACTCCATTTAAATGCTATAATGGATTTTTATTGGCCAATTGGGACTCATTATTACGAACCGCTCCCCAATAATTTCAAAAATCGTAAAGAATTTATTAAGAAAGCGCAGACACCATTACCTGGCATGGTTGTTGTTGGAGAGATGATAAGCTTGAATCAAGGCTGGACGCAAGGCGCGCTTGAAAGTGTGGATGCGGTTGTTACTAAAAAATGGGTTGACAAACAATGTTAGACTTTTTACACGTTTATACTTTTTAGACAATTAACCCGCAGTTTTTATATAATAGAATATATATATGTTGAATAATATAGCGGATTTTAATAATGTAAATGATTATTTGCCATTATTTAATGCTGTATTGATTACAGATCTGTTTGTAATTTTATTATTGAATACAAAGATAATTAAATCCGACGTTTTAAGGAAATGGTATTCGCAGTACAACTTGTCGGCTGTTATAGCAGACGTATTAATTATATTAATTGGATTAATTATTACACGAGCAATTTATTATTACATATTTGACAAATTTTCAATATTTAAATTTATTAGTTTAGCCGTAATAGTGCAAATTGCGCACGATATATTATTTTATTTGTTGTTTAAAAATGTGCCCAGAGGAGTAAATAAAATGCTTGATACATTCAAGGATTACGCAAATGAGGTCTCTTATAAGGCAATTTTATCTGATAGCGGCATGATGATAATGGCATCATTGATTGCTTTCTATCTTGCAAATAAAAGCACAAATACTAATATTATTGTATTAATTTCATTTGTATATTTGTTGCCATATTTATTATACAACTAATAATCCCAGCAATATTTTTACAAATGTTATAATATTATACGCTTGTAAAATAGGCGTTTGAAATATCCACGTTTGTTAAAATCAATTACTCATAATTGCGTAATAACCGTGATACCCAATTGCTGCAAATCCCAACATTAACAGGAACTCGTACGCGTATCTTGGCGTTGCCTGTCTATTGTATCCCATAAAAATTAAAAGAGGGGCAACTACCAATATATGAAATAAATTTACCCACGGATTTTTACCGACGGCAACCTTAAGATAAACTTTGTACGCATGATAAAAGAGAATAACAACACCAGTGGTTAATAAAACTGGATACATAGACGGGGGTGTGTTGGTAGATTTAATTCCAACATATAAAAATAGCGTTCCGACTATCAAGATGTGAAACAAGTGAACGTACAATTCCTTCATTTTTATATAATATCCATTTATTTATTTTTTCTTCGCAAAATATATAAATGTCTTCTAAATCCGCGTTTAACTATTCTAACACCCAAATGCATCAAACTGGCGGCAAAAAGGTTGTCCGCAAAGTATTGATTAAAAAGGGCAAAGGACACAAAAGTGTGAAACATTACAAAGGCGGCAAACTTGTTTCAAATATAAAACATGGATTAAAACCCACTGAAATTGAATGTATCAAAAAGGGTAAATTTATCCCTGGATTATTCAAGGATTGCCAGTGCAACAAAACAAAAAAGCGTCGTACCCATTAAAACGCATACAATAAACTTATAACGACGGGCCCTTATCAACAACGACATTTTTGGAGATATTTCGTATTATTTTCTCCTCTTTTTCAGCATCATTGTCGCCAGAACCGCCAACTGATTCTATAATAATTTTGTTATATTGATCTGAATATTTGGAATGATAAGTGCCGCAATCCGGATGGGCCTCTTTGAACTTGGGCAATAGCCGTTGGTTCTTGGATGCCACCCGTTTTATTGCCTTTTTAATCTTGCTATTTGATTCATCCTTTTCCCATTTATCTTCATCTCTTATGTACATTGTTTCTCTCTTTTTATCCGTACAATGAACAGGTCGTTGCGTAACATCCAGTTCATTTAGATTCTTCACAATTATGTTGGATATTCCTTCAACATACCCCAACTCTCCAACCTTTTCTAAATCCGACAATTGCAGCTTAATAGAATCAACAAAATCCATAATATTCATTGCATCCTTGCAGGTCTCATTCAAGAAGAAATTTAGGTTAAAAGCCTTGTTGTGGGAATTTGTGTTATTTGTAGTATTATTAGTCGTGCTCTGATTGTAGGTATCCTTCTTTACAATTTCAAGAATTAAGTTTTTGAACTCTTGGTTTTCTTTCATTAGATAATTTATTAACTCATCTTTGTCAGATGAGTTGGTTTTAACTTCATTTTCGTCGCATTGTTCAACTACACTACACTTTTTTTTGTGCCGCCACAGAGTGGTCCGACTATTATAAACCTGCCCACAACCGCAAATATTAGCAGACGATGATTTCTCCTTTTTCTCATTTTTCTCCTTTTTTGTTTCATTTTCGGGTTCATTTGTTTCATTTTGGGTAGATTTACATTGTTTTATATGTTTTGATGTTAGCAGATGTCTGTCATAAGAAAACTTTACAGAGCATAAATAATCACAATATTCGCAGTAATATTTGGGTTCTCCTTTTCCATCTTTTTCTCCTAAACATGTTTCACTTTGTTTCATATAATAGTGAACAGAAAATAAATTTAAGCCAGTTTTCCACAAATAATAAAAATTTTATCGTCACAAACTGAAAATTATTTTTTTGGTGACCAGACCATAAATTTCAATTATGCTCACAAAACATGTATTTCGGAGAGACTTTTTTCCTCTTTTCGTTTTTGGACATTTTTTTTGTCCAATTTCAATTTTCCCAAAATACTTTCCAGGATAAAAACTTGATATCTTCAGTTTTATACCCACAGCCACAATATGTAGCTAACTTGTTTAAAAACATCAACCCATATTATATACACATATGCAGACAACTGTCGCGAACATACATTACCAATTTATCCCATCAAAGGTACTTAACTTTGCCGGGATCGTGCGAACAAACGTAATTTTACAAAACGATATTTACGAGAAGTATGCTGCGACCGCTGAAATTTCGGGCGAACTAATTGTATGCACCGACAAAACAAAGATGGCCGATCGCGAAAAGAAATTGAAGAGAGAAACATACGCAGAATACATGCAAACTATACAACAGCGCGACCCCGCCAAAGACGCATGGATTTACAATATTCTGGACGGGATCGCCGAACAAGCCGCCATATTGCATAGAGACGAACAATGCATAGTAATTCCCACCTATGCATGGGACACTAAAAACGCCGACGAACTACATGTGCTGTGCTTGCCAACAGACAAGTTGCTCAGGTCAATCAGGTCGCTAACCGCAGAGCACATTCCACTCCTGGAGCACATGAAGCGCGAAACTGTTCAGGTTATACGCGATACGTACCATATTGACGAGCAGAACCTGAAAATGTTTTTCCACTACGACCCATCAACATATCACCTACATATACACTTTGTCAACATGGTAAATTCGCAGGCAAGGTCGTCTGTTGAATATTCACACGAACTGCATAATGTCATATTCAATCTGTCTATATGTTCAGATTACTATCAGCGCGCGACCCTAAATACACGGCAATAAATATTACCAAATATAAGTAAATAAAATTGAAACAAATTAAATACTTTTCAAGCATAGTATTATTATGAGCAACCTATTTGAATCATCTACAATGGACCCCACATTTATATTTGTTGACGGCAGTTACTATAACTTTTATAGATACTTTGCGCTGTTAAATTGGTGGAAAATTTCGAATCCAGATGACCCATTAGAGGACCCGTTTAAAAACGAGCTGTTCGTTGAAAAGTTCAGGAAGACGCATGTAGACAATTTGCTGCAAATTCGCAAGAAGTTAAAATTAGACAAGACAGTGAACCCAATTATGATTGTCGGCAAGGACTGCAAGAGAGAAAATATATGGAGAATGGAACTCTTTGACAAATACAAGGGAACCCGCACGCAAGAGGGCTTCATGGGCGGCCCATTCTTTAAAATGGCCTATGCAGAAGAATTGTTCCAAAAAGGCGGCGCAAAGGCGATCTTACACCACCCAAAACTGGAAGCAGATGACTGTATTGCCATTTCAGTGAAGCATCTGTTGAACAAATACCCTGCATGTCACATATACATTATCACCAGCGACAGAGACTATTTGCAGTTGAGTGCCCCGAATGTTCATCTCTACAATCTCGCCTACAAAAATATCGCGGAAGGCAAGGGGTCAACTGGCAACCCGAAGCTTGACTTGGAGATTAAGATTATCATGGGAGATACGAGCGATAATATCCCGTCGGCCTTTCCAAAGTGCGGACCAAAGACGGCGCAGAAGTGCGCAGAGGACCCAGAGGCCTTTAAGAAAAAAATCAACGGAAATGCAGCCTATTACGCACAGTACGAGCTAAACAGGCGACTTGTAGACTTTAACTGTATCCCGCCAGAACTCGTGGAAGAATTTATGGCTACAATTGTGAAAAATAAAAAACCCTGAATAAAATACGCCCAGATAAAGGCGCGGATTGTTTCAAATATGTAAAATATTTTTGATATCATAAATTATATCAAAAGTATCAAAAATAATAAAAATATCAATAGACGTTTAGTTTCACTTAGCCAGGTTTTTTCTTGTATTTTTACGCCCTCTGTGTTTTTTTATAGTTTTGCGTCCCTTCGGGGCCTTATTTTTATAAGACTTCCGGCGGTTTCTCGTCCTTTGAGTGTTCCGCTTTTGTCTATAAGATTTTTTACCACCCCTTGATCCAGTTGAGCTTGATGTTGTTGATTCTACCACATTTTCAGGAGAACCATCTTTCGTATACGTAAACAATTTACTGGCATCAACAACCCTTTCTGGGTCAAATGGCTTTAGTATCGGATCTTGCACCTGCGGATTTTGGGCCAGAGTCTGCAGGTAACGCTCTTGTCCGCGCAGCACACTCTCTTTACGCTCTTCTCGCGATATACCAGGAATTCCTGCGGCTGTATCGCTATCCACACTTGCTGGTGGGCCGATTGGCGTACCTCTATCAGCGTTTACTTTGAGAACAATTTCGCTCATCAAATTAAAAATTCTATCCTTAAGAACTTCATAGTCAGGCAAATTATCGGCTGGTGTTCCAGTCTCTAATATTTGTTTAATATTCACCTCGTTATTTATGAAATTTCCGAATAATGGATTATTTACAAACGCGACACCCTGCGTTTCTTCTGCGGGTGTTTGATGAATAGCGCCCGTAATTAACCCGGCAAAAGAATCGTTTTTGAGCGAAAACGTGTAGTAGTCAGATTGGTTCATGCCAATAACCTTTAATATTTCGTTTGTTTGTAGCAGACTTGTATTAGATTTAATTAACATAGTATTTAGCCCAAACCCAAGTAAATAAGCAGATGCAGTTTTACACGGGTTGTTTACATCGGCCAAATAGTTTGTAACAATTATTTCCTTCATTTTCTCAAGAACATTTATGTACGTGAAATAGGTATAAAAAAACGGATCGCCTTGAGATTTATTGCCAAGTGTGTTATAATATGCCGTTAACATGGCGTAAATCGGCACCAATGGATGAAACCCGAGCTTAAAATCCAACATCAAATTGTCATTTGAAGCGCATGGGCTATCATTGCGGTATTGGTCGTAAAGCTTAGCTGTTAAATCCGTAATATTCTTATCCAAATTACCGGTTTGACCCCCTCTACTGGGGAATAGTGAACGAACATATTGGTCCTCTGCATCTACTTCTCCGGGTAATACAGACGCGTCTTCGGTTGGCACTACATCTGGAACATATCCGCGAACGGCGTTAATAAAGCGGTCAAAGCTATCGCTAACAGTTGTCAAAAGAACTGTAAGTAATGGCCACGTTACCTGTTTTATACTTACATCACAGACAACGCCAGATTTGGCACCATTGGGGTCGTCATATGCAGCAATGTAACCTATGGGGTTTTTATTCGGAGATTTTTTAGGATTCGCTGTTACAGCCCCTTCTTTTAAAGCGCCCTTTTCTTCTGTGGTCTCCTCTTCGTCTTCTTCAGCAGCGCCCTTTTCTTCTGACTCCTTTACGGCACCGGTTTCATCAATCTCGTATACATTGTTTGTAAGGTTAGAATATTTGCCGTCGCCATTAAAAACCCGCAGCTCCCCAATGTCGGTTTTTAGAAGAATATTATCAGTAGAAATAGAATCTACTATAAGGCTCTGTGTTTCAGCATATATATCATTCTTGGCAGCAGGCTCGGCAGGCGGGTTGGTGTTAAGAAATATAACAGATTCATAAATTAAATTTGCTACCTTATTGTAATAATCCATAACTGGCGAGGGTTTGCCTGTGCGACTTGTCCTTGGTTCGGACTTTATTACCGCATCATAATAAACGCCCGTTTTCACGGTTAACTCGCCCAAAAGCACGATTATTTTGTTCTTGTAATCACTATGTAGGCATTGTATAAAAGGCAAAAATATATGCGAATCCGCGTAACGTTCTTCCCTTTCTGCAGGGTTTGCCGCTGCTCTTTTGCTAAAAAACGAGGTAATTCTAGACATTAAACCGGCGGCGTCTGTAGCTCTTGTAGACGGAAACACCGAATTCGCAGCTCGGTACACGTCTAATTTTTTAACATTTCCATTAACCCAATTGGTAAAGGATGGTACAAGGCTCTTACTTTCAGCGATTTTGCCAAATCTATCCTGAACGCTCTTTATGTTATTAATTGATTTATTGAAGTTGGTTATTTTGGATGTGAAGGCGTCATATGCGGGACCAGTTTGGTCGTCAGGATATAGTACACCCTTTCCCAATACACTATTAGGAGGATCACTTTCAATCTTGTTAACAAAGTCAAAATCCTTGGCAATATCAACAAGATTAATTTGAATAAACATTAACTCAACTGCCGTTCTGAAGAGCTCTTGTAGACAATCGCTAACGATGCTCTGATAGCTTGCAATAGCCTTTGTCATCTTGGTCTTATCCCCAAGGTCAAAGTCAATACTACCAATCTCGCCCGTCAACCGGTCAACCATATCATTAAATTCACTCTCCTTTCGTTCCAAATACTCAGCTCTGGAGGTAGTATATGTGTACCCGGTTGTCATCAATTCGTCATAAAGTTTGGGGGTCCATTTTTCCCTAAGTCCGTCAAACAATAGTTGTTCAATTGGTTTACCAGAACCTTTTAATGTCTGGTCCGCGGCATTTTTAAAAACGAAAATACGCCCGTAATAATCAATATATATCACATTTATTCCGTTTAACAAAGCATAAGCCGCTGCGATTCTATCGTGCGTAACTAAATAAATTGGACAACGAGCGTCAAGTTTAGTCGGCTGCCCTCTTTCTGGTAGTATTTGTGTAAAGGTCCGGTCTCTCGCATCAAGACAAGAGAGCCCTTGAAACCAATCACCGCCTCGTTTTTGCTGACATTTTGAGTTAAAATTAAAGTTTACAGCGTTGTCTACTTTACCTGATTTGTTGCTGATAATCTTTTTCATTATTTGTTTTAAATAGCCCAAAACAGTTGTAATGCTATTCTCTCCTTTACTGTCCTCAATTGTGTCTGTTAGCGGCTTATAGCCATCATCATATTTAATATTAAGGGTTGTTATTAGTTTTTCGGCCTTTTGTTTTGTAAATATTTGTTTAATTGGAGACAGAGTAAAATCGTATTTTGAGAAAAAATTATTCGCAGGACTTGGATCTGCCTCGTCAAATTTTGTATACGACGTTACATCAATGTCTGTTTGAACATATGAATTTAGTCTAACTCCTTTGTCGGGAATGCCAAATAGGGTTGCATTATTTACATTTGGTTTTCCGGCGGGGTCATTTACCACCTCGGGTGTCATTAAATACTTAATTGTAAAATCAGATCTTTCACCCGAGGCAAGTTTATCCATGAAGTGGTGTTGGCTGAAATCAACAATAATGGCGGCTTCACTAAAATCCTCACCCAATCTTGTATATTCTACAAATTTTTTACCAAAATTTTCATTACTTTGTGCAGCGTTAGCTTTATCAGCCGGTTTATTAGTAGAACACTCAATTACAAACTTAACTACTTTGTATTGGAAAAACGTGTTTCCGCCCGTACCGACTTCAAATATACTTGGCGCAACCTCTCCCAAAGTGCAATCGGGAACCGCATTTAGAGCAGCTTGTAGCGTTGCATCGCTGCCATCTATACGAGTATCCGCTCCATTTACGGGAGCACTTATAATTGCTGCCGCGAACGCTGCGCTCTCATTATAATGTATGGAAGGTACGGCTGGTAGTCCAGAATTAAACGCTTGCTGAATTGTAGCCTCATTCTTGTATATTGTATCGCTAAATTGACTACCTAAATCGTGATGCGCATCTGCTCTTGCTAAAGAGGCCATTAGCGTTTGATATGCAGCAGTTTGTTTTATATCAGGAGTTATAATAGAAATTAGTTCTGGCTTGGGCGTAGCAAAACCCGACATATATAATTATATTATATAATTATGTAGATAAGTTAAGTTATACGTATTTGCATCGTTACTTGTAAATTATTCCTAAAATGACGATTAAACCCCGAGAACTTAGGGCATGATGCCAAATTGCTGTACATTTTTAATGAGTATGACGTTGTCAATTGCCTGGTACGATACATCATCTGCACCATTAGAACATGACGCGCAGGACACATATTTCCATAAATATGCAAAACAATCAGCACATATCATGGGACAATATATATAAGCCGAACAATATTATTTTGCACGCGCAATTTAAGAGGGCGTTTATTGTTTGTATTTTGCGCATTTTTTTGTTATTGTATAATAATAGTAATGACTCAAATTAGCCTGCCGATTAGATACGTTCCTAAATCGCTGTCTACTAAGGACAAACAAACCCAGATTGCCATGTTGAAGAGATCAAGGAAGCTGTATAAAAAGGATGCGTTCTATACAAGAAAGCGGCTATCATCTTATAAAAGCAAGACATCCGAACACGTAACGCGTGCGCGCAGGATTTATAATGTGGAGAAAATTGTCCCGAATAAAGAGTTGTCTAATGCCACGGGTTGTTCAGTGTCCGCACTGAAGCAGATTATAAGAAAGGGCGAAGGCGCTTATTTTTCGTCCGGATCTCGGCCAAACCAAACCGCGCAATCATGGGGTGTAGCGCGATTAGCAAGTTCAATCACGGGCGGCAAAGCGGCAGCGGTGGATTACGATATATTGTACAAGGGATGCAATCATCGTAAACCGGCGTTTATTTTAGCAAATGCGGCCAGGAAAAAATACGGGCGCGGGAATTCCAAAACAAAAAAAATTACATTGAAAATGTAATCACATGATACACATGTTAACCCCCTTATATCATTACAGGCAAATCATCCCTAACAAAGTGGGCAGCCCCGTCCGCAGTCCATTGAACGACCATGGTAATTATTTCTACTCCCGCTTCAGTCGCCTCCTTAACTGCAGCCCTATATTCGGGGTCAATAATAGAAGGCTGAAATCGGTCAACATCTGTTCGTTGTATTACATAGCACATAATACAACGAGTTTTAGATTCGCGTTTAATCAGGGTAAGCTCGCGAATATGCTTCAGGGCTCGCGGACTCACAGTGTCAGTGCTTTTTTTCCTGTAACCATCAGGAAAGTAAGCCACCTTGGAATTTAATGGCCTGTCGTCGTAACACTTGCCCTTTCTGTCTTTCGCAGTAATATCCTCATAATCTGCGAGGGGCACATTTTTGACCTCCATAATAAACGGCGTGCCGTTGCAGTCAATTCCGCTGAAATCAAATCGCGAATCAACCTTTCCCTCCACATATATGGCCGTCTCTCTTTTATATCGCCGGACACCCGGGAGTCGCGTTAGAAGATTATTCTTGAGGGCGGCCTCAGTTAAATCCTCGGCCAACTTTGGATGGATTCCAATCACTATTGAGGCGTCTCGCTCCCTAATCATGGAGAGATATACCTTGTATTTACAAGCAATTTTATCGGTGGGTTTTCGTGGTTTAGGAACAGGGGCCATTAGAATGGTCGCACCCACATCGGCCAACCCACAGCAGCCAAGAGATGCGGTGTGCCCCAATGTCTCTATATCCGTGTCTCCAATCCGAATATCCGCAACATATGGTGTTTTTATAATTTTTGAAGGTCGTTTAACAATTAGGCCCTCAACGAGACCTTCTATTTTTAGCAATGGTGTTGCCAGCATTGTAGTTTATTCCAGTTTCAATTTATCAGTTGTATATTTAGTATTTTACACATCTTTCCAAATCAATTTTATTTGAAAACTAATAGGATAATAATATATTAATATTATAAGTATGTCAGATTCCAAAACCCAAGATAAAAACAAAGATAAGATCCAAGAAAAACCCAAAGAGGATTTAAAACCACCAACCAGGTTAAAGATCAAATTGAAAACAAATGTGCCTGGGTTCGGAGAAATTAATTACAATCCAGGTAAAATGACGTTGACAAAGGGTGGCGAAGATGATTCAAACATATTTTTTAACCCGCTAATAAAATTATCAACCCAGGCAGTAAACAGAGCCCCTGAATCGATTAGGCAGCTACAGTTTTGCAACAAGGGATATTTTGCGTCACTCATCAACAGTTTAAATCAAACCCCCGCAAAAAATTTAGTAGAGGCGACAAACCGCGGGTATATACGTAACAACATTGACATTACACTACGCACTCTTTTTCCGCCGGAGACGGTAATAAAACTTGGTGGGAAAAAATATACCATTGCGGCCGTAGATTCGGACAGTGATGAGTGGCATATTGATGTAAAAGTGAAGTTAGAAGATATTATCGACCGCGATAAAATAACCGATCCGAGAATGGCTGCGTATATAGCGGCGAGTGATAGGCCGAGCGCGGACCGGGAGCTTGCGGCGCTGAGACGAGCAGGAATAGCAGCTGGCATTGGTGTCCAAGCCCCAGTCCCTGTCCCTGTTCCAGTTCCAGCCGCAAAGTTGGTGACAAGTTCGGTACCCAAGCCCACTCCTCTTGCCATTGCTGACAAGGCCGTTGACGATGAAGTCAAACCTAAGCCTCTGGCCATTGCAGATAAACCTATTGCTAACGAAATAGCGCCCAAACCTGAGGCTGAGGCTGAGGTTGAGGATGTGACTCCTCTACTTATACAAGAAGGAAAACAAGTCGTTGAATTTAAAAAGGTGCCCTCGGCAGGACGAAACTATCGTATCTTAGACCCAAACGCAGATACTACTCGGCGATTTAGAACAACGTTAGAACAATTATATAATGCGGTCAACTCTGTATATGTTCACAGCGGGCAAAATTATAGAAATAAATTAGCGCCACCAGGTACAAATGTGGCAATATCACCAAAGCGATGGACCGACTCAATAAACCGTCTATACGTAAAGCAGACCATTACTGACGGTGATTGTTTTTTTGATGCGATATCATGCGCTATAAACCAGTACAACAGCCAATTACAAGATAAGGATATAACTGAAACAATATATATAAGGGAATCCGACATATCAGGCAAGAATAGCAATGTCATATATGGAATTACCAATGATTTCAATATTCAGTCTCTAAGAACCACAGTATATCGCTATATAGTGAACAACAATCCTATAAAGGAACAAATGTTTCGCGTGAGCGCAATGTCCGTAGATGAAGCAAACGATGAGATTGCTCGCCGATGCGATGCCGCGAACCCACCAAATTATGTAGACTACACAAACTGGGTGCGAAATGAGCTATCCACTCGCGCGGGAGACGGCATTATCTATAACGCACCATTCGCCCTTGACAGCGAGACTCCAGACAAGTTCCGCGGCGCATATGCTGCGTCAAAAGACATATATAAAAGACCATTTGTGGGCTTGAACGACCAACGGTTGCAAGGTTATATTGAAAGTACACGTTATTGGGCAGACACTATTGCCATACGGGCGATGGCAGAGATGTTGAATATATGCGCCATTCCTATCCGCGTTTTGACACGGGATACAGTGGAAGAACAGAACGAATCATGGGATGACTATAGCAGTGCAGACCCCAAGCCCGCCGCGGTACCCAACTTGCTTCCACTCATTTCCATTCCAATAGCATTAGACAATTACGTTGTGGATCAAGTACGAACGCCAAGACCAAATAAGATTCGCTCGGTAAAATATGTATTTTTGAGTGAAACCGGATCGCATTACGATTTAATTACCTTTGGTGGCAACCTTGGCGGTAATGTTGGAGGTGTTTTTGCGTTTAATAGCGCTAATATGATAGATGCGATTCCGTTATATATAAAAATGGTTGTTTTTAGCGCGTTATTTGCAAAGAATTTCATTTCCGACCAGCCTGTTCCTGAGTGGGTTCCTCTCCAAGAAGATATGTATTATATCCTAATATCAGTTCTTGTTATTTTGAATAGAGGTCCTTTCCAGGCTCAATTTTGTGCATCACTTGACAGTAATTTTTCGTCAAAAAGTTTATTAATGCGTGTGCAAGAGCAGAGCATGTGCGTGAGGCTGCAGAACGCTTTTGTGGAAAAGTCTAACCAGCCTCCGCGCTCAGATGCTATCAGGAAAATGATAGAGTTATTTGGTGCTATGTACAATGAGACGGTAAGAGAAGTTAACGAGCGCTTTAATAGCGGCAACGTACCTTCTGGGTTTAAACCAAAGGAGAAAAAGGGACAACCAATAGTGCGCAGCAGACCAGCTACTCGCGCGTTAGGCATTAAACCGGACGAACCAAAGGTTGGCGGTCAGTATCCACCTCAGTATCCACCCCAGTATCCACCCCAGTATCCACCCCAGTATTCACAACAAATGTTAATGCCTGGAAGAGACATGCGCGATTTGATCAAGCGGGACTCTGAATCCTCCCTCGCGTATTATATCACCATTTACATCTATTTGTACCCAGGCACAAATCCTCCACCGAGTAAGTTGCGGAGTTTAAAGTGCACCGCAAGACGCTTCAAAATATCACAAATTATGTCAAAGATGGTGGGAATTGCCCCACCGAGCATAATGCCCGAATACAGTTATTCAAGACCAGAACTGTTTGACAAAGACAACAAAACAAGAAAACAAGGAGGTGCCATGCACAAGCATGCAACAACGAGAAGACAGCGGGCAAATAAGAGAGAAACCAGAAAAAGAGGCAAAGGCCGAATAGGTGCGGAGGGCAGACGAGTGACAAGGAAGCGTCGGTAAACTATGTCCAGTGTCAAAGTATATTATTATGTTATTTCATCATAATAATATGAGTATTATCACGCCACCTTTTTATTGACTATAATCGTACTTATAAAAATCAAATTTAGCGTAGGCCTGTTTTTGCGCCTTTGCACGATTCTCTCTATTCGCCTTTTCCAGCAGTGCAACTGCTGCGGCATATTCTTGGTCAGATACAGTTCCGTCTCCACTTGTGTCAATTAGTTTGTGGAGTAACCTGTATTTATGAGGAACAATGCACATTGAGCTCTCCTCATTGAATAAAAAGTCAGATAAAATTGTAAATACAGCAGTGAGACCGAGCGCAGCATAAATGTCACGCGTACCCATCCAGGCCATGGCGAATATTAAGATCTGCTTGCTTACAGAATATTTCATATATTCCTCGGTTGATTTGCTAAATTGAATGGTAATAAATTTGGAGCCAATGTTAAGCAGAATCATAATAACTCCTGCAAAAAACTTGCTGTTGTTTAAATACATGACATGATGATTAATATACGAGGCGCCGTTTAACAAGGGTGTAAATATGGTCGGTTTGCCCCCCAACTGTTCTGGTAATAAATTAGGTTGAGCACCAGTAGGTTGTTGTTGTGGTGGAGGATTCATTGTACTAAAATAACATGTTATTATATTTTTATATTATTCCAAACTTTCTAAAAAGATTGGAAATATTTGTGGACGTTTTATTATAGAACCCTTCTCCAACAATACGCGTTCGCCTAACAACGGGTCTATAAAACGCGCGCACTCCTGGCGTAAACCCGTCTACATTATGTAGGGAGTTGTTGTAAGCAAAAAGTATTACCACTAAAAATAATAAACAATTATATAGTAAATGCTTCATATATAATTATACACTATAAAATTACACGCTATAAAAGGATTTGATTAAGCAGGTTTAGAACTGTGCCGCCTGATCCGCAAAACAAGATGGGTCGTTGGGTTCCACTGCGTCAGACTGCTGGCGAGTGTCGGCAACACCAATAAGATCGCTTGCGCGTTTGCCCCTCTGCATGAATCTCTCGCGGTCAATTAGGTTAAAGCCTTCGCGGGCTACGGGCTTCTTGGCATCAGCGGGCTTTACAACAGCAGGCATGGTAGCGGGCTTGGCAACAGGCATGGTCGCAGGCATGGTCGCAGGCATGGTAGCAGGCATGGTAGCAGGCTTAGCAGCAAGCATGGTAGCAGGCATTGCACTCGCAACGCCCATTGACGTATCGTCCGATGGCTTCTTGGCATCCGCAGATAATGTAGCAAGACCTTCCATGTAATCCACGTTACTTTGGTTATATATCACAATAATTGCCAAGACCGCAATTACACCAAGAATATGATGCGCGCACGTAATTCCTAAAACAAGGAACACAAGCACCGCTCTTCCTAAAGTAGTGCCAACCATGAAATTAAAGAATCTTGCCTGGCACAGCAGAATAACAAGGATTATGGTAGCCAAGCCTCCCATGTTTGTTTTACTAAGCAACTTAGAGTCCATATTAATATTCCTATATAATTTTTTTTGATTATAATTTCAGCCGGTTTTTCAAATTATTATCTAAATTTTTAATAGGAATGTCTTTAGCAATGTTCGCAGCTCCATTTAATGACAATAATGACGAATCACTTAACAATGATCAGGATAATAGTCCAATAAATAAGAAACGGCGCACGCATAGTAGAACACAAAAAATCTACCCTAAAGAGAATATTGACAAGAACAAGGTGAACTCCGTATTGAGCCAGATTCATAATACGGATGACGATGACGACGATGGGTCAGGATACAAGCTGCCGCCGCAGCCCCAGTCTGCTGGAGCTCAGAAGACACAGCCCCTCCTTCAAAAAGAGCAAATGATGAACATGTCGACCAACAGCGACGATACCTTTAGAGCATTGGGGCGCGCCCCTCAGCCGAGTTATGACGGAACCGATAATTTGGACCTAAACGACTACAGCAATTATGGTAACGAAAAAACCAACGAAGCCTATTATAAGCGCACCATCCCAGGATATGTCCCCGAAAAATCCGTGACCAACCGCCCCTATTACAACACGGCCAATTATACCATGCCGGTAGAGGCGCCGAGTCAGGACGTCTTGTTGCAAAAGTTAAACTACATGATTTCTCTCTTGGAAGACCAACAGGATGAGAGAACCAACAACGTGACGGAGGAGGTTGTGCTATACTCCTTCCTCGGCATTTTCATTATTTTTATTGCGGACACCTTTGTCAGAGCAGGAAAATATGTCCGATAGACCACTTACCTCCAATATATATACCAATTACACCAATATATATGTTGCAAAAATAAATATATATATAAACCACTTAAACCAAATACGCTATGGTAATGTAACAAAGTATGGTAAAATGCGTCATTATTCACAACAAGCACGAGGGATGTTACGACTTCCCATATTACGAAGATGCGGCAACAAGAACAAGACTGACATCTATTACAATTAACCTTCCAAAGATCTTCATGTTTGACAGCAGAGAGCAGGCACAGGACTTTTTTGAAGAATACATTAACGACGTAGACGTTCTTGATAACAGATGCAAGAAGGGAGACGAAGTAGAACATATTGATTACTGCACCTGCGGCGTGATTGAAATGGACGCAGAGGACAATCCCATTTTGTTTTACAACAAGAAAAACCAGATCTTCTTGATGGATGACGGCCCGCAAATTTTTATCCCACCGCAGGACTTGAAGAATGATGTAAAGAACCTCAACCTTACAAACAGACTGATGCGCAAGTGCAAGACCTTGAGCAAAGAGCAGAGACGTCGCTACATTGAATTGGGCAAGTTCTGCGAGGAATGCACCGCTGACAAAAAGGCGAAGGGCGAAGAGGCCGAGAAAAGCGACAGTGAAAGTGATGTAGAAAGCGTTGGCAGTGACTCCAAGTAAACAAACGCACAATTAATTAATAATCAGCACCTTATTTGCTTTAAATGTGGGGTATCCAAAATTATAAAAAAAATAGGCAGTCGGGCTAACGATCAGCGGGCGGGTTTTAAGCATAATATTTTCTATTATAATGTGGTTATCTGAAATGTCTTCGATTGCCGCAAATCCAAAATTGTTTTCAGCTGCTATTTTCCAAAAACTTATCTTGAACCCCTGTATAAATATATTGTCATCCGTGTTTGATATAGATGCAAAGCAGCTAAGCACCTCCATCCCCTTTTCAATCTGAACACACGATTTTCTAAAGAAATAGGCGGCAACGATATTATCGTCCGCAATTACAATATAAATAAAAATATTCTTGGTTTTAATTAATTCAATAATATTTGTAGTCTCCGTATTGATAATGATGTCAAACTTTTTACTATGGGCAACCATAAAATTAAACAGCAGATGAAAATTTTGCGCATTAACCTCCACCAATTTGTATACCGACAATAGTTCAGCAGGCTTTGTCCAGGCATCCACACGGAACCCATAAGTTGAATACACGCACAAGGGCACGATCCCGGTTAGTTCATCTTCTCTCTTAAACAGCGAAACTACAATATTTTTATTGATGTGCCGCTGATTGTAGTGATGCGTTTGTATGAGCTGCGGCGCAACCCCCTTTTTCCGATGCGCCTTGTCAACGCACAAATAGTCAACATAATATGCAGTAAATTTTGCACTGTCATCGCCATTATTAATTGATACGTAAACGGGTCTGGTTGTCATCGCACCGACAACCCGCGAATCCATCACCGTAGTGCCTTTTTTTAAGTCCATCATATGATGGTCTTCTGTATAAAGGGATACAAACGTTTTTGCGTTATGGCCGCTCAAATAGGGAACGATGTTTTCAGACTGGGGAGAGAAGATGTTGTCTTTATTCTGAAGGTAGTTTTGTCGAATTAGTGTCACAAACCGCTGCGTCTGCAATGACGTAAGTTCCGAGAACACAATAGTCTCTATATTCTTGAAATTAGTATACTTGTTTTTTTCGGGCAAATAGTCGTCTATAATGCCGGGTGCCTTGAGCATATAACCAATGTCGTACACATGGAATACGGGTTGCGCCGCCCAGAATCCGAACTTTACCCGTATATAAGCATAAATAAAAATGATCACAATGGTCGTAAAAAATAATATGTAAGATAAATATTCTAACATATTATTTAGTATGTTTTAATTTTTGTAAAATAACTAACTGGACCCGCATTGATTTTCCGGGGGGGTCACCGCAAGAATAGTAACACCGCTTAGGCTGTTTACCTTATCAACAAAGCGCGAGATGCTTTCATTGTAAATGTTAATCGCGTCATCCTTGGTTCTAAACATACCCACGTCAACCTTTTTCCCCTCCAAATCCTTGTAATGAGTAAAAAAGTACCGGATCTTGTCGCGGATGGAGGGGTTAATGTCATATATATTTCTGCAGGATATATACATTGGGTCCACTTTTGTTGAGGGCACCATAATAAGTTTGGGGTCCACGCCAGCGTCATCCTTTGTCTCCAATACTCCCACAAGCCTACATGATATATAACATCCAGGGATGAGTTCATCGTCCATGATGACAACTACGTCAAGAGGGTCTCCATCCTCACTCAGAGTATTTGGAATAAAACCATAGTTAAACCCGTACTTGAATGGCGTGCGCAATATTCGGTCGCACACAAGACCCTTCTTTTTCTTGTCGTATTCGTATTTTACATGGCTCCCCTTTGCAATCTCAATAAATACTTCTAAATTGAAGTCTACTGAGTCGGCCTCGCGTTGTGGTGCACTTGAAGTATTAAAAATTCCCGCGTCAATACCCTCCATAATGATATAATGATGTCGTATAAAAATTGGCAGTTTTAATCTTATAGACAACCAATTTATTCAAAATATGCTAAAGAACGGGAAACTATGTTACACGCTGTTTTAAGCGGGCAATAATAGACATTAATACAATTGCAAAATCCATATTTTTCTTATATGGAATAAGTGCGAACCCTTTATATAAGTTATGCAAATGCATAAATCATATACATAAATTAAATACATCATATACATATTATAGATGGTATAATCAAATCATCTAAGATGGTTTGGTAAAGATATACAAATATTGATTCTCATAGGCGCATTTTATCATGTCTATCTTCCCTTGAAGGATGAAGCCGCATTCCTGCGCGGAATTGACAATGACAGACGCATCCTCCATGTATAGCGTTTGCTGTTGTTTGCGAACCTTGCCATCATTAAACTTAAACTTCTCTTCAAATGTGGCAACATCGCTGCCCTTATCCAAATTAAAATTCGCAGCATACTCAAAGTCGTTGAACACAATCTTGGTTTTGGTAATTCGCTCCTTTGCATATTTTTGCGGGGAAACAATGTAGAGCGGGTTGCCAGGCGGCAATATCGGATCAAACGACTCGCGGTCAACAATGTGGACAATTAGAGTGCCTCCTGGCATCAACCAGTCCATGCAATTGTCAAAAAAGTGTCGCTTGTCCTTAAAATAGTATATCGTAAAATATAAACAAACGATATGAGTGAGCGAGTTCATCTTAAACAGCGCGTTATCCATTGCATCACCCACCTTGAAATTCAGGTCAGGATAGTTTTCCTTGGCCTTGTTAATCATCGAGGGAGAAATGTCAATACCAATAACATTTAATCCCTTTGAGCTGAGAATGGAGGTTTGATGACCGGTTCCGCAACCAATGTCCGCAATAATACTGGCATCTGTGGGCGCGCTGCTATTTATAATTTGACCAACCTCAAAGTCATTCTTTAATCCGCTAAAAACTAAATAATCGTAAATTCCTGCATAAAAATCGTCGTATACAGCGGTCCCCTGTTTGAATAAGAACTTGTCAGACGTTGTCATGCCCTCCTTTACCGGCTTCAATGCCTTAAAAAACACGACCATAATTAAAAGGGCCGCCGTAAAGAACAACACCTTCCCAAAATTTGATAACTTTATGTAGAATTTAGTCAATGAGTTTAGTGGTTTCATCTATATGTATTGTTGTTATTTTTTTTGTAAGATTCTAAATATATGAGCGATTCAGAAATTAATGACATACGCGGTGCCGGTGATTTTAAAGGCACATCATTTTCAAAATTTAAAAAAACCGACGTCAAAAAGGAGCTCCTAAATAGTCTAATCACCTCTAAAATAGAGCCTGCATGTTATTGGAGCGCAGAACTAATATGCGCGGGTCATTACAGCGACCTGTGGGAGATAATTCTGTATTTTTACACAAAACACATTCATTTAGGGAACCCTAAAATTGCAATTTATTTGGAACTAAGAATAAATAACTTCAAGGACATTGTTAATAATGGCTATTCGGATAATGAGCTGCGAATGAGAAACAATGAGAAAATTCGCAGACTATTTTGTGAAATCATGTGCATACTGTGTGACGCAAAACGCAAACATAGTTTTGATGTAGTAAAAATTAAAAAGGAAGACTTTGATATGATACAGCTACGTGATAAATTTAAGGCCCCCAGTAATAAATACGCCCAAAGCATCTTTTTGGACGAAGACCCCAAAGAATTGTTTCCGGCAATCAATGAAATAGCGTACAATCTTTCGGACGAGTGTAAAAATACTATGAACGCGTGTTATTGGTTGGAATGGATAATGGAGTTTGAAACTACATGCAAGGCCAAAAAGGAGAAAATCGCGTGTGAGAGGCGAAATTTTCCACAGGTGACGCAGAAGGCGCAGAAGGACATCATTTGGATCATATGGGACCTATTCTTGACTGAATCTGCGAAGCGGTCCAAGTTTATAAAAAAAATGATGGACGCACTATTCTCGCTATTTACGCTGAAATATGGGCCTGGATGTCAAAGAAAGAGGCGAAATATTCTGTATTTTGCGATTTCGCTGTTATGTGAAGACCTGGTAAGCAACGATGAAATTATACGGCCCTCTCAACAGGAAATGGTCGGCAATATTTTGAAAAAGACAAACCTAATTTATCAGCAAATTAAGAAGAACGAGGAATCTCCTGGAATGGACTATTTATTCAAAGATGTCAAGTCGTCTAACCTGGATAAGACGATTGAGAAATTGGAGAAGATGAATACCTTTGGTGAGAGCTTCTTGCCAAGAATATAACGAGAGAAAGACCCTTTGACAATAATAAAATATTTACCAATAATATAAATGTACAAGACGTTCAAACGAAAGGGAGGAAAGAGCAAGGGAACGCGTAAAATGCGCCCAGATATGTCTTTGGCTGCGTTTCAAAAGGAGATCACCATTAGATTCCTTGAAATGCTTTTAATGATCAAGTTGTTTCATTGGAAAACCACGAGTTATCCTACACACAAGGCAACGGATGATTTGTACACAAAATTCAACCTAAACATGGACACATTTGTTGAGATTCTTTTAGGAAAAACCGGCATGAGAACTGAACTAACTCGCAACAAAACTATACGACTCGATGACTTAACCTCTATAGAGGAGTTGAAGAGAGAAGTCGTTGCATTCAAAGGCTATTTAATGTCATTGAATGATAATGCGGCCATGAAGAAAATGGCTAATACTGACTTGTTCAACATCCGCGACACTATTTTAGGGGATATGAACCAATTCCTGTATCTACTCTCATTCAAATAATGGCCCGAAACCAATACTTATTCAAATAATGATGACAAAAGGGTTATAATAAAAAAATTAATATATATATTTTTATTATAATGGATAATTCGAACAGTTTATCAAATTCAATCTTACAGTCGAGTGACGCATCTC